TTAATAGAGGTATATCCTATCACCCACTTTTGCAGAATAATCAATAGGCAATCTGTTCCAAATATAAAGACGTGAAAGGCGAACTCCATAATGCTGGGCAATAGAATAAAGGCTCTCGCCGTTCTTCACTACATGATAGCGTCCACGATACTCCTTGACTGCATGCTTCTGCTTTTTCATCAGATAGACAACATCACCATCGGCAAGCATCTCCACCCTATCGCGCTCATTGTACCTTGCAAGCTTAATAGCGCTGATTCTCAGTTCCTTGCTAAGACTCGTAAAAGTATCACCATGACGTGCTATGATATAATAGTTCTTGTTGTAGGAATAAAGGCGGTGTGGCTGCTGTCCCTGCAACTGCACCTTCGGACTCGTAACAGAATGTTTCAGCACGAAGGTATTTACGGTCTTCTGCGTGTCGTACTGATATAGCTGGTACGCCTCAATGATATTGATAAGTTTCTGTGCGTATGTTGGACTCGTGGCATATCCACAAGCCTTCAAACCATTAGCCCATCCCCTGTAGTCAGTCACCTTCAGACGGAACAGGCTCTGATAACGCGGACGCTGAAGGAACTTACTATGATCCTCAAAACTTGCACGCGGATTACTATACACGCGGAAACATTCATTAGGAGCATCATCGTCACGCAACATCGTAGGACCCGTCCAGTCATGACACTTGATGCCGAAATGGTTGTTACCCATAGTAGCCAACGAACTCCTACCGGCAGAACTCTCAAGAAGTCCCTGCGCAAGGGTGATACTTGCCGGAATGGAATACTTCCTCATCTGCTCAATGGCAAGGTCCTTGTATATCTCAATATACTGCTGATATACGGCATTGGTCTTGATCTGCCCCGACAAAACGCCCGGACAGCCCAAAGCAGCAACGACTAGAACAATATGTAGGTATCTTCTGATGCTCACGATGCAAAACAATTAAGCGGCACTCAAAAACATCATTGAGTACCGCATATATTCATTTTCTTGTAGTGGATAGGGGATTCGAACCCCTATGGCAAGATTGAGAATCTTGAATCCTAACCCTTAGATGAATCCACCGGATTAATTTGTACTGTCTCAGCCCCTTTCTTGTAGTGGATAGGGGATTCGAACCCCTATGGCAAGATTGAGAATCTTGAATCCTAACCCTTAGATGAATCCACCATCTTCCGAGAAAGTACAAATATACATTGACTTTGAGGCGGAAGGTGGGGGTAAAAACCCTTCTCTTCTTTAACCTACTGAGTGTCAACGTTTTGAGGTGATACGATTTTATTTCTGTAACACTTTGTGCATATCAAAATATACATCGTTCCTCGTTTGCGGTTGCAAAAGTATAAACTTTTCTTAACCTATGCAAATTTTTATACATTTTTTAACTAAAAAGGAGATCAAATCTCACGATTTAACCTCCTGAACTAATCCCCTAATCAAAAATATCTAACCTCTACTTATGTAAACCAGGGACTATTGACCTGGGTTTCCTGATTTGTTTCAAATGAAGCCAATGCCCAATCGTCTTTCGGGCATTTCTTATCCCTGTCAATCTTACGAGGAATATGTGGATCAAGCTTCAACCTTGCAGCAGACTCTACCCAATCCATTGCCTCATTGAACATGGTCTCTCTTGTAAGAGGAACATTTGTCGGGGCAATAAGGGCATTGAGATAGTAGAGAGCAATCGCTGTCATATAGTTGACGAGATTGTAGTTTCGAGGATCGTCCTGAACTATATTCTCATTCTCTACTGGCTCGTCTGCATTAGGGTTCATTGTAGGCCTCCAAACTTCATTCTCATAGACAACATAGTCATTGCCATCCAGATTGTAATTATAGTCTTCAGCATAGTCACCGATAAGACCATAGGCAGGACTTATCTCAGGATCTTCAGACCAGTCTATGTTTTCTGGTATGGTGGGTGTGCCATCCTCATAGTACTCGCGTTCTGACTCATCATCGGCGATTACCATATAGAACTGCTCATCGTAGGCAACAACATCGCCGACATGATAATGGATATTGGCCTCCCAACCATCAACGGCAATCTTCTCCCAATAGTTAATACCAGGGATCTGAATGTTCTTAAAATCCCATCCGTTAGCAATAAGGCATTGCCATGTAATGCCAAGATACTCAACAACGTCACCAGGTTTGTAGGTCTTCTGCTGAAGGTATGGAAGAACCTCTCGATTGGTCTCACGAAGCTGCTCTGCTGGAAGGGTAAGATCTACCGCCTTCTCCCAATAGACCTTATCGTTAGGTCTATGACAAGCATTCATGGCCTTAGCTGTCCTCCATATCTTTCCATCCTTCTTGAAGAACACATTGGAAGGATAGGTAATAAGAGGAGAGTAATCCTTAATACGCTTACCAACCTCAAGGACTGCACCAATCTCATAGAATTGATCAAGATAGTCCACAATTCTCATTTCAGCTCTCTGCTCTGCCTGTGCCAGACGGTCTGTATTACCACGAGTAAGAGAGTTTAGCCCTTCCTCAGTGATAAGGGCTAAATAATCATTATCGGTCAAAAATCTCTGATATGCCATTGCTTTAATGTTTTCTTAATAATAGACTTTTTTAACCACCAACAGCCTGATCCAGTATAATTTTTCTGAAGAGTTTGTTCAAGCCTTCCAATGCCGCTTCTATCTTTTTGGAAGCATTAGCACCTTTCAGCTCTTCCATATTGAACTTGATGTCAAGCGCATAACCTGAAAAATAGCATAACCACTTACCAGTAGCCTGATCATCTACACGCATGATTGAGAGGTCTGAGAATTGTCTGAATACCACTTCAGCCTCTTCTCCGTCATCAACATTAGGCTGTTCAGGCTTAGTGACGATATTCTTTACATCTTCCTCTTTTGCCTGTGGAACCTCCATTTCCTTTTTCTCAATCACATCTTTCTGTTGTGGAGACTTAGGCTCTAATGTACCAGTCTCTTTGTTAAATGAGTATTTAGTCATTGCATTCTTTTGTTAAGTAATCAATAGCCTTCTGATGCTGCCTAAGAACATCAGAATGGTTATTGATTTGTTTAGTTAATCCATCAATGCAGTTTTGGAAACTGCCGCCAAGACCAATAATATCGCTTTGTATATTATTGATGTCTTTCTTCATTCTCATAATCAGTGCAATCGCACCGATAAGGAGTGTGCTGAGTACACCACAGCAATACGACATTATCATATCCATAAGCCTATATCTTAAAATGTTCTCTTAACTTCACTTTCTTCACCTCTGCCAATCCAGCATCAGCACCATCACCATCGCTTCTCATCTTAGCTGTCAAAACCCTAACGATTTCCTGAGTAGCCAACACATCCGCATCTGCATCATGGGCATCATCCAAATCAATACCAAGCCTCTCTGCGGAAATTTCCAGCTTATATGTATTAATAGACCTGTCATGATTAAAAGCTAACTGGCTGAGAATGATTGTGTCTATATAGTAAGGTTGGAAATTACCCCAGAAATCCTTATGTCCCCTGATGAGCTTGCAAAGAGCTTCCCAGCGTTTAGTATAGACAAATATCTGTTGAAGAAAGCCAATATCAAAGAGTACATTCTGGCCACAGAGAATAGGCTTGTTGGCTGGTGATGTCTTAGGTGAATTAGTCTCGATAAACTCAAGTATCTGGTCGCATACATCCTCCAAAGGCTTGCCCAGTCTCTCAAGCATATCCATAGTAATGGCACTATAATCAAGAGCTGCCTCTTCATACTTCATCAGAGGTGCTTCATCATCCTCGTACTTGCTCTTGAGGACTTTCTTAGCTGCCTTTCCTGCTGACTCCTGATACTGATATGGGGAAATATACAGATTAAGGGTATCTACCATTTCAAACGTATCCAGTCTAACTGCATGTATTGAAATCTGGGTAGCTGCGCATTCCTGACACTTGAGGCCTCCAGTCTCAAAGTCAAAGACGTACATCATTACAACAGTGCTTTTATCATTACCAGCCATATTCTTTTGCTTTCTCTAAAAGGTTATTATATATAGTTTCTACTTTCTCAAAGAACTCTGCCTTAGTCCCATTGTTCTCTATCTTACAATCATAGACATCATCAGACAGAAGCTCCGCACGTTTCTTATCCCTTGCCATTCTATGTTCAGGCACTCCAGCAATCATCTTCAATGACTTCTTTCTGCTGACATATATAGCATGAAGATCGTACTCATCCTTGAACCTCTCCTTCAGGTCAAGATAGCCATTCTCATCAATCACATAGACCGTTACAGGCCCATATACCTGTGTCTTGAGAGCATAATACTTGTAACCACCAAAGACACAATAGGCAAGGAGATCATTCTTGTCGGGTACTATATCAACGAAATGGTGATCCCTACCCTCCACCTCCGTCTCTCTCGGCGGTCTGGTGGTAAATGAACAGATGACATTTGCATCCAGTTTATACTTCAGATGCAGTGAGGCCAATGTCTTTCCCGCCCCACTCTCCCCTATTATGCAGAGGATTATCTTTTTCCTTACATTGCCCTCTACCTTATCCAGATAATCGGCAACCTTTCTCTTTTCTATTTCCATAAGTATTTCCTTATATTGCTGTTTTGTTATATGACCTCGTGTTCTGAAATGACGTGTATTCTGAATGGCAACCTTTCTCATTCTCTTGTTTAGTGCCTTATCAGACAACTTAGGCTTACCACGCTCTACATATCTGCGTTTCTTCAGTTCACGATTATAGACTCTGTATTGCTCACGATGATCCTTTTGCCATTGCATCACGTTCTGTTTCATCTTATCTGTATAGTCGGTAAGATAATACATATTACGCTTCTTACGCTTGCTGTTTACTTGCTTATCGTGCGCAATCTGCCTTTCCTCTTGAGTATAGTCTTCCTTAAACTTCATCTGGGTTACATACAAAGGCGTTTCTGTTTAACTTCAACACATTCTGCTCATCATAGTCACTCCATTCAGTGTGAACTACGGCTATTACGAGACGATTAACCTTGCCTACGAACTTATCCCTACACTGCTCCCAGGCATCACCCCATATAGTAAGCAGACCAAGATAATTGTTCTGACGGACAACGATCTTTCCATAGTGCTTTGTGGCTCCTGTCTTCTTATCCTTGTAAGACTTGCAGACAACCTCAGCTATGGTAGCGCACATAACATACTTCTCAGGCATCAAGGTAGTCTGGGCAAGAACCTTCAGGTTAAGGCGCTTAGTACCGCTTATGCTGCTCGGTACTGCCTCACACTTAGAAATGATAGCATTATAGTCAATAGCTCCGAAACCAGTAATATCTATCTGTTTCTGCTGCCAGTAATAAGGCTTATCCCTCATTTCCTCTGGTGCATCCTTATCATTCAGCTCAAACCCAAGCATCCTTGCAGCTCCCTTCAGAAGAATATATCTCTGAGCTGGGTTGGTAATATGTTCTACCTCATCAAAGGCTCCTGAAATGATAAGCTGCTTGAGGTGACGAGTGGTAACGGCATTACGCCCACCATCCTCCACGCAATCATCATCAGTAAAACCCTTATACTTATTCTTCTTGAGCTTGCTCTTATAGATACGGACAACAAAATCACGAAGACTGACATATTTGCCGTTCATGTTTCTTTCCTTAACTATCTGGATAACCGCCTTAACCCCCACATACTTTACACGAGCAAGAGACCAGTATATGATACCATGCTTATAATCGGTAACAAACACCTCAGAAGACAGATTGATATTACATTGTACAAGCTCTGTACCCTCCAGGTCTTCTATCTCATTCATCAAAGTAGGAAGCTTCTCATCAGCAACCCATTTCAACTGAACGGTATAGAAAGCAACTGGATAGTGTGTCTTCAACCAGGCTCCTACATAACTGGTGAGGGCATAGGCTGTGGCGTGACTCTTATTAAACAAGTACGTACCAGCCGCCTCCATCATTGCCCATATAGCCTCTGCTGCATCTTTAGGACATCCTTTCTTAGCTGCCCCAGTCATGAACTTATCTTTCTGAGCCTTGATCTTGTCAACCTTTTTCTTAGAAATCAGCTTGACAAGCTTAACTCCGTCACCGAGACTGAAACCACCAACCTCACGAGCCATCTGCGCAAGCTGTTCTTGATAGATCAGACATGAATATGTTGATGACAATGCGTTCTCAGTACCCCAGAGATATTCTGGAAAAGCATCCTCATTCTTAATGTCAATATACTTTTGAACCGAACCAGACTCCAATGTGGCAGGACGGAACAAAGCAACGGCAGCGATAAGATACTCAATATTGGAAGGCTTCAACTGCTTGATAAACTTAGTCATACCAGGTGATGATAACTGGAAAAGTCCCTGAGTATAGCCCTTACTGATTATATCGTAAACCGCACTATCTTTCAGATGCTCATCGTCAATAAGCTGAAGGATAGAATAGCTTCTATTGTATTCCTCTTTGACTATATTAAGAGTTTCCTTGATACGAGCAAGCTCCGCAATACCGAGCAAGTCATTTTTAAGGATACCCAGCTCATCAATATCAGCTCCACCAATCTCAGATACAAGCATGTCATTCTGCTTTCTGACTGGTAAGACCTCGAAACACTCTATCTTCTGCTCCTTGATTACATCTGGTACGATAATACAGGCTGAAGCATGGATACCAGCACTTCTTGGCTGCTCAAGTATAGGTCTCATATCCTCAAACACATTAGGGTGCTTCTGAATGAAATCATACACTGTCTTGTTGGTTGCAGCCATCTTCATCAGACCAGTCCATGTAAGCTCATCGTTGATAATGGCGGTAACATAGTTGGTTGTGCCTCTTGGGATCTTATATACAGCCGCAATATCCTTCATAGCAGACTTAACCTTTGCAGTAGTAAAGGTTCCTGCTGAGAATACACGCTGTGTCTTACCATGTCCGTATCGCCTTTCGAGGTATTCCTTTACCTCTTGTCTGCGGTCTGCCTGAAAGTCGAGATCCACATCAGGAAGAGAACCATGAGCAACTTTCCAATATCCCTTGCCCACAGAACAATCCATTACAGAAACGGACTCTGACTTGTTTATATGTTTTAATGACAATACTTTCATACTATCGAATGGTTGTGATTATTGTATTCGGCATTGATTGCTTCCACAGGGTTTTGTCCTTTACTGCCTTTAGGAATATTTCTATCAACCTTACCATTTCAGTATCTGAAACAGCCCCTAAGTGAAGATAGATACATCCATCTATGTTCCTACAATCCTTAGCGGTCTTAGGTGCAAATTCTATTCCATCACTTCCATCAGGCAACTTGCAAGGTTTAGCCTTAAAGTCATCTAACTTAGCATCCAGAGCAACCACCGTACCTTGTGCGAGGTGTTCAAATTCAAAATGAATTGGCCCACTATCTGTTTTAATCGTTGCGTAATAGTACATACTTAAAGTGTAAATAATAGATCCTTGTTGTCGAAAATAATGTCATCGTCCTCCTCAAGCTCATCAGCATAGATTTTTATTTCCTTGCCGTTTCGATTTACTAAGAACTCCGCATCTCTATCAAACTTATATGTCTTACCATTCTCAAGAGTCAATTCAATATAATCTGAAGACTCTATCGGTTTGCATATCTTTGTCAACTCCTTAGCCTCAAGACCAGCACGTTCAGGAAGAAGGAAACGCTCAAAGATGAGGCTATACTTAATAGGATCAATCTGGGTAATACCCATAAGATAAAGACACAATGCACCTCCAGCACTGCCTCGGCCAATGCCGACAAGTATATCATGTTCTCTTGCCCAATTAACGCAGTCATACTGGATAAGGAAATAATCTATGTTATCGGTACTTTCCAATATGTACGTCTCATACTCCAGACGTTTACGATATACCTCCTCTTCACCTTCAGGAACAAACCTCTTAAAGCCTTCCTCAAGCAACTGACGGAACATATTACGATTTGTCCCATACTTAGCCTCTTCTTCTGGTGTCATTTCGTATCGTGGCATATAGTTACCACTCATGTCATATCCAGCATTGGCAGGCTCTATGATTTTTGCGGTATTCTCGCACATCAGATAAAAGACATCCTCAGAGTACTTGTTGGAAAACAAAGCATCAAACTCATCAAACAATTCATCTAAGGTCTTCATATACTGCCTTACCGATTGTTCATGTGCGGCTCCCAAATCAATCTTATTGAGAACTATCTTGTTTCTGTATTCATCAGCATCAGGATAATAGACATCTTGTATTAAAACTGGTTCAATACCATATATCCATCCGTCACTGGTGGCATCAAAATAGTCCTTCATATTAACAAGAACCTGAGAGTCTATCCTATTGGCCTTGTACTCACTCCAGTCTATCTGTGCGTAGGCAGCTTCAAAGTAACTTATCATGTCCTTAACCACCTCTTCATTCTCAGGCTTTACCAACCAAGACAAAGAAAGCTTACCAAAGACAATAACATTACCCTTCGCAAGATGTAGAAGGTCATATAAGGCAATCATCTTATCCTCCATCCTAAGCACGTTAATATGATACTGGATTCTAAGCATATTCTGAAAGCCTTCCTGTGTCTGAGAATACAGCTTAATACCAATCTTCTCATTACCCACCTCAACAATCAGAGAATACCCAAAGCAATATTTCAGTCCAGCAGCAGTAGCCTCACGCTGAAGATCCAGGGATGCAGCCATTGTATTAAGCTCACAAGTAGCAATTCCCTTATAACCCAGGAACTTTGCCTTCTTACACCAATTATTGAGGCTGGAAGATCCATTCAGCAACTCAAAGCCGCTATGTATTCCTAATGGATAGTAGTCACATTCAGTCTCACAACCTACAAACTTACCGACATATTTCAGTATATAAAGTTCCTCTTTAGGATCATTGATGTCCCAGTAATAGAAACAATTACCGAACTTTACAATGACATACTGGATATTGTCATTTTTGAGGTATTCATAATTCTCAACGCAAGAAATGTGAACCTCCTTAGTTTCCTTATCCACCTTAAACAAGTGGTCTCGTTTCTCCATCGACTGATAGAGACAGCGACCAAACTCAGGAATGTCCACAATGTCATTTCTGCGTAGGCTATATTGTATGTAATGGTCTTTCAACCATTGTTCCAATTCTTCAATCATAGAACTTTATTCTTGTATCTTTGACACGCATTAACAATACAATAATATGGCACATTATATTTTACCGCAAGGTCAGATAACGAAACCTTATCACAAAGATGCTCCCTTGCAATACTAATAAAGGTTTCTCTTGAAAAACAGCCATTTCTGCCTATCTTTTTCGTTTTCTCATTGCAAAAGAAATCCTCATAGCTCATCAATGCCAGATTTTCAACAGAATTATTTGTATAGTCACCATCTTTGTATATTACCTTATGCCTATCGGGAATTTTCCCTATAAAGGCCTCATATACAAGTCTGGAAGCATAGTACATGTGTACTTTCCTACCTATACAAAAACCATAACGTAAATAAGGGACTTTTCTATTAGAAGAACATGGCTTTAATAATCTCCACTCCTTACAATTGTTATGACGAAATCGACCATTTATCGACCTTACTCTCCCTTTATTGCTAATCTGATACAAGGGGCTTTTCTCCCATTCTTTCCAGATTTCTCCCTCTATTGGCTCATAGCCTATATTAAAAATAAAATCTTCTTTGCTCATAGTATAGTCTGTAAATTAAATTCTGATACTGTCTTAATATGTTCACTAAATAATTCATAGAGCTGGGAGGGCTTCATTTCATCAAAGTCCTTCTGTTCCCAATCCTGTGGCACATCAACGATAAAGACATCAAAGTACTGCTCCAGCTCCTTTGCTATCTTACAAGTAGTCTCAACTGCATCCTGGTCAAATCCCAAGACCAATGTCCTGACACCCTTAGATTGCAGTTTATAAAGCTGGGTATCTGAGAGCTTCTTCCCGAAAGTAGCAACGGCCTGTATCTTCTCATTGTCATACAACTCCAGTTTCCTTGTAAGTCCGACAACATCGAAGACACCCTCGCATACTATGATTGTGTCAGTAAGATTAGGGACAATAGCATCAATGTTATAGATCAGCTTCTCAAAGCCATTACCATCAGCCTCGGTAGAGTTTCTATAACGCAATATCTTTCTTCTGTGTTTCTCATTATATGACTCGATCTCATCCTTAGACCATGTATGACGAGCCACATAACCGACATTAACACCATCCTCAACAATAGGGATAATAACATAATCTTCCAATTTCCAGTCCATTCCACGATTTGTTCCGACTGGGAAATACTCATAGTCATCACTTCTCCATCCCCTACTTTTCAGATAGTGGTTCTTGAATACACGCTTGTAACCTTTAGGCATTTCAACTTCTACAAGCTCATCGTCAATCTCATCCTCAAACAAGGCAAGCTCCGTAGATAGTTCCTCGTTATAAGTTTCAGTTTCCTTTGGCAGAAGGTCTCTACGGTCAAGCAATTCCAATGTATCCTTCAGACTATTACAACTACGTCCGCAGGAGAAACAATGGGACTTACCGAAGATCTTACCTCCGTAATCCTTGCCAATGTAGATACCGAATTTATAACCATCATGCCCACAGAAAGGACAACGAGGAAACAAAAGGTTTCTCCGTCCTCCATCAGTCTTTCCACGAAAATCAATCTGTAAGGTGTCGATAATGGTACGTTTATCGCTTTCTACAAGATTCATAATAATTTAGTTTAATTTCTTACTTGTGGAAATTTGGAGAGACTGCGAAAGCAATCTCTCCGTTCAATCAATCAAGTTTACAATCAAACCCCTGTCAAAGAGACAGGACAATTATGAATGTAGAAATTTGCCAAACATGTGGCTCAATCAATGCTGCAAAGATAAAAATTAAATTTTAGATTTGCAAATTTTCTATTAATTAATTAAGTTTTCTTAACCTATTTGGCGCTCGATTCACACGCGCACATGTACCTTATTTATTATTATATGAGAGACTTAGGCTTCCAATAGACTGACGATTGACAGGGAGTGCATCGGTCACAAGGGTATCTATCTTCATCCTGGTTTTCATACTGACAAGTGGAACAATTCTTTATCATTTCTGAGAAAGGGATAAGGTGCGCTCTCTATCATAAAAGCGCTCATGATCATAATCTGTGGCAATACGATAAGTACCGCCCTTCTGGAAGAAACGAGACTTAGCAACATGCAATCTCATAGTCTCTTCTTCATTCTCCCTATCAGACCTATTCAAAGAAATAAGATGGGTAACTGGGCGCTGAAGACCTTTTGCCTCAGAAAGATTGTAACCATCAAGAACGTTCTTCTCATCATTACAGAATTTCCTGTCTTCTATGGTTGCTTGGTATGTTGCATTTATCCAGCAATTAGTCTCTGCGGCAAGGTCTTTTAATTCCTCTGCGACAGATATACGCAAAAATCTAAGACTATCTTTATTCCATGTTCTACCAGTACTATCAAGAAGAAGATCCAGAGAGTCTATAACACAAATATCTGGATAGAAACCAAAGTTCTTCTTGTAATCATCCATGACAGCCTTAATATCATTGGTAGTACGTTTCTGTCCGAACTTAGAATATGCCTTGACTTTCAATGAACCCTTATATTGTTCACTCTGCTTAATAAACATTTCAACTGAATGTGTATTGACATCACCAGTCTCGTAAGCAAAGGCAGACTGACCGATAAGAGTTGCAGAGTAAGCATCCAGTGTCTCGTTAGCGCTACCCTCAAGCTGGATATGAAGAACGTTAAGGCCACTTACATAAGCACCATTATAGCCTATCCAGCGAGCCACATGAGACTTACCAACACCAGACATCGCCATCCATACGGTAAGCTGTGTTCTGAGGTTTCTGCCCTGGTTGAGGTTATCAAGACAATCAATATAGAAACTATTGACTGGCATGTTCCCATCCTCAGCATAGGTGCGCTCCTTATTCTCATTCAAACGCTGCTCAAATGTTCCAGCAACATCTATGAATGTCTCAGGCTTCAAAGAGAACATCTGCATCTTCTGGCTCTGCTCCTGAAACATCTGCAAAGCCTCTATCCTATTCTCATTGTTGAACTTATCACCAATGAGCTTGTATATCTTCTTGAACTCAACCAATTTTAGAAACTCCTCAAACTGATCTCGTATTGAGTCTGTGTCCTTGTTGGTTGCAGTATCTCTGATCTCATCAAGCAATTCAGTTACAGACCTGGAAGTAGCCATTTTCTGCGCTATCACACCATATTTAGGCGCTCTCTTGTATTGTGAGAAATGCTGCTTCAGACCATTGTGTAACATCTGGTAATCTCTACTTGGCAGATACTCATCCTTCATATACTGAACAACAACGCTGCACATGTAATCGTTCTCTATTGCCGCATTGTAAAGTTCATTCAGATAAGCCTCTGTCAACACATTCATCTCTTTCTTAGCCATTTTGAATTTCCTTTCTGATTCTTAATAGTTCAGGATACTTTGTCTGCATCCTTACCCTACATTTTCCTACATAATTACATTGATTACATATTCTTGACTGGGGAGACCAGCCAGTAGTGCTTGTACCACATAAGGCATAGCCAGCCTCTGTATTCAGCCATCTTCTTTTAATTGGTTCCTCTGAGGGCATATAGACGTACTTTGCCATCTCATTCGGTTTAGGCTCTGCAATCACATTCAGAACCCTCCGCATGGTAAGTTCATTATCATCCATCCATTCATGGATATAGTAATACATACCACTCTTGCCACCCTTTGAAAGGAACTGCGCACGATATTTTTCCACTGCATTCTGAGTGAATAGCCATACAATAGTCCATCTGCTATCAGTACCTATCATATCACGATAACGATAAATCTGATAAAGGATGTAGTCTGCTATACGCTCATCAGCTAAACCCATCGGATAACATTTCTCCCTATACATCTGCATCCCCTGTTCGATATTCACAAGGTAGTATTCGTTTTGGGGAAGCCTATATTTAGGATAGATACATTTCCTGATAATAACCTCGACAGCTCTCGCTATTCGCCTAAACTGCTTACCAGTTTCCATCTGTTTTGGTGATTCCATACTCAGCTAATGTTTTCTTAATTATTTTCTTTGCCATATATATTCTGTTCTGAATAGTCTTTGCTGCATCAGGATCGTTTCGGTCAATATAGCCACGCTGATACTCGATGTTCACGATTTCCTCGTGGCTATATCCCTGAAAGTATAGAATGAATGACGATAAGAGAGCTGGGGGTGTGCGTTGAAGAGCTGAAAGTACCTTGTCAGAAACATTGTCAATCACATTTCCTACAACCATTGTTGTTGATCCACCACCACATTCCAGTACATCGTCATCATCGCCATTGTCATGATCAAAGTCATAGCTCAAGCCATGATCATGGCAATGTGCCTGGTATTGTTTCTTGTTTTGAAACTGGGTGCCGCGCCTTGCAACAATATGTATCCATGTCTTTAGTGACTTGCTTGGATCATAAGAGTGGATATACTTGTACATCTCAGTCAGTACAAAGTTATAGTTACTATCCACCTCCTGTTTGTTGCTGGAATAGAAAAACACAAGCGATCTTATCTCATCCAGATTAGGCACAATGTATTTCTCAAACAAAGGCTTATTGAGAACTGGATCATGTCTTTGCTTCTTCTCAGGTTCTTTCTTTTCTTCTACTGCTGTGTCCATACTCTCGGAATTTACTTGTTTGGTTATTGAATGTTGTAGCGTTTAGTTATGTAATGGAAGATGTGCATCGCATCAGCAAGATTGTCATCATTTTCACAGTCAAACTTCCATCGCCGTTTAGCAGCCTCTATCATTTCCTGTTTAGTAGCATTGCCCTTTCCTGCGGCAAAACGCTTGATACTGGCTACATTGCATACTATGAGAGGTATTTTCAAGGTTGCACAAACCTCATACAAAACCCCCTGGAACTGAGATAGTTTTCTAAGTGCTGTAAACTGGTTCCCGACATTAACGTCTTCGGCAACAATCAACTTAAAATTGTACTTTTTTACCATCTCAATTACCCAATCCCTGAAAGCCTTATGTTGTTCATAATCCTCACCCAATTTTTTAGGTGCCTTATCGGTGTTTGGGAAATAGACTGTTCCGTATTCCTTACATGAATAAAAGCCAGTGTGTTGAGCGCAGTCCAAGGCTAATATCTGCCACTTAGTCAAGGACTTGATAAATTCTTCTGTAATTTCCTGTGCCATTGGTTATTCTTTGTTAATAATAGTACTTATACCGCCTTCTTTCTGCACAACAAGCCTGTATGGATAACTTTCAGAAACGACATTCTGAGTAACCATAAGTGTAGTTATGCCGAGTGAATTGATTGCTTCCGCATAAGACATCAAACCTGGGTAGTCAGAAGCATCCATCAATTCATCAATAATCAGGAGATCTAACCCCTTACCATCCTCGCAGTTAGCGTTGGTAAGCTGTCTCATTGCCAGTATTCCAGCCAGTACAATACGACACCTCTCACCAGCAGAAAGCTTCTCAAAGGCTCCTGTATCCTCTCCGTTACGAAGCACAGACACAGTGATCTTTTCACGAACCTTTTTGTTTTTGAGTACCTTATAGCCACTCAGCTCCACGCTCATATCAGAGCCTATCTGCTGAAGGAAGCTGTTAGTAAGATCTGCGATTGACTCTATCTTGGTATTGGCAAGGTAAGACTTAAAGCGGACAAAGTAATCCTCCTGGGCTACCAGTTCATCATATTTACGCTGCCTACTTGACTCTATGACTCTTGCACCCTCCAGATCCTCATCAAGCTCTTTCTTACGAGCCTTTAGCTGATCCACAACGCCAGTAGCATCAAAGTTCTTCAAATCCTCAATAGACTTCAGAAGAACATCAATACTGCCCTGTTGAGAGGAAATAGTAGTCTTATAGCTGCTGACACAGATATTCTCATTAGAGATAGCCTTATCCACATTAGTATTGGCCTGAGAGAACATCTTGTAACACATATTCTCCACCTCGGAAACATACATGTTCTTATCCCTTTCCAAAGAGTCAAGTTCACGAGAAAAACGAACCTGTTCATCGGCAAATTCAGAAAGCTTATGCTTGGCTTCCGTAAGCTTGGCATATTCAGCATCAAGCGATTCACGAAGCCTCTTTTTCTCTTTCTTCATGTCAACAACCTGAAGATCATATTTGTCAAAATTCTCATCCATCTTTGCTATTTTGCCTTTGATTTCAGAGATTTGGTCTTGATGATTTCCTTTAATCGTCTTCTGTGTCTTGATAAGGTCTTTCAACTCCTCTACAGAAACATTGTCACCATCGGTTTCTACAACAAACCGATAACCACACTTAGGACAAGTAATACTGCCATTAATCTTGATATTCAACCTATTAATGGTTGCATCAATTTGGTCAATGTCCTTATTGTACTTGGAAATAGAAACTTCATATTCAGCTATTGCGTTTTCAATGTTATCCATAACATTGTTAAGCTCTTCAATATGCTTGTCAATATCTGGGATCTTAACATCGGTAGCGTTCTTTGCCTTAGTGTACAAATCTCGTACACTTTCGTATTGCTTCTGATATTCCTCGTAGTCCTTCTGTGCCTTTTCAGCCAGTTTTTTCGTTTCAGACAATGATTCTGAGAATTGCTCAATCTTAGCGTGGGTTATGGCAACCTTGCTATCATAATCCTCAATAGCGGAAATGCAATTCTGCTGAAACATCTCCTTAATCTTACGATAGCTTTCCGTAATGGAAATGTCAGTTTCCTGAAGCTTGGCAAGTTTATCCTTTACATCCTGAAGCTTGCCAATTCTCTCATTGGCTTTTTCAATTGCCTCTTCATTCTGGGTAATAATTACCCTCTTATTGGCAATTTCCTCCTTGATGTTATTGATACGCTCATTACGCTGATTTGCCTCATTCTCCTGATTATCCAGTGTAGCCTGTATCTGACTGACAATGGCCTCTACTGCACCCTGAGACCTTGCAACTTCCATCTTGGCATCAGTAAGCTGTTGAGATACAGGCTCCATGTCCTCATGAAGCTTATCAATGGCTTCATCAACCACAACACCATTACTGAAGTTATTAATGATGTCCTTCTTCTCCTTGTCAGAAGCAACAAAGAAAGACTTGAAACGTGCGCTATTCAGAAGAAAACAGCCATATATATCATCCTTAGTCAATCCCAGGGCATCAAGTATATACTTACCATACTCAAGAACTGAGGATAGGACGATGGCTTTCTCCCCATCTCCAGGAGTACCTTCAAACAGCTCAATGCGCTGCGGTTGGCTCCTTGAAATGTAACGCTCGATCCTGAAACTTTTACCGTTGTAATCATTAAGGAAGGAGAGACATACGCTTGCTTCTTCTTCATAGTTGTTGATAATATCGTTAGTGTTAGGTACTTTTTTGATAGAATCACCAGTAATACCAAATGCGATTATCTCAAGCAATGAAGACTTACCTGTTCCATTGTTCTTCTGGTTCTCATTATCTTTGTTGATACCATACAATAGGGTTGCGACTCCCTGTGTTAATTCCAGGTCTAACTCCTTGAAACTAACAAAATTACTTGCACTGACGTGCGTAAGTTTCCACATAGCCTATTTGATTTTATCCAGGTACTGAGTACCTAATGTGCTGTCTATGTTTTCCTTGTCACAGAATTTTACATACTCCTTAGAAATGGTATGCTTATCAAACTTTTCAGAAATATCAGAATTTTCAGTAGTATGCTGTGTCCTTACGACATTTACTTCTACCTTATTGAATCCCTGGGATATTAACGCATTTCGATCAAGTGTCTTTGACTCTGTTTCAGTACACTTAACCTTCAGCTTTACCTTGTACAGGCTATCATTAAGCTTATCAGACTTAAAACTGTCAAGATCAGCCGCATCAAGCTCATAGTCAACGTATCTGGTGTTCACTTGGTTCTTAATGAACTCTGTGCTTGCGTCATCATAGAATATCGTATATCCCTTTTCCTCGTCTTCGCCAAAATTATCCTGACGAGACGAGCCGATGTACCAGATATTGCTATCCTTAACATGGCAGCGATTATGATAGTGTCCTACCAGAGTCTGCTCAAAATCGTCAAACAGATCCTTTGGAAGATCGGTACTGGAAATGAAACCTCCAGGCAAACCGCCCTGAATGCCCTGATGAATATAAAGGGTAACATCTGAAATGTTGATGTCCTTCATCTTCAGGTTCTTCTTCAAAGCCTTCAATTTCTCGGTAAAAGTACCTTGCTCTGGGAAATAACTCATAACGGCAAGGTATTTATCACAATCTTCCCAACTCATTATCTTGTGGGTGTCGATCACCTCCACCCCCTTATATGGATGGAAAATATGGGAATAGCCAGCATATTGCTCTTGATCCACAAGGTCATGATTACCTTCAGCAATAGTAAGATAAATGCCTTCAGTAACCGTAGCAGCAAGAATAAACTCCTGTACGGCAAGAAAGGTATCAAGTGTCTGTCCAGCCCTGGATGTCCACAGATCACCTCCTATCACAATATCATAGATACCGCGACTCTTGCATATATCAATCAGCTCTTGCCAATTCTTTCTAAATTCTGGAATGTTGTCCTTGCTAACGTGTAAGTCATTAACAAGAATACAAAGTGGTTCTCGTTTCATACGCATTTAGGTTTGAGTTAAAAGGGGGAGTACGTGGAATACTCCCCCTTGAAAATGTAAGAATCAAACTATAAATATCTGATGAACGAGATTACTCTTCACTTCTGCGGCGGCGGCGAGGGCGAGGCTGCTCTTCTGCGGTATTATCATCGTCCTTGTCATCGTCATTGTTTTCCTCCTTCTTAGAAGGCTTCTGTTCCTCATCGTCTTCCTCCTGACGAGATGGGCGCTTGCGAGTACGAGGCTTCTCTTCCTCCTGCTCATTCTTATCGTCATTATTCTCCTCTGCTGGCTCTTCCTTAGCGACAGGCTTTGTAGGAGTCTTAGACTTGCTATCAAGAGCCTCCTCAATTTCCTCAAGAAGGTCTTCAATCTTCTTAGTATGCTTAACAACAACGTCAAGCTCGTTATCCTCGATGAACTGACGGATGTCCTCACGCAACTCCTCATACTCATCAGAGTCCTTGCCGAGTCCCTTATCAACAATGTAGTCGTAAGCCTCATTAAGACTTTCAAGAGTAATCTTACGTGAATTACCCTTATCAGAGCCATTATCACCTGACAATGAGAAATGAGAGTTATCATCAGTAGAAAGCTCACCCTTCAACTGCTCGATTGCATCAAGGAACTCCTGATCCTTGCAAACCTCAAGGTCATGCTTCTCATCATACTGCTTCAGATACTCGATGGTAGCTTCCATCTGATAGCGAGTATAGTGATAGATCTCATCTGGGATACGTGGGAGATCGAAAAGCTTCTGAAGCTGTTCCTCAGTAAGAGGCAACTGCTCCTCACCACGATCAATCTTGAACGCATACTTGGTGTCATTGAACTTAGTACCAGTACGTGTGATGGTAAGAGGCCATGCCTGTGTCAGTCCACAAAGAGGACACTCTGGCTTTGGAAGCCCCTTCTTAGCGGCCTTCTCAGATTCCTTAGTCCATACTGAACGGCGCTCGTTGTCGATGTCCTTATAGCTGCTGGTTGATACTTGCCAGAACATAGGGCCTTTAGGTGTGCCATCAGTCATGTCAAGAACGTACATTACACGCTGGTTGCTGAAACGGATACGATGGCGGCTGTTCTGACCTGTAAGAAGCTCGATAACCTCATCGTCATCGGCATACATATCCTTAGCGATCTCCAGGTACTTCTCAAGGAGGTCAACAGACTTATCTACACCCTTCTGGGTTGTCTTGATTACTGGAATGTGTAAGGTCTTGACTTTACCCTTCTTATCAGCAGGCTGGTCGATGTCAAGGAATGTGCTGTACAACTGGAACTCGAAACCATTTCGATCCATTGGCATGATTGGCTTACCCTCAGCATCCACACCAGTAGGTGCGAGAGGCAATACCCTGACAACGTACTCGCCCTCTTCAGGAGTGCGGAAACGATCAATTTTCTCAAAACCTTTCTCTGATTTTGCCTTAGCCTCTGCCTGGTCTAAGGTCTGTGCGGTTTGCTGAAAAAGATTAAACAAACCCATTTTCTGAACTTCTTCGCTCATCTTGTTAAATTAACTGTTTGATTTTTGATGAGAGAGGAATTTTGCCCAGCTTACATCGTTCTGTTTGTAAGCCACACTATACAACTGAGAGTTTTTTGAATCTCTGAGGTCATCCAAAGACATTACTTTGATACCCCATTTCTTCTCAGCGTAATCAACGATTTTCTCACAAACTTCGTTGATAATCATTATTTTTTCGCGTTTCAAATCAGAGTACTCGTACTCTTCTCCGTTGATAGTCACACTATAAAGAGGTGCGAAGATGTCCTCAAAATAGCGGTAAAGAGCCTCTTTTGGAGGATGATCAGGTAACTGTTCCGAAATCTGAGGTAGGACTACTGAAAATAGATAAGTTGATGCTGGCAACGTTCTGTTCTTCTCTTTGTCCACAATCAGAAACTCATAGTCTCGGTTATTAGGCAGTTTGTGTAAGGCTGACAGAAGCTCATCTTGATAAAGAGTGCCATCTACCTTTTTGATTGCCCCTTGACCTTTAATCATACTATATATAAAATTGAATTAGAAAATTCAACGCTTTGACTTCTAAAAAACCAGGGATGTTACACATGCGCTTAGTTGGGGACATCCCTGGAGCTTTGTCATATTTTCACAAATACTAAAAGCTTAGAATAGAAACTTTTTCCTCTTACCAAGTGCAAAGGTAAGAAGAAATTTTTATCTGTGCAAATTTTTAATAGATTTTTTTATGTTAAATTTTCTTTACGTATTATTTTACCCCTCTGTCTGTGCAAGTTACAACACTTTTTAATCTCTACAATGCTGAGATGTTTCACGTATGTACATTATTATATATTTAATATTTGTATTGTGAATAAAGGTTAAATTAACACCCTAAATGAAAGATTTTTGAAATTTTATTTGGTAGCTTAAAATAAAGTACGTACCTTTGTCATCGCTTAGATTTAGTAGCACATTGATAAGCAAAACATATTTGAATCGTTTTTTCTACGAGATACAGGGAACAACTGAAAGCTGCGTGCTACTTTAGGCTTTTGGTTGTTCCTATTTTTATCTACAGGTCTTATTGTTCTAATCAAATCCTTCTTCTACAGAAAAAGAGCATATCCGATGCCATTAGGATAGTAGTCCGTAAGGGACATGGCAACCTGGTAAGGTGTGGTAATCCAAACATCGACAGTGGTTCCTGGCAAAACTGTATCAAGCCAGACGTTAGGGACGTGCAAGTCTTATACAAGGCATAGCCTTACGTTCACTTCAAAAGAACGGCTTATTGAAAAATTGGTTCCATCAGTAGCTACCGTGGGAGTCTCTCCGATACAAAAAGCTCCTTGACTCTAAAAACATCCGTTGCTTACTATCCTGCTCTGTTCCACCGCTAACAACAGGTAACTCCAGAGGGACTTGTAAACCCCAGCAACGTAGGAGGAATAAAATATTTGATGTTTTGGGCCTGAAAAAGGTTATACATTCCTTTTTCATATTCTCTTTTGAAGGAATTTCTTTTCCTTCTGGAGGATAAAGGGCGGTCTGTATATAATATTAAAATTTAACAAAAAATAAATCATTATGGCAAAAATTGAACATTCTCAAATTTTAGATTTTCTAAAGCAATATCCCGAATGTTATGTAATCAATAGACATACAATTCAGGAAGGTGAGATTGGTATTAATGTTAAGATGGTAGGTTTAACCCAAGACAAACAATTTGCTTTGATAAGAGAAGGGGTAACTAACGCTTGCCTTATACCTAATACAAAAGATATGCCCTTAAATAAAAAGACACATTATATAACTCTTGAAGAATACCAACGCCAATATGATAAAAAGTCTAAAAAGAAGATCAAAAGGGCATTTACTGAGGAAGAGCTTGAGCAAAAATTAGCTTGGCAAAAGGAGTATCAGGAAAAGGCTAAGGAATGTGCTTCCAAGTATGAATTAATGTTACTTAAAAAAATGAAATATCTTGGGTTTGGTTATCATATTGAAAGACAGCATATATTCAAATATGGTGTTAATGGCGGTAATGTCTTTTTCTTTGATCTTTTTATTCCCAAATACAATATTGCAATCGAGGTTGATGGCGAATATCATTTTTCTAAAGAACAAAAACAAAAAGACAAGAAAAGAGACTTTATCACATCGCAATACCACATTATCACATTAAGAATAAAAAATGCTGATGTGAAGGACGATTATAAGGTAAGGCGATTAATGTCAAAAATTAGAGACATAATAGAGGACAAAAAGATAAATGCTCATGTTGCTAATTACAAAAATAAATATGCGTAATGACTATTATTAGGAAAAATTATAAATTTCCTAAATATGAGTGTATCAAAATACATCACAAAAGACGTTATCAAAACAGTCACCAGCATTGCTCAGAAAGATGCAAAGGAAGGCTGGCAAGTAAATCCTAATCCAAAAGTAGTAGAGGGTATTTTTAAGGGCTTGATAAGATGTTCAGGTCAATGCCCATGTTCTAACAACAGTCAGGAAAAAGAATGTCCCTGCTCAGGTTACAGGAACGAAGATAAATGCTGTTGCAATCTGTATGTAAAAGTATAATAAAAATGGCAGACCGTAATGATCTGCCATTTTGTTTTTAGAGCGAATTTATAAGTAATTCTATGTTGTCGTATTGTTCTGATGTGTAGGTTGCTGCCCGAAGGATCTCCCTAAGTAGCGATTTTGCCTCATTATTCAACGCAGAAGGCTCTATTGTACCTAAGTCGATAACTCCATCCACCGCCTCATAAATAACGCCGTTGAGCTTGATTTTTACACTCTTAGGCTGAAGCACAGGCCCCAATAGGTAAATAGCAAACTCTGGTGTGACAATCTTCCCAGTCTTATCATTGGTAATTTCAATATGGCTGTCTTCGTCATTTACCCTTGCGGTTACAATCTCATTTGAGATTACCTTAAAGTAATTTGACTCTGATAGTTCGTCATAGAAACCATAGCATACCTCACACTTCAGTATTCCGAGATTGAATGTGTTTGGTGGGAAAGAACATAAAACATGATAATCATCTATGCGTTGACAATTAGTGTAGGCTCCGTTAATATAGGAACATATAAAACGCTTCTGTACGGTTCCAGCAGCATAGAATGAGAGCCTAAAATCCTCACCGCTATAATTGTCTAAGGCGATAAGTATTTTGAAGCCGCTACGCTTGTTTATTGGGGTAACATTCATAGTTGTTTATTGTTATGTTGTTTTATGAATAATAGACAAAAGGCTGAGGTTAGAACAATAACAGTTCCACCTCAACCTCTTCATCATTAACACTTTGTGTCTTACGGATAAAAGCTATCTCAGCATCCAAATCAAATTTTACCTTGTTTGGTGTTCTTGCCCCATATAGTTCCCAGTCCCTTAAAGCATCGTGAAACTCCTTAGTCCTGAACATTGGATTGTCGGATTTCAACGCCATGCTACGGATGATGTCGGGATCATATTTTCTTATCGCAAGGTTTCTTTTAGCATCCTGAAGGATTTTCCACTCTGCTGGGCATTCATGGATAAGAAAATGACCTAATGGGGTTTGGGAGAAATCACTCTTCTCCCTCTTCTGAGGTTGCTTCTTTCTTGAATCTTCTGGCTTTCTTCTTGCCTTCTGTTGATTGAACTGAAGCCTCCTCTCCCTTATTGCCTTCCTTACCTGTCTCTTCAGACTGGTTTGCTGTATTAGTGACTTCATCGCTCTTTTCTACTTTGACTGAACGCAACCTTGCTGCAAGTGCGTAGTCGTTTCCAACTGGTATAATTTTCATAATAATTTATTTTTATTTTGCTACTCTTATTATATATGCGAGCGTATAGTATGGTGGAAGGTTATTATGAGCGCCGCCGCCGCCAGCAGGACCAGAATCACATACACCACCATCTCCACTTTCTCCAGGACCATAACTTAATTCTCTATAATTTTCAATACCATACTGTGAATATGGTGGGGCACCTCCATTATCCCAATCATCTGAAGGAACAGTATGTCTATGTGTTGGCATTTGATCAACTGTGAGAGCTACTTCTGAAGCACCACCAGTACTTTTGAATGTAAACTCCTTATCACCTGTACCTTTGCCCATACCAACAATGAAACGACCTCTCAAATCTGGAAGAGCAAAATAACCAGCTGGCGTACCATTGGCTCCAACTACATTAAAGGTCTCTTTAATAGCCTGATAGAGATCATAATACTGATCTGAAGGATTATTGCCTGGAATAGGAAGATTATCTCCATTACAAAGGCGATATTTAGGTGGCGGTGTTACTCCAGCCCACATTTTTATCTCACCCCAGAGAATATCCATATTGTCTTGCCAAGTACTATAATTCAACTTCTGGGCTAAGGCATCATCTATTTCCTGTCTGGTATATGTACCATTGCTCGGCATTTTATTTTCTAATTCTCGATCAACATACGTCTTGTCGGCCTTATTATTAAGGGATTTAACTTGCTCTTTAGACATACGACCATCCTTGGTGGTGGTGGCAATAGTTTCCCCATAAAGATCACGAATAAATTCTGGTGCATTTGTATCGTTATATTTACCCACAAATCTAAGTGACCAGTCATAAAGGAGATAATCATGACCTAAGCCAGTAACATTAAGGGAGAAAAACTGACGAATACAAAATGCAAAGTATGTGCCATTTGCCAAGTTATTATAATTTTCACCATTGGCGTTAAAAATAGTGAAAGTACGAGGCTGAACAATATGGCTCTGATATACAAAGGCAGCATTTGTGGTAGGTAACACCTTATCAACACCTATATAATCAGCTAAATCAATTATATAGGCTCTCTTATTGACATCCTCAACCTCTGCTTTTCTTACAAAACCCTCATATAAGTCATGAAAATATGTAAATCTATCATTTTCTTCAGAAGATGACGATTTCTTTCTGTTCATGGAGATTGCAGGGCCTACCATTGTGTTTCCAGCAGTACGAACCTCTCCTTCATAGTTGATTGTCATAGGGGCGGTTTCTCCATTGACAAGCTGTGTTCTTTCCACGCTATCGGATTGTACAAGCTCAATATACAATGGAAGCTGAATATGATGGAAAGCCGCATTGTGCCATGCAGCTACATGACAAATCTTTCCATTAATGATGGCATAGCCTTCGGTAAGGTTAGCATTATACGTTTCCCCATCAGGATTTGGGGTTTCTGTATAAACACAACCTGACAGAACACAATTCCTACAATTCTGCTCTGTTATTTTTTCAAAAACGGATATTTCATTCTGAAGTGTCTGGAAGTCCTCAGTATAGACTGGTCTTCCACCACTCGGCATGTTTAATTCTTTCATATTAAAAATCTTGAATTATAATGTCATATTTTTTTATTATTGTAAACTGAGAAAGTAACAATCTTATAGTGGTTGTGTACTCTTCCTTCTTACTATTATCTGCGATGTTTGGTGCTGAAAGATTAAATCTGTTGGCTGTTGATCCAGTTACATCTTTTCTTGCATATATAACTGCCGTACCATCATCTTCATTGAATGGATATATAATTGGTGCATCAGCCTGGTGTGTTTCATCTGTTATCGGATAAACATAGCTTCCATATCTTTTATGGGCATATTTATCAAAGCAGAAATTATCTTCAGGATTGGCAAAATATGAACCGAGATTATCCTTCAGCATATATTCCATAGGTTCCTTGATAAATGGTAGCTTAGATATTATAGTTACCTTTTGCGCCCATTTAAGAAAGCCATCATGGGTACTTTCCAGAGAAGACAATAAGCTCACCATTAAGGCGTACAATTTACGTCCTCTGAAAAAGTATGGAATAAGTCTTCCAAGCACTTTGTTGATGGATATGTTATATTGTGATACAAAGTTCATATTATAGACTTGACTGAGGTACGAATTTAATGTTTGCTGTTGAAGCCAAAGCCTCTACTTTGTTAGCGCAATTTTCCATTATCAATGTGGAAATACCATTCTCATCAATAAATGTGGCATATCCAGCATAAAGCTGGGAAATATCGCTAATTTGTATTTGATCTCCATATTCCCTTGTATTAGAATTGTATTTTCTAATATGAAGTGTAGAAGATCCATCAACAAATTTAATATGAGAGACAGCCTGAATAGCATCTATAACAGACTGGAAATAAACGTATGAATTGTAATCAAGATTATTGATATAATCAATAAGAGCTTTTCTTACATCCTCTGAAGCCTGGTCTGCTGTTATATATGTATCATCATAATAGACGATAGTGTTTACATAAAGAATATCTCCAGGACATGAAATACACTGAATTTCAGTACCAATGAACTTAATGGTATCAATATATTTCTTAAATGCTGTTAGTTCATGGTTTGAAAGCGGCTTACATGAACCTTCTTCACCTTCCTCACCATCCTTACAAACCTTGAGAATCAAATCATATTTTGAATCATTATCATACTGATAGGCTACATGTGTTATTATTCTATGGTCTGCATCCTCAGTTTCATATTTCATGTTCAAAGTCTCTTCATCCAATACCATAGTATCACCAAGACCAGTAATCTCATTATACTGGAATAGCTTTGACATTCTAAGATAGTAAGCATCCGTTCCAGGCATTCTCTGAGACGTGATACCAAGCAAATTTACCTCAAACGCATCCAGTATGGTTTCGTATGAATATATCAATGCTGAAACTATATAGGTAAGTGCGTTGAGAAGTGACATTTTGCTACTACTCAAAACCGATGGGTTGAGGCTTGTAAGTTGCAAATAATTGTTCCTTACTGTGGTTGCCTGTGTATATATCTGAGATAATGTTCTACTCATTTCTTTTTATTAATAATAGACTGATGTTTAGACTTTATGGTAACATACATAAGAAGAAATCAAACCCACAAGAATTAACTTATGGGCTTGATTTTAATTACAATACGTCTTCCACCATCCATGAAGGGAATAATGTTGTTTCATTAACGCCATTGTATGTGTAAACTCCAGCAAGGCTCATGGTAATCTCGACTGGATTATCTTCTGGATAGTTATATTGCATAAGATTAGCAATAAGAGCATCGCTTCCATCAGCTCCAGACTCACCATATACAGAAGTATTTTTCCTATATCCACCCTCTATGCCAGAGAAAGCACTAAATGGAACATCTTCCACTCTCATGTTAATACTTACTGGATCAAAATCAGAAGCATTATTGATATTCCATACAAGACATGGCTCATCGTTTATCATTTGTACTTGAGAAATCAAATCAAGATGTTGTCCTGGGAATAACATTACAAATCTTGCTGTTCTGCCTTTGTACAAGAATCTTCCATGCTTCCAATCATTTGAGAATATAGAAGCGCCACCCCACATGTGTTTTGGTCTTATCACCTTATTGTTAGCATCCACATAAGCTTCTCCAATCAATGACTTAGGATCTGCACTAACCATTACGGCACATCTTAGCAAATCCGCTAACTGATTTTCTGGGAAGTCACTAACTCCAGCCCAATTTGAGTATCCTGGTACTGGTGTTGTGAATATGGATAGTCTTGTTCCAGCAGTCTGATAAGGATAAGCCTTAAATGAAATGCCAGACTCGCTATATCCGTTATAGGTTGGCAATTGTATTATACGCCCACCTTCAGAAGACCAACGAGTAAGAACAGCTCCACTTGGTAATTCTATCTGACCACACTCATCGTCTGGTGTTTCGTTTGTGTTTACGTTGATAGATGCAAGTTGATTTTCAACACTACCGACAAGATGGACTCGTGAGGTCATTTCTTCACATACATCAGTAATTGTTCCTCTAATTGTGGCATTAACAAGATCTACATCTTTTATCATGCCTCTTTCGGCGAAGACAACCTTAGTAGCAACAAATTCCTGTAAATCTGTTTCATACCAGGGTTGTGAAGCACTCCATGCCGCTTGAGCATTGTGCTGGGTAGGCTCATTGCTGTTATTTGACGTGTGGGTAAATTTACAGAGATACATCTTATTGACACTCTCAACATATACCATGTCTTGATAGTCATCTCCAGTATTACCTCCTTGATATACAACTCCATCTTTCCATACCGTTGGGCCTCTAAGAATAGCACCTCTTGGGCCGACAGCTCCATCTGCGCCTGGTGAGCCTGGATCACCCTTCTTTGTAACACCCAATGTTGTTCTTGTGATTTCCTTATTGTCCTTATATGCCACCACAGTGTATTTAGCACCATAAGTAAAGCCTGAAGAACGATACAATCTCTGGAAAGATGTGTCTGCGTACCACTGAACGTTATTATCTGCCAAATCATCAGCACCCTTGAAAGTAATTCCTTCTGCTACGGTTTCATTGTAGGTAAGATATTTCTGGGTACTGCCGATTGTCTTCAAAAACTTCATTGGTACATATACTGAACCATCAGGAACTATATTGTTACCCAATACGATTGTATAGATAATACCGCAAGCAAGTTGCCATGTGTATTGGGCAAAACCAGACTGACCAGAAGGATCTGTTGGTGATGTATTGATACAAATACCTATGTAGGCATAATCCCTACTTGGTACACCAGTAGTCCAGTGGCTTTCATCCTGATATACATTGCTATCAGCGTAGGCGGTATGAATATAATATTGGGTAGCATCATTACCATCGTCACCCTTAATTCTACCGACATTTACCCATGTGTCTGCCGTTGTCCACACATAGAGATCACCATCAATAACATATCCATCGCCAACCGTATTGCCTGAAGATGGAAGATCCCCAGCATCATCAAGTGTTCCCTTGATAGTTACACTCGTGCCATCATCACCCTTATCGCCATATACACCGACTACATGTGCGCCAATTCGGTATTCAGTTCCATCGGTAAAGACAATAGTTGTTCTTTCCCAAAGGTATCTCTTCTGTGAAGTTACCGACTTAGGTGTCTGAGACCATGAACCGCTAACTGATGAGGCTGAAGTGGAGAGTGCTTGCTCGACAATAATATGAGAAATACCCTTACCAGTAACGGCCTCCTGAAGTGCAAGCCACTTTGTAGAACTGAAGTTTGGCTCCTCTGTGGTCACAGCCTCATTAACGTCTGCATTACACAACCATTTTGTACCCTTATGGTAAACAGTTGTGTACTGAAGATTTGTGTTCATGTATGGCTCATATTCAGTATTTGGTATATCGCCTCCTGTTGTGTTTGCCGCACCATTGATGTAGAACGCAGTCTTCATTGAAGAGGTAAACTCTACTGAGGTATCAGAAACAACCTCATATATACCATCCTCATAGAAAATATCGTCTGAATGGAAAGATTCATAAAGCAATACATCAAGAAGCTTTTGAGATAGTATCTCATCGTTTACTATCGTTATCTTAGCATTGCTGTCCTCTATATTCCATTCATACGTAGAAACTATCTCTGATGCTTTTATCTTGACATACAAAGTTGAATAATGCTGCCCAACAACAGGCCTTGTGGTTGCCGTTGAATTGGTATAGACATCAAGAGTAACTGGAATGGTTGCTATCTGTGCTTTCCAGACACCCCTATTATTCTCTGCCTTAACTCCCACTGCAACACTATTAAGCTTGGATATAGCATCATCACTAAGGGAGAATACACTACCGACAAGTTTCAAGCCTGTACCAGCAGAATAGCTTCTTCCTCCAATATCTATTGGATTGCCATGTTCGTCAATGCCTTTGCCTTGATTGAACAAAGCATTCAATTCTGCCTGAGACTTGTTGTTTAGTTCATCATCTATTATATCCTTGGCTATACTATGATAGTTGCCAGTTCCAGGCTTTAATACTCCTGGCACTTTGATTTGTTCTGCCATATTATTTTAATTAAGTTAATGCTGCAAGAAGATCTGCTATTACCTCCTGTACTGATTTGACATTAGAGCTGGTTATATTTTTTCCATTATAACCACCGACACCATAAAGATAAAAATTACCTTCAAAATCTATTTCGTAGGCATTTTTTCTAACTCGTGAATCGCCACAACCAACAGAACTTAATGTTCTATTTAATGTAGATAGATTCATTCTTCCTTCAGCGTGTTCTCCATTATTGGTGGTTATGGTATCTACTCCTTCTGCATGAGAATTATTGCTTTGCGCCGTTGAACTACTGCCTTCTGCATGAGAATTTTCTCCATACGCACAAGTTCTATAACCCTCTGCATGGGCACCATGAGCAAACGCTATTGTTCCACGTCCCTCTGTATGAGAACCAATTCCGCGTGATGCGCCATAATGACTAATTATTGTTTGTCGCTCTATATCTCTATCCAATGGAGCAGACAAAGTTAAGCAATAATCACCATCACCACTACTTTGACAGTCTGTAACAAAAACCACATCATCTGAAAAACTTTGTTTTATAGCTGCGCCATAGTGGATTTTGGTTACTGAATACAAAGATGTATCTCCCTGAGTATAATTGCGTGAAACCGCCATTTGATAGATAATACCATCTCCTTCCGCATGAGCGCCACTTTCTTCTGCAATTGTGCTATCACCCTCAGCGTGGGAAAACCATCCTATCGCTTTTGTAACACCACCTTCTGCATGGGCACCACGCCCCATAGCTACAGACTCATAGCCTTCAGCGTGTGCCCCCTCCAAATGGGTTTTAGTCCTTACCCCTTCTGCAAATCCTTTAATGGCACTGCTTGCCCCATTCATAACATATCCATCTTCCCCTTCTATCTTATAAATAGGCTTATTGATTAATTCTTCATAATCATTTGTGCCACCAGAACCACCACTTACACCCACAATAAGTGCATTCAAATTCGCAAAAGCGGCATTGCTGGATGCTACTTTAGTGTAATATTTGAACAATCCAGATTGTAAGCGATAAACATAGATATGTGAATCGTTTGATGTTCTTGCCAATAGTACATTGTTGATTGTCTGACTATTTATTTCAACACTTGCAACATATTTGAAAGCCATAGGGCGCTCGTCAGTACCAACAAATACGCCAGCAGTTCCATCTACCCAAGAATCACCAGTAGCGCCCTGAAGCTGCTTTACTAAGGCATATCTTCCTAATTCAAACTTGCTACGAGCTTCATTAGGAAGGGTTTCAGAATCCATTTGAGCATAATATGTGAACGTATTGCCTGAAATCGTATATACAATATACAAGTCAACATCTACAACCTTGAATGCTGCATAAGAAGTATTATTTCTGGCATAAGTACACATGCTTGTAACTTTATCACCATACACATATTTCTTATTTACATCATAAGTAAATGACAATGCAACATTATCGCTCATCATATAGTCAACCAAGTCAATGGATTCACCTAAAGTAGGTTCTTCTGCTGGCACAAGACTATCTATGCGATCTTCAAGCTGCTTAATTTTCCTACCAGTACTGCCTGATGGATGCTGACTGGCTGGAATATTATCAGTATATGGAACGTTATCGGCATTTGTAGGGCCAACAACAGGTACGACATTTCCATTAGCATCCAAACCTTTACCCTGATTAAACAAAGTATTCAGTTCAGATTGCTTCTTATTCCTTAACTGGTCATCTATTATGTCTTTGGCATAACTATGGTAGGTTCCAGTTCCAGGCTTGAGAACTCCAGGTACTTTTATTTGTTCTGCCATATTATTTTACATTAAATATCCATGTTCCAGGTGCAAGAGCATCATTGCTTCTCCAGTATTTGAGATTATTTCTTGTACCCCTTATAGAACCAGCCACACCAATTTCAAGACCTCCAGATGTCTTTACCGATGAAACATTATAAGGTGTGCAAATCCATAGATAAGCATCTGTAGCAGCATTATTGGTAACACTCTTATTATTCATTGTAGCATTACCAAGTAATTGCTTTGTACCACCAAGCGTAACATTCTGATAGTTAGACTCAACAGAGAAGAATATGTACGTTGGATATACATAAGTAATACCAACACTATGAGAATCTGACATACCAGCAGCATACACAACAACGGCAAATGATGTGGTATCTGAAACGCTTCTTACTACACTTCCAGCAGCAGCGTTTACTTCCTCACCATTAATTGTAACTTTTGTAATGGATACTGGTTGATTATCTACCTTAGCATTAGCCCAAGAGATAGTAACATTAACTGATCCCGATCCCTTTTCCTTATAGCCTGTTGGTGAAATGGATACCGTAGCTGTCATTGGGAATATCTTCTTTTTAATCGCTACAATATCTGTTTCATTCTGATCTATTGTATCTATCATAAGATTCAATCTTTCAGATACATCAATATCTCCAGTTGCAAATCTTGTTATTTCCATATTTATTTAATTTTAGCTGTATCCAATGGAACCTCATCTACAATATACCATTCAATTATAGGTTCTGAGGTTATAAGCCCCTGAAGGTCAGGATTATTGTTGTTCGTGTAGAACTCATCAGCATATATCCTGCTTGTTGGATATGCAATACCATTTATCCCCCTAATATCAAGGATATGGAAATGGATAAGTCCTTCACCGTATATCTTAATCTCATGCTTGCCAGAAGACTTATAAACATGCTCTATTGTTATGTCATCTTCAGGCTCTATAACATCGACATCGCTAAAGTCACCCCAGTCTATATAAATTGTACCAGAAACAAGCTGACACCTGAAAGTTGACATAATTCCAGTTTGATCCACAATCATTATAATAGACTCAGGATTTATAACTGGAATTTCTATATAGTGATCTCCGTTTGCAAATGGTGTGTTTGACTGGGAAGCATTGTCAATTACATTGGTATTAATATTGATCCCTTCATGATATTTCAATATTATACCCCTGGATATTTTAGTATCCATAGTAAGTTGCTTGCCTTCCAGTTCACTCGGCCCATATTCAGTAATGTCAATAGATGTGTTACATACCAGAAGATCCAGTATGCCTTCGATACTTCCATATAGTATCAAGCAAATATCGAATATGTTCTGTCCTGACCTTGTTGTATATGTCTTCATTACTTTAGTGGTAATATATTGTACTGAACACCGAGTGTTATTCCCACGCTATTGTTAATGGGATCATACCCAGCAGATATGCCAAGCCCCCATCTCGTAGGCTTGTATCTGGTTTCAGTAATTGTTTTGGTTATTTCCCTGTTCCTTACAATTATGCTGTCAAGGGATATATGGAATCCTGAGATGACAGCTTTGTAAGTGCTATCCGAATATGTTTTTTGTGAGATTGGAACTGAGACTTCTACAGAGTCTATTTTATATATGGTATCTGTTCTCACTTCAGTATTTGTTACTGGAAGCTTGACAGTTTCGTATCTTTTGATTATGCTATCACATGGGATAGGGTAAATAATTGTGTCATATACGGTTATTGTATCGTAAGTTACGCTGACATTTTTAGGTTGCATAAGGTGACGTGTAATTACTCCTATTGTTGATATTAACAATAGTACCAATATTAGCCACCATATTATCCGTTCCTTATTTCCCATTCTTTGAACTACCCTTAGTAAATATTGTTTCAATGCCAAGTAAGGTGCCAGCAAGTGCCATGAAACCATAAGTAGCCTCAAGCATCTGACATTGCTTAATGGTGCAATACACATAGGCAAAACAGAGCATTCCTACGATCATAAAACCGCAGAAACGTTTGGAGCTGTATCCTCCCCTACCCATCATTGATTTGAAAAACTCTTTCATATTGCTGTTTTCTAAATAATAGACACTTGTTTAATTGCTGCTCAACAAGTATTTGTGTTTCATTTTCTTTGTATTCAATATAAAACAATAAAGAGATGTCATCAGACACCTCCTTATTATTTAGATTATTGTGCAAATTTGTCCTGTAAGGCATACAGAGAAGTACTTTATGCTGTTCTTGTCTATGTGTGTCATATTAACTATTAGAGAATAAAATACTTCTGTCAGAACCACAGCCTATTCTTGTAAAGAATATACCCTTATCATTAAGTGTAACTATGTCAAATGCCTGTTCATCCAATGTTCCTGCTGTTGCGGATGGGCATATAGCATCTCCATTTGGATAGCTCTTGTAGCCTCGATCTGCTCCGTCAGTCATTACAACAATATGAGCAATATCCTCAGTCTTACTGATTGAACTTCCATTAGTTACATTTGCCAATGTTTCTAATGATGTCTGTGCTTTAGCCATAATATCCCAATGCACATCGCCACCTATACAGAATACGATGTTAGCGGTTGGAGCTTCGCTGTAATCATATACCTTCGTTTTGGTGGCAGTTCCATCCCAATCTCGATATGTTATAGATGGTGAAACAGTCTTATGGATAAATGCTCTGAGCATTTTTGAAACCTGTTGCCATGAACCCTTCCAGACAGGCTCAGTTAGGTTATACATAGTTTGCTCATCTACCCTGTAATATTTATTACCTATTACATTATGTCCACACACCACAACATTATATCCATTTGGTACAGTCATAAGTGCATGATACAAGAAATCCATTTGCAAGTATGGCGCACCTGTTTCAGACTGAGCGCCCTCACCTATCTTTGTGTATATTAATCCTACATCGCCTGGCCAACCAGTATGTAGAACTATGAACCTTGTAGAGATAGTGGTATCGTCATAATAGTAGTGCATTTTCTTCCATGCTTCGTACTCGGCCATTTCACTTGCTGACCAACCATAAGTGGCAATCCTTTCATCATACAAGGTATCGTAATGAAGCTCATTAATATTATATCCGTTCATCGCTTCCTGTACGAACTCATAAGGAAGAGGCTCATGTCCTGAACTTGCATTGTGGTCATGGTCTCCGCATACTTGCTTGAAGTCAGAACCAATTCTGAACACATAATCCTCATTGAAATCAAGCCATTGTTTTGCAGCCGCTTCTTTAGTTGTTGCCTCGTTCTCTACATCACCACCATGAATTATAGTCTTGATGTTCATTCTTCGCCTAATATAGTCGAGGAGTGCTGCTGAATGTTTCTTGTTCAAGGTGTAATGTACGTCTGTGATGAAAATGAAATGCTTGCCTTGCGGTACAGAATGAATCTTATTCTCCAAATAGGTATCGTACCACATTCCATTGCCATACCCAGAACCAAACCAATAGGACGGTATCTCATCCATGTAATTGAGGACACCGAGAGAAAGGGCTGATGATGCACCAGATATTCCATTAACTTTATGTTCGAGTACATCTACCCTTTCTTCAAGCTCTTCCAAAGGATTGTCTGTGGTATAGCGATGCACCTCAACTACAAGATTTGTATCATCTTGTCTATTAATGCGTCCACTAAATACATAATACCCTTCTGTTTCGATTGTGCCTAAGAATGATGTTGTTGCAGCTACGACTGAATCTACTCTATTGCCTGTAATGCTGTTAGACATAGACAAAACGGAAATACCTGTACCTCCAGTTGAACAGGTGATAACATCACCAACTTTAAGTAGGAATGGTTTAGTTACAATACAGTTAGCTGCTGATAGTATTCTTCCATCAGTATGTACGTAGTAACCTGTCTTAGAGCCTTCTACGGCAATATCTGCAAGAGTATATACAGTTTCAACCACTACAGGCTCACCACCTCCACCGTCACTTGGGGCGTACAACACCTTACCATTAATAGAGGCGATAGGAGTACCCTCAGTCAATATCGGATTGACATTGACTTGGGGTAACTGTAAAGGTGTGCCATCACTTCTATAAATATTGTCTGCCATAATTATCTATCTTTAGGAATTACCATTCAGACCACAATTTAATTCTACTTGATTCTATGCCACTCCATACACTTGCTGCTGCATAAGCTGCTTGAGCAGTTGCATCAGGAACGTAAAATACCGTTGTAGATGGGAAAGTATCATCTACTATTGTAGGCGGTGTTGCTGGCATCTTAACCTTAGCAAGATTAGTGCAACCATTAAATACCTTAGTTCCTAATGACGTAACTGTGGATGGTATTTCCATAGTAGTCAAGCCTGTGCAACCTCTGAAAGCATTATCACCAATTGATGTTACACCGCTTGGTATAGCGGATATAGTGATAAGTTTGCAACCATAGAATGTAAGATTGGCGATTGACGTAATTCCCGATGGTAATGAGCTGAATGTTACTTTGGTGCAATTATAGAATGCCGAACCTGCGATTGAAGTCAGTGTACTTGGCAATGTGTTACAAGTGATATTTCCACAATTATAGAACGCTTGGCTACCAATGCTCGTCAAGCCTGTCGGCAGTGAGGATAGTGCCAAAGCAGTACAACCATAGAATGTGGCAGTACCTATTTCTGTCACTCCGTTTGGTATAGATGAGAAGTTGACTTTGGTGCAATTCTTGAAAACATTGCTACCTAATGTCGTTAGATTAGGAGGTAATGTGATACTACCAAGTTCTGTGCAATCCGTAAATGCCAAGCCTCTAATATCCGTTATAGTAGAAGGGAATTTGATACTTGCAAGATTGCTGTCTCCCTTAAATTGTTCAGAGGAAATGTAGGTCAAGCCTGTGAAGTTTTCCAACTCATTGAATGAAGTGATAGTTGTATTGTTCTTCAACGCTGATGGCAATGCTTCTGCTGCTGCTGCCTCTTCAAAGGAAATTTCGCTGTCACCACTCGTATTAATGGTTGCATCCGCAACGAGAATAGCCTTGACTGCCGAATCTGTAAATGTGATATACTGAGCTACTGGTGGCGAATAAGACTGGCTTACAACAGATGAATTTGTCATGCCACTCTTCATCGCAATAGCTTTGATTGTGCAAGCATCCGATAACGTGATAGGACTGCTGTATTGAGCGCTGCTTGCTGTCGGTGTAGTTCCATCTAATGTGTAATGTATAGTTGCACCCGATGTCGCGCAAGTTATAGTTGCAGAATTACCGCTAATACTTATCACAGGCGCAGCCACAACGGATGGTGTGTAGCTTTGACTTGCAACAGATGAATTGCTCATTCCACTCTTAACCGCGATAGCTTTAATTGTGCAGGCACCAGACAATGTAATAGGGCTACTATATTGAGTGCTACTTGTTGTTGGTGTATTACCATTAGTTGTGTAATATATAGTTGCACCGCTTGTAGAGCAACTGATTGTTGCGGTTGTGCCACTTATAGAAATAGTAGGTGTTGCAACCGTCTGTGTAGGAACAGGTTGTTCACCTACCGCATCAATCAACAAGTTAATCCTATTAACAAAAGCATTCAAGTGTTCAGCCGAAATCGTTGTTTGATTGTCGGTAAACGAATAGTTTAATTTTGGAATATTTGCCATATCTTCTTATTTTTTAATTAGTTCCACATATTGCTTGACCACAAATTGCTTGACCGCACTTAGCTGTAGTTGAACTGCTTGATATTCTCAACAATTCGAGATGATCATTAAGTTCTGCTGGTGACACAAAAGGGGTGCCAGAATGAAACACAACACCTTGTATCATTAACTGCATACAATCAATCATGGCATTTAATTTACTCTCAATACTGCCAGAATTATAATTAACCTTAGTGTCTCTACCAGTTATTTGCTGATTGATGGGTTTACCATCCATGCCTATTTGACTTGCTTGAGTAACAAATCCACCAGGATTTTCTAACTCAAAGGCCACTTGTTCTTTCTTTGTTGCCATAACCGTCTAATTTAATTAGTTATCTCAAATGTCCATGCGGCAGCACCATAAGGAACGATTACATATTTGCAGCTTACCGTACCAGTGCCATTAACTCGATTGATAGTAACCGTATCAACTGTGCATCCACTTATAGGATTGCCCGATTTCGCATTTTTGACTATGAGATTAATATTTGTATTTGGAACTACAAACACATAGCATTTATTGGCTGCGAGATCAGTTGCCGACATTTTGGTAGAACGACTTAATTGCTTAGTCAAGGTGCCATTTTCACACAATGTCTTTACCTGTGCCTTTGTCGGCTCGGTTGTGCTATTAATTACACCATAATAACGATAATTCATAAAGTCGAATACTTGATTAGGAGCATCGACTGTCTGACCACCTTGCGAAACAGAAATCTGGAATGTAGTTGTTCCACTTGTGATTTCAGAACCAATAATCGTCTTATGGTCGGATTGAACTTCGCCTTGTGAAGATGTGGTGTCGGCTAAGGATGACACATCAGTCCCATTTCTTAAAATACTAAGAACAATGTGTGGGGTTTTACGAGTACCTATCTCAAAAGTTCCAGCATTACTTTCAGCAATAGTTACCTGTACTGGGTATATTTCTCTTGCTATTTCCGCAAAAGCCTGTTGAGCATTAACTGCTGTAAGTCCTGTTCCTGAAGCAATATTAACCAATACAGCAGCTTGCACTTCTCCATTGTGTAGAGCCGCTTCATTGATAGTATCTTGCAATCCTTCAGTTTTTTCTCTTTGTTCTCCTATTGAATGAGAACACTCTTTGAATTTACCATCAACGGATCGAAGAACAACATTTAGCGGCTGTCCATTTTCATCATACACTGTTGATGTATTGACTTTAGGAGAAAATGGTATAGCCCCCTTACCTTCAGTTATGGTGCTAAGTTGTTTTTCCTGTGCCATAATATTTTATGTTGTTTTTATTAATATTAGATTATTTTGGTAACTATAGACAACAATAAAGGGTGATAAAATAAATTATCACCCTTATAAGACTATGTAAGTTTATCTAATAAAGACTGCATCATACTTTCAAGTTTGGAAAGTCTGGCATCATTTTCTTGTCTTTCTCTAAACACATCGTCAAGTTCTGAGATTGTCTTATTGCACTTTTCAAGTTTGGATCTTGTATCATCAATAGAAGATAATAGCTGTTCACATTGAGACTTTATAGCCTTAGCCTCATTTAGAATATATTCCTTTGAGCAACTTATAACCAGAGATCCACAATATGTTACTGATGATCCTTCAGGTGCAACATAGGTTATTCCTTTTCCATCAACCAATGCGGTGACATCAACAACTTGCTGAGGTGTCATGTTTATTTTTGTATCTATGTGTGGTGCTGAAACATGTGTTATGTTTCCACGCTTTACCTCCATAGTGTCTCTGTTCATTATAAACAGCTCATTCCCTTGTTTCAGTTCTCTAAAATTCATATTTTATGCGTTAAAGTGTGATTTTTGCAGAAAACTTACAAAAATGAGGGTTTAATGCGATAAAAATACCGCACCAACCCTCAAGTAATGACAAAACTAACCAGCTACTGCGGCAGTCGTTGAACTTTTAAGCTGTGCAAGAATGGTTTGTGTCTGGATCTCCCTATCCTTGTCAGCAAGCTTATCCCTAAGTGACTGGGTTGTCTGCTCACAAATAGAATCAAGAATACGCTGTGTCTGTGCGGTATTGTTCTGAACGATAGCGGCAGTATTCTTCTCAGTCTGGAAACCAAGATTGGTCATGCTTGCCTGCAATCCGCTATACATCTGAGAAAGTTGAGACTGGAGAGCGTTTACGGACTGACATGTCTGTAACTGCTCTGCTGCATGGTTCATGTCAATCTTAGAACCAAGAATATTGGTCTGTCTCTCAGTTGCAAGCTGCTCCTGATATGTACCGTTCAGGATTTCACGCTGTGTTCCATTGAAGCCCTCAAGAATAGAACGCTGAGTATCATTGAAGCCTTCCATTACCATTGTCTTCATAGAGCAACAGCAATCACAAAGCTGGCGAATAACAGCATTGTCACCAAGAGCAACAGCATTCTTAACAGACTCGATACCAAGGCCAATCTGACCACCAACTTGCTGGATAGATGAATTGATGAAGCCAATACCTTGCTGGATAGTACTGATGTCAGTGTGGAAGATACCAGCAAGCTCACGAACCGCATCCTGATTGTTGTTAATTGCAGCAAGGACGGTGCTGTTGAGCTGATTCTGATTAACGGTATCCTGAAGTGTTGCAAGAGCGCGACTATTGTAGTCAACACCCACCTCAGTACCATTCTGACCATTACCGTTCATGTTCTTCATGACGTACATCATCATCATGTAAGCCCAAGGATTGTTCCACATACCATTTACACCACCGCCATTGGCCATCATAGCGGTCATCAGAGCATTGTTATTGTCACCTCCGCAACAATAGATTTTCTCTGGAGTTTCTACTTCTAATGCCATAAAGATAAGTTTTTAGAGTTTCTTCCGATATTGGAATTGCCACAAAGATACTTTATGAAATGACAATGCCCTAATATTGGAATTGATAAAATATGGGTAGGCAAAAGCACACTCTTACCTACCCTATTTGATATGTAGTTACATCAGCTAAGATGATTTAATGCCCTGCAACACTACTAACTGCCACATACCGTTCACCTTACTCCTGACGATGCCCCCTACCTATCTTCGGCTGATCTGCTTATCCCTATGTATATAGATTGAGGCAAACTCTAAGCCTTGGGCTTCACCTGGAAGTTATCTCTCTGTGACAGAATATCGTAGGCAAAAGTACTACTGAATGAGAGAGTGCCCTAAAAAGGGAAATGGTTTTTCATGGATTATAAATGATATTGTGTCACCAGTTTTTATATATAAAAGATAAAAATAAAAAATAGGCAATAAAAAATTTTTAGTAATCTTAAAAATATCCTGAATTTAGGAAATAAAAATATGGGAACGATTAACATTCCCATATCTCTTTATGCTTTAATTTCCATTCAATAATATCCATCCAATTGTATGTCTTATTGTGTGCAAAGTCCTTCTTGCATTCTGGAAAATCATCGTATTTATCCTTCCAATGCGATAATGTCCTAACGTCACGCTGAAAGTATTTGGCTACCTGTTCACGCGTTGCACCTTTTATGCAATGTGCGCCTATAATGGATTTAATAACGTCCTTTAAGGAATTAAAAAGACTTTCTTTTAATCCGCAAGGGTTTTCCGTTATCATGATATTGACAACGGCAAGCTCCATTAGCAACTCTTCTTTGCTATTATTTTCCATATTACAAGACTAAATATTATTATACCTATAATTGCAAAAATACCTACCATTGTTTGTTTGCCGATACCTAACATAGCATATAATGTTTCTGGTTTTGTAACTATGCAAATAGAAACACAATAGTTATATAAGATACAGCTTCTATGAATCCAACATAATCCAAAAGCTTTAGAAAGGATGATTCTCAATACAAATGCAAAGCTGAAAAATACTATGAACATCCAGGGCACATAATACCCTAAGAATGTCAAAACACAATATGAAAGTGAAATAAAAGCCAAACCAAATATACCATATTTAGTTATCAGTTTTAGTTGCAAAAATTTTTTGTATGTATTGTTTATGTTCATTGTGTAAGTTTTATTGTGCAAATATACAAAGAAATATCGAAAAACATCACTTTACCAATGTATTTTTAATATCTTTTATGTAAAAAGCCGCCACCATAAGGTAGCGGCATGTTAGCAACCAATACACTTAGTACATCATCGCCCTGATGTATTTCCAGATTTTTCCAGAAGGGGCATCCTCATCATCAAAAAAGAACATATAGGCAATCTCCAAAACATCCTCATCTTCAAAAGCCTTACCAAAGTCATTTGCGCAGGCATTGTAAGCGACATACTTGTCCCAATTTGTAGTCTCTGCTGGGAAGGTTTTATTCTTTGTTGCTGCCAGTATCTCATCTAAAGTCCAGAAGGCTCCATGACGAAGCTTGCCATCCTTATCCGTACAGTGCATACTATTAACATCATACTCAGCAAATTCCTTATCGTAATGTGGCCCATATAGCTCCTCGTGTGTATCTCTAAGCAAATTCCAATACAAATCTGGATGCTCGTCCTTGATAGTGTCTAAAACACCATCTATTCTTGCGATACTTGACCACATCACCTTTTCACTCGTAACACCTTTATTTCTGGCGTTTTCAATTATTGTTCTATAATCCATACCGTTAAGTTTTTAATTAATACTGAGTACAAATATAATACAATCAAGTCCAACGCCCTAATTAAAGACATAAAAAAGAGCGCAGCTATTAACTGCGCCCTAAAAACTATATATGAGAACAAACCGTTTCCTACAAAAGAGAAATAAGATATGCTGCCAAAATATGTAAGCCATAACCAACAACACATCCCAATCCATCAAAGAAAAGGTCAACCCAGCACCAATGGCCGTAACTTTTCTTATCATAATATTCTTTGGTAAATGAAGCGCCTATTGCTATTGCAACCCCATAAGTGCCTATCAATGAAAGCAGAAGACATACTGTAAAATGCTTCAATGAATTTCGATCTATATGTTTCATATCAATAAGTATTTTTGGATTCTTGAAATATTGTCGTTTATCTGTGGAAAATCATTTCCATTATTGTTTATTTCGGTTGTTTCCACCGCAATCTTCTCAGCCATATCTATCAAATCAGATTCAGTATAATCCTCAACATTTAATGTTTCTGATACATCTTGTGTGGTATTTGCTTGATTAAATTCAACCGTTATATTGCCTGTATCTGCATCAAAATCAGCATTATAGACATCCTTACCATCATTGCTAAATTCATTGACAATTTTCTGTCCCAAATCAGTTAATGAAGGTACTGAATTAACATACTTAGAAACGTCAATCCCGACTGTTGGGTATCTATAATTTTGTCCTGGGGCACAAAGAGCAAGCAATTGTGCTTCTTGATCCTGAGATTCATTAGATGTAAAATCAAGCTCATCAGCATTGTACAAATAGGCATATAGAGCTTCATCGTCTTCTTCTTGCGCTATCTGTATCATATATTTACCAGAAATGTTTATTATTGGAAATTGACAGGCTTTTACGTCACGTTTCTGCCCATCCCAGAATTTAGTCTTGACTGGATATTCTACACCATCAAAAACAATCTTTACCTTTAATACAGAAGGGTGATATTTTGCTGTAAAATATATATTTGATGACTCTAACGGAACATATACCGAAGAATCTGCAAACACATAAGAAGGTCTTTCTTCTGTATCTGTATATACATTCTCAACATTTTCATTATCTTCAGGTTCTATATTTAGATAACAATAATCATTATCGTCAGAACCCCATGAAGCTCTTCTGAACTTTATGTATTTGTTCTGATTAGATAATATCAGATCGCGTTCTTGTATGTCGAGTAATATATCTTTCATATTGTCTTTATTATTAATAGTCTTATTCCAGATATGACTTCTGAGACAGGTCGTTAGCTAATTGACTGGCTATCTTTGTAAATGGTGCCTGATTAGCTACAAAACCAGCTCCTTGTGGGGTTGATATAGCCATAGTAGCGATTGCCTGGCAAAGATCCTGTAAATGACCTATAAGCTTATCTCCCAACACCATTTTCTGCTCACCAGAATTATGCTTAACGGTATCTCCATCTATTTTAATATTCTTACCGCTTACTCTGACAGTACCATCAGCATCCAATGAAATAAAACAAGATACCTGACCATTTCTCACGACAGTATGAACTACCTTGTCTTTTTCATATAAGGTATTTGATGAATTTCCTGTATTTTTCAGCATTCTTATATCGCTAAGTTCCTCTTCAGGTTTTGCCATTTTAGCGGTTTCATCAACGCCTATTGTTACCCTATCATGACTATGAAGGTGCATTATCTTAGCCCTTGAATATGCCACTATAAATTCCCTGAATGGACTTATAGGTTCTGTGTTAATAACAACATCAGACAATAGCATTGGTACAATATACATACCATTATCATCGCCTGGAACAGCAGATATTTGAACACCCTCATGAAAACCTTCAGGATAATCTATTACAGGATCATAACCAAATTCCTGAACATCTACCGTACCATAAAGAGGATCATTTTGATCATCATGTATATATGAAACATAGCCATCAATTTTTTGAGTACCGATAGGGGCACCCTTTCTATTTGACAACTTTTTCTGAGCTATTGTTTGAACCGCCTTTGCAAAGTCATCTGTATATTTCAAAAGCTCATCTTTGAATACATTTTCTGCCATATTACTTAATGGTTATCGGTTGATCTTTTGGAAACTTAGCAAGTCTATAAGGTATGCTTAATTCCCTTCTAAAACCTCCTGAAACACTGAACTTTGTATTAACCTCAGAAACAAAATAGAAGCCATTTCTTTCTGGGTGTCTCATATCTAATAATCCTACGGTATCCGTTGGTTTTATATATCTGTCACCAAATATAGTAAGCTTTCCAGATACACCATTAGGATTGAACTTCTCATAATAAGCCTTGCCTTCACTTATCAGCTTATCTTTTGTTATTGGGTTTGTTGGTGAAATATAGCTTACTTTATTATAGTCTGAAAGATCTATTTTAGGTGGGTGTTGCATCTTTACACCTTGAACACTGGCAGTCTTATCAGTTGTTTTTCTACCAGTCCTTGCCTGAATATTATCTCGCTCGTTAATAACATCCCAGTTATCATCCTTATCCTTTCTAATAGTAAACTTAATATATGTGCCATTCGCCTTCATGCCACTACATTCAATAGCAAGGTATCGCTTATCTCTTTCAACAACATCAAGAGAATCATTAGCAACATCCCAATCAAATTGAATAATATGAACGCCAGCTTGAGCCTGAACGACATTTCCATTCTTACCAAAATTAAACCCTGAAGTATAAACTCTGCCTACTCTGATTGTTCTAAAATTATCATTTTCATTCATATAGGCATACAAGCCACACTTAGACCACTCATCAAGAATGTCAGCAACAACAAGGTCATTTGTCATATTTACCCTGCCGACATTTATCTTTGCTGCTTTTGTATCATCGTCAATCTTCAGCCCTGTTCCTTTTAACAGCTTGAATATACCATCATCACAAAGATAATCATTAACGGTATAGTTCTTCTTAGCCACATTATCAGGACATGAAAAGGTCTTTAGAATAGACATCATATCCTCACACTGAAGAATTAGAGGTGTGCTTACGGAACACTTAGATACAAAACCTGAGAACTCCAGGTGTCCTTGTATCTTTCCACTCTTATACAATGTATATTCATCTTCAGAATAAGCATAAGCAAGACGAATCTCAATCCTATCTCCTGTACTTATCATCTTAGGCTTAAACTCCTGTTCTCCATTTCTACCAACAATAATAATACCATCATCCTTACGAAAAGCATTTATTACATTGGTTGCAGAGCCTGGAACTATAACCTCACCATAATTGGTGGATTCTATCAGAGATGTTTCCTCTTTTGCATCCGTATTGTTTCCTGTTGATACCTTTTCATCTTTTTTTGTATCGCTTATTCTTTGTCCTACAACAGTGCCTCGCGGAAACTTTACGGTTGCTTTCTGGATAATTTTCTTATATGATTTCTGAATATCTATGGATTCAACCTCGGTAAGACGAATATAGTCTTTAGGTGTCCACCAGTCTTCCTTAGTAGCTCTCCATATCTTAATCTCACAGAACATAATAGCAAGGAGATCATCATTGTGTCCCCTTACTATATATTTCGGTGTCTGTCCGTATGTTTGTATATTGTTATAATCTGGCATATTAGATATGGATTTTGTTGATAGCGGCATTGATACCAGTATCAAGAACTTCAATAACAGAATACGCAGTACCCTCAGCCTTTGCATTGAACCACTTAGTCCAAGCATCCTCTTCATCAGATGTCTGCATATTAAATATAATGTCATCCAAGTATAGCGTATCATCGGTAATTTCAATTTCATGTCTTGGTTGGATACCTATTGCATTGAATGAATAGTCCACCTGAGACTTTGTTCCTTCCAATGGTGTAATGCTAAAATCAAGTACAAGTATCTTTTCAATACCAAATTGATCAAGGAGAATATTGTTGATTTCAATAAGTCCTTTGTACTGCATTATCTGGATGAATTTCTGTACCTGTTCTGTAGGAAACACCTCAGCCATTCCTGAAAGTATATGACCTGATACTGAGAACTTTATATCACCATTAGATGCAAGCTCCTTACGAGAATAGTCTCTGCCGACAACTGGTGTTATAATTGTATTCTTATTGCTCTGAAAAGTTATCATTGAGGTAGCATCGCTCCAGACAAGATACTTAGACTCAAAGGTTGACTCTATATCTTTATTATTACCTACGGATACTGATACCGTATCATAGTGTGAAACATAATTTTGATACCTTGTGTATTTGACATTGTAGTTTGTTGGTATTTTCAACATCAAACCATCACTACAACTATTTCCATAAGTATCCTTACATTCAATTGTTCCAAATTTATTTTTTTCATCAACAATGGGGACTGTCATCACACCATAGTTACGTATCTGAAGATTACCACTACTTACCAGTTTGGTTTTTCTACGATCCTTAACAAGATTGACATATTCCTCTTTTCTTTGTTTTTGAAACTTATCCCTAACCGCTTTGTACATGGCATTCTTCAATTCTGTAGAAGCATACTGAAGGGCAGAATCCACCAATACTTGAAAGAATGATCTGTTATCTCTCCTATAGTAGAATCTGACTTGCCTCTTACCATTGATGATCTCATCCATCTTATTACTAAGAGTGCGTATGGCATAGCCTGATACTATGTCATACGCATAATTTACAGTTGGTATAGCGGTTACGGATAAGTTCTGGAATAATGATGCCATAATTATTATCTTTCTTAATAATAGGTTTTCCTACATAGCCTATCCGTTATGTTCTGCGACGATTCCAAATTCAGAAGCTGCTTGTGCAAACATCAAATGAAGACCTTCAGCCATCTGTCTGCCAACGGATTCTGCAATACCCTTTTGATCCAAACTATTGACTTGAGTATTGTCGAATTTAACAAGATTATCAATATCAAAGATAATCTGCGTTGGACGAGCCTGATGATTGTTGTATTTAGAATCGTATGCAGACTGATCTGAAGTGCCTGGAGGGGTAATGGATGTATTCTTTTCAGGAGCAACTATTTTATGTCCCTTTTTATCATATCCCCATTTTTTCAATAGTGCATATAGATTGTCAATATTTTGCTGTGTTAAATCCTGCCCCCTATCTCCTTTTCTTGATCTTATCCATTGCATTATATTCTTTACCATTGACTCGCGCTCATCAGCATTCTCTGAAGCCATACCAGTAAAATGCTTTTGTGAATCTTTGATTTTGTTAGCTACGGATTGGATAGAGTTAGAAGTATATGATAAACCGTTACTATCAAATGGTGTAAGATTCTGAAGTAATGGAAGGTATCTCGCTACCAAAGTTGCTATTTCAGGAATCTTATCCATATTTTCATTATCAAATATATTGTCAAGTGCATCATACATGATTTGCTGTTGTTCAGCCAATGTAAAAGGAATACTTTCATTAAATTGTTTAGCCATTGCAAGCCAATCAACTTTATTATCCTTACCAAGTATAAGAGAACCTGTTTTACCTCTCCAAGATACAGATTGTGCCTTTAACAATGTTGTTGACAGTTCCTTGATGCTATCTGAGGAAATCTTTCCTTTTTGTTTAGATAACTCATCTATTAACTCCATTGCCTTAGTGTAATTCTGAATAGGAATATCCATCTTGTCAGCTATTTCTTTCAGATAATTAAGCTGAGCATACATAAACTCAAATGTTTTGTCTGCATTTTCAAGCTTTGAAAGTTCCTCCGCATTCTTATTCATGCTCAACATGCTCTTGGCATTTGTTGGAACCTTAAACTGATCAAGAATTGCACGAACTTGTTTCAGATCACCCTTTGACTGAGCCTCAAGAATAGCCCTGGCTGCTTTCTGAACATCGTCTTGCTCTGTGGCAAATTTAGCCCATTGAGCAACAACAGCAAGTCTTTGAGCATTTTTGCTGCCCTTTTCATTTTTTACCGTAGCACCACCAAACAAATCATGTGGATCCTCATAATTTGACATTGATGTATAATCTGGTGTACGTTTCAAGAATGTCTCTATTGTTCCGCTTGGTAAATATTTACCATATAATGAAACATAGCTTTTAACAATTTCACTTGGTAATAATTTACCTGTGTCATTCAATATACCCTTTGTATATTCTGTTGGAAGGGTATAAGATGTTGGGGTAGAAGACATCTCTCTTTGATACCCAGAATTAATTACACTAAAACCACCAATAGCATTACCCATATTAATAAGATTTTCCCTATCTTTAGATAATGCGTCTGACATTTTCTGATAGTTTATTATTGCTACCTCATGTTGTCTGTTTACTTCTTTTACATGTTCATAAACTTTGTATAAAGTTACACCTAATGTTACTAATCCTGCGGTAACAGCACCCACTGGACTCATTAATAGGCCTATTCCTTTTGCAAGATAAAGACTTAATGATTGGAAAATTTGTTTGATACCATTAATGCCACTCCATGCCCCCATAGCTATGCCAGATTGTAAGGCAGCGCCAAATGCTCCCCCATATCCAAATTTTCCCCTTGACATTCCACGAAGAAGAACATCATTACCAATAGTTCTCGTAGCGTGTCTTTTTGCTGCTGCTGCGAATATTGCATCTTTACGTGCTTTTTTCTGTGCAGCTTCAGCTACATCAGCAGCTCTCATCATTTTATTTGCCTTAGCAAACAATTCTCCTCTTCTTTTATCGTCAGGAGAAAGTCTAAGAGCTAATGTATTATATTGGCCAGATTTTCTTCTATATGTATCTGCCAATGAAGTTATTGCTGTACCACCATACAATACGGCATTACTATTGTTTGCATACTGATAGAATGGCATAACCCTTGTAATACCAGCAGTATTGTAATATCTTGGGATTCTATTTGAAGGACGTAATGCGTTTGTTTCTCTTCCTGCCTTAACAAGCATATTTCTCATTTGAAGCCTTGCTAATTGTGCGCTTGGAAGACTTGCATTTCCATTGTAAAAACGCGCAATATTATTTGCAGTAAGAGCGCCAGTACCAACAGCCATAGTTCCATAAGCTGCTGGATCAAAATTTTTATAAATTTTTGTTAAACTCCTTACACGATCTCTACCCATAGCATAAGAAGACATATTATTTGGCCAATTTGCAGCCCTATATGCCATCATATCCTGTCTTATACTTTCTGGTATTCTTTTTCTTCCACCTTGAATATTAGCAAGAACAAGACCACCATTATCAATATTTGATTGTGCAATTCTACTGACACCAATACCATTGGCCGCAATAGGCAAATATCCTCCCATACCTCTTGCAAGACCGCCAGATACAGTGGTTGATACTCCTAATAATCCCAATAATGTATTTTTTAATGTTGCTATTGCGCCAGTTACCTGTATAATAGGTGTAGCAAGGAAGCCTAATTGTGTAGCCCATAACTGGAAAGAAATAAAGAATTTTACAACACTTGGTGCAAAATTATATATTCCCAACCATATTTTAGCAACACTTCCGAAAACTTCAATTAAACTTTTTGCCAAAGAATAAATTTCCTTGAGAGTATTGGCAGCCTCCTTAGAAGCAAGCCAATCCCTCAAATTACGAAGCATATCTTTAATAGTCTCGACAAATTCATTCACAGTATTAACACTCTGATCTGTGAATGTAGATGTTACCTGTGCCCAGAGACCTGAGATAGTATTCTTCTTCTCATCGGCAATAGTCTGTGCAACACCGTTAGATTCGCGGTTACTTTGTGCAAGATTGATAGCCTCACCAAGATTCTCAAGCAAAGCAGCAGTACCAGCACCAGCAGTTGTTCTGAAGAGAGACATCACCTCAGCACCCATTATCTTTAACTGGTCAGCTCCAACCTTACTATTCAAATCCGTAGTACCAGTAATCTTTGCTCGGAGATCCTTCAGTATCTCAAATATGTCACGATTCCTGCCCTGATCATCCTTAGTATTGATACCAAGTCTCTTCCATTCAGCAGCCTGTTTCTTGTTAGGCTTGATGATATTCTGGTACATCATACGCAACGTAGTACCAGCCATAGAAGACTGAATACCAGCATTACCCATGACACCAACCATAGCGGCAGCATCCTCAAGGGATGTACCTGTAAGATGTGACATAGGGCCAGCGTACTGCATAGCCTCTGCCAATTGCATAAGATCAGTATTTGACTTTGTAAAAGTATTTGTCAAAATATCTGAAGTATGCCTCATATTAGCTTTCTTCTGAGCAGCACTAAGTCCCTTCAACAAGCCGAAAGATGTCATAATATTGGTCATCTTATCAGCCGTTGTACTCATATCATTGTCACCAACAAGAGCAAGGTTAGCGATAGGGTTGGTAGCAGCATTAATATCCTCAATACCAAGACCAGCCATAGCCATAAAACGAGCAGCACCAGCAACCTCTGGGGCTGTGAACTTAGTCTCACGCCCTACCCTACGAACCTCTTCCTCCATAGCCTTGAAACGACCATTAAAGTTAGCGCCGCCATCATTAGTCTTCAGGATAGCTTGTACGGTCTTCATCATATTCTCGTATTCAGCTACCTGATGGAAAGAGCTTGTCACAGCCTGCATTACACCACTGACAGCGAACATCATACCCATACCCTTGGCCATATCAAGAGCCATTGGGGTACGAGCGCCAAATGAGGTGTTTCCTGTAAATGGATACCAAGACTTACGCATTCTGGTGTATATATCACCTCTGCTACCAGGAGGAATAGGCCCATTAGGGCCTCCAGGAACATAACGCTGGGCATTGGCTCTCTGTTGTGCTATTCTCTGAGCCTTAGCCTGCTCTCTTGCCTGTCTTTGAGCAGCCCTTTCCTGCTCCTTTATAAGTCTTTCTTGAGCCTTAGCCTGTTCTCTTGCAATTCTTTCCTGCGCCTTTTGGCTTTCCCTTGCAAGTCTTTCTTTTTCCTTTATTTCAGCTCTGTTGCTCTTCTCAATATCACGCATTACAGAGTCAGTAACCCTCTGCTTATTTGCTTGATGTTGTTTTTCTATCCTTTCTGCCTGCTTGTTGGCTTTATCCAATGATGTCTGGCGAAGTTGGCGTTGACGATAATTTTCAGAAAAATTCTGAAGTCTTTCTGCTCCAGCCATTCCTGGAAATTTTGCCGCCCACTTATCATATTTAGCCATCTGCTCTTCTTTCCATCCTGGATAGTAATTACCCAATTGCTTATCCAACATAGAAGACCATTTAGATCTGGCAGCAGACCTTATTGCAGACTCTTTTTTCTGTTCATCAGTAAGTGTTGATCCAGTACCTGTACTGCCTCCTGTAGCAGTTCCTGATACTTTTGCCGTTGTCTTTATGCCATGTCCATTAGCAAAACTCTGAAGACCTGATAATATATTCTGAAGTTGACCTCCAGCATTACCCCATACAACCTCTACAGGAACCCTGATAGGTTTGGTCATAGCATATTGTCTCAGATTGCCGATAATACGCTGAACCTGAGTGCGGCTTTCTCCGTAGTTTACGCGGAAGTTACCAGTAAGAGGATTTGCCTTTATGTAGTTCTGAAGCTGAGTAAGTTCCTGTCTAATTTGAGCCAAAGAATTAGCGGAAGCCTTAGCTGTTGGAGACGTGTAGGTTCTCTTCTGAGATGGGGATACTGCGTTAGCGCCTTTTTTAGTATCCTTAGCTTTATTAAAGTTTGGCTGAACATTAACGGTTAGGCTCAACTTGCTTAGTTGTTCCTGAAGTGTTACCTGTGCATTAGCGGACAATATTGGACTTACCGTTATTCCAAACTTATGAGCATTTAATTGGCTCTGAATACTCTTAACAATATTAGCACCAATTAGTCCCTTTTCTGAAATTATCGGATTACTTTCAAGTTGCTTTCGTAATGCTTTTGTTTTTTTAGTTAAATCTTCTGATAATTTAGCGCTGGTTGAAAGAGCATTACTTTGTCCTGACTTCTGCGCTTTTATAGCCTCACTATAAAATTTATTTAGTTTTTCAAAAGACTCAGTTAAATTAGATCCATGTCCAAACAAAGCCTGCATGTTTGTGCGGGCACCACTAAGAGCATCACTGAGAAGGGAAGCCTGTTCTTTAGCTCCTGTTAAGGCGCTTGTAAGTTTTGAAGCATCACCATTAATAACATAGCTTACTCCGTATGTTTTTGTCTGTGATATTCCAGCCATAATTACTTAGTATTGTAGCGTTCAATAAAACTAATTACATTTTCACTCTCAAGATATGCAAAGGCAATTTCTATTTCAATTTGATCATCCTTAGCCTTTGGCTGATAACTATTGATATTGATTTCATAAGCAGATAACTGAGACTGTCCCTCGGTATTTATCATATATGTATCAATAGCATCCTTCATGTTATTTTTTATCTCAGTAATTGAAGCCTGAGATATGGTATCCATTCTCTTTTCAAAAACGATTCTACCATTAATCATAGGAACTAATGCTCTACGCATGATCCTTCTCAGTCTGTCAATTATACGATTACTGCTAATAGATCCATAATCGCCCATAGACATTGTGCTATCACTGCATAGATATATAGCTCCTTCTTTAGAGTCGTATGTTGTTGGGAATATGTATCCCTTCAGAGCAAGAATGGAAGCTTGAATACGATTAATATTTGTTATATTAGTTCCGTCACTTCCCAGTCCCAATTTAGCACTGGCAAATGTATCATCTCTGTTAAGATTAAAGTCCTTTACACAGGCAATACTATTCTCAGCACCACATGTGGCAAGACATCCCATTACAAGACCAATCATGCCTACTTGTGCATCATCAGCAATTGGTAAGACAGAAGTATTTGTGCATTCACCGATGATGATAGATAGAAGCTCATAGTTCATATCTGTACAATCTGGTAGATTCTTATAATTGATGTCACTCTTATGAAGATCCCCAGCACCGAGACCTCCACAGACAATTACATTAACTGCTGATGGATATGATGTCGGTGCTTCGCTTGTACCTTTGATTTGCTGAGATTGAGCATGGATATTTGATATTATGTCAGAAAACACAATATTGTCATCTTGCTTATTGAATATGTTACTTTCAGTCCAGATACCAATCTGAAACACCTCGCAATTACTTTCTGTAAGCATTATCTCAAGTGGTGAATTTTCAACACTTGAATTTGTTATGTCGGCAAACATAATATAGAGTTTAGCATCATGTCCGACATAGTTATAGAACTGCTCAATATGATAGTAAGGCACACCACTCAGTACTCCGAATTTCGCAATTCCGAGACTGATGGCTTCATCTACATTATTGATACATTGAACCTGATTATCCTCAAAATATACTTTTGCCTTAGAATATCCTGAGAATATATTATCCCTTGTTGCTATGTCGAATATCATGCCACAGACAGATTCATCTATTGGAACCCTTATCTCTGGCTTGCTGACCATAGTGCCAGTACTAAAACCGCCTAACTTTGTTGCCATTACGTAATGTTTTTCTTAATAATAGACAAAAATAAAAGGGTGACTGATGAGGTTTTTGCCTCAAAAGTCACCCTTTGGAAAGAAAATCTATCTATTGGCTCCAGCACCACCCATAGCTGCGAGTGTATTACCTTGTTTCAGTAATGACATTTGCTCATGTAACCAAAGGGCATTTTCACTCCAGAATGCAAACTCCTCGTCTGTCATATCCTGAAGTTTGAACTGCGGGTAATAGTGGAACGTTAAGGCTATGCGTTGTTGGAATAATCCCTTCTTATCAATCCGACAACGCTCTATGCTTTTACCATTTCAGAGTTTCTACGCTCCATGATCGCACTGAAACGATCAAATGTGCCGCGAAGGAAGATGTCATCATCATCAACCAGCTCACGATCACCTTCAATGAAGGTTGCCTTAGCGAGATTGAGAGCTGCCTGTACAGCATCCTTTGTTACGAATGCCATATAGTTACTGAAGTGCATGATGCTTGGGTTGCGGAAGTAGCCAATAAACATAGGCTTTTCGTCAAACTCATCGCCCTCAACTACGATAGCGAATACACGCTTGATATGCTGCTTCTCCCTGATCTCGGCAATCTTTGCCTTGATAGCATTTAGCTGTTCCTCTGAGAGGTTGTTTACATCAATAGTCTCTACTACTGGTGTCTCTTCTTCTTTCTGTTTTGCCATAATTAAACAAATTAAAAATAAAAACTAAATGGTTTACTTTATAGATAATAGTTTCAGCAACATATACAATTAGTAACGATTATAGACAAAAAGAGAGGAACCTTGCGATTCCTCCCTGAAAATTATGTTCAGTATAGCAAAACGGCGTTGCTTACTTGTTGTACATTTCCATACTCCAGCTAACATTGTTAGATGCTGCCGTAGAAGTATAGATACGATATGGATGAAGGTCATACTCGTGGGTAATGCTTGTATCATCCTGGTTAGCCTCCATAGCAGACTCTGAGAAGATACAGCCCTTGAGGGTAACTGTGTCCATAGAGATGTTCTGTGCGAGGTCATTCTGCCAAGAAACGATGATGTCAAATTCACCGAGTCCCATAAGAGTACCACCACCCTTAGCCTGAAGTTCTGCCTGTGTCTGGTAAGGAAGAGTGATAGAGGCAGTGTAGGTAACATTACCGAAACCACGTCCGCGACTCTGACCACCAAGACCATAGATGTCCTCAATCTTACGAGAGCAATTCCACTTGATACTTGTTGCATCAACGAGGATACCGTTCTCACCGCCCTGATCTGAGATTGGGAATGAAGAGTTTGAGGCGTTGCTCATCTTGAGCTGGATCATTGACCAGCTTGCGACTACATTATTGATTACTGTTGCCATGTCTTTATTCTTTTAATTGTTATTACTCAGAAACAGCACCTACGAAGCCCTCAGTCACAGTGATAACGCTTGTACAACCGATTGGTACGAGAGAGTACTCAATCAGAAGCTCATCATTAGCGATGATGTTCTGCTCAGGATCAATTGCGCAGCTACGGCCACTGATCTGTGAGTTACCTGTACCTGGCTGTACCATGTTGAGATCAAGAGCTGAAAGAACAGTGTTCTGATACTCTGTGATGTCAGCAGAACTCATCTGACCTGTAGAAGCATCAAGCATTACAGGAGCATTGATCTTGTTGAGAAGAGCCTGACGTACAACGCGGCGGCTCTTGTGCATTACGCGACAGCGAGAGATGCTACGATAATCACCTTCACTCATTGTCATGTCAGAGCTGAAGAATACGCCATTCTGGATACCCTCAACTGGTGTGAGGAATACATACCCCTTCTGGTGAAGCTTCTCGTTACGCTTCTGATAGGTGATGCTCTTCATGTTATTGAAAGAGCAAGCTGCTGCGAATGTCTTTTCGCCTGCTGTCTCACCATCAAGAATGATACTACCGAAACCAAGCTCACATGACTGCATAGCGCCAGAGAGGTTGTAGTCACGAACATAAGCGATGCTTACGTCTGCTGGTGCTACTGCGAGGACAGCGAGAGCTGCACCTACGTTACCTACCTGAACAGCCTTAGTGTCACCAAGAGCATTGATGAGGGCAAGCTGGATAGGACGAACCTCAGTCTCGTTAGCCTCCTGGCCAAGGATATGAGTTACCTTTGGCAAGTTGAGAGAACTGATCTCAGGAAGCTTTGTGTAGTCAACCACGAGGTCTGTAACTACTGGTGCATTGAGGATGATGTTGATTGGAGAGTTACCATCAAGGTTAGGAACACCGATCTTACCACCAAGAGCCTCGGCAGCAGTCTGAAGCTTTGTGTAGAGAGTGGTGAATGTGAAGTTCTCACCATTCTTTGTTGCTACTGGCTCAGCAGTCCATACGCCAATCTGATAGATAACACCATCAGCAGCAGCCTGCATAACCTGAATTGCATCGAAGTTAGCATCTGCCTGAGAGTCCATGAAGGAAACGAAGATACGCTGATTCTCGCCAGCAAGCTCAAAGAACATCTTGAGGTGGTAGTAAGGAAGACCACACATTACGTTCTCATCAATACCAGCAGCCGCAATATCCTTTGAGGTATTCAGCTCCACAACATTGCCATTAGCAAATGTGGTAGCAGCAGTTCCTGAACCGAGAGGATTGGAAAATCCCTTAGTATCAAAAATCAGACCACACACATTCTCAGTGCTGACAGCAGCGCCTTTTGCAATATTACCATCGGTGTCATTCATGAAGACACCACCAAGTCTTGTTGTTGCCATTTGATTTTATTTTTAATTGTTATTGAAAAACTTGTTCTTGTAAAGAATACCGTCATTGTGCATTGACTGAGGTGTTCCAGGTGTGAAGAGGAAACCCTTTGAGTTGATGATCATCTCCTTCATGTGAGGATAAAGCTTCATAAGAGCCTCCACATTCTCAGGGATCTTATCACCCTTCTTGGTTTCAGTCTTAGGCTTATCCTCCTGTTCCTCCTGTTTTTCAACATCAGGATTTGGCTCCTGTGTCTCAGGCTCCTGCTCAGTTTCCTGTGTCTCGGTCTTCTGCTCAGTTTCCTGTTCCTGCTGTGTTTCAGTACTTGACTCGGTTTCCTGTGTTTCCTGTACTCCCTGTGTCTTTACAACCTCTTCGGTTTCTTCTTTTGTGATACGTCTTGCCATAGTGTATTAGTTTTGAAAAAGGGGTGGTGGAATAGAACCGCCACCCCTCAATTTTTATTATGCAGAAAAAGTTACGCAGACCATGTGAATGGAAGGTGAGCAACAATCTCCTTTGGACGGACGATATTAACATCCATCTTGAGAAGAGCCTTGAAGAAGTAAAGCTCAGAGTTGTTCTGAAGACGATCAACCTGGATTGTGTTCTCTGCATCAGCATAGTCAACACCCATCCAGAGGTTAGAGTCGCGTCCTGTTGTGAACCTACCGAGGATGATAGTATTGTCTGGGAGAGCAACCATTGGGATTACGCGGCGACCTCTGAAGCGGCGCTGGTTCTCCTCGCGGTTGTCAGTGTACTTAACATCCTTAGATGAAAGATACTGATCGTAGATGTCCCATGTGTTGTAGTCCATAAGGAACTCAAGCTTTGGATCAGAACGAAGCTCCTTTGGAAGATGCTGCCACATGTTGTACATCTCAGTCTCGATAGCTGCACCAGCAGTAGCCACATTACCTGTGAAGCTTGCGTTGCCAGTGACAGTAACCTTACCACCATTAGCCTCCTCAGAGCCAGCAGTAGCATTAGCATTAGCGATAATGCGATAGAGAGCGCCACCGAAGAAGCTCATTGGACCAGCAGCATCGTCACCACCGATGATTGTCTGAGCAGCAGGAGTAGAAGCATTGTCCTTTACATGAGCTGCATCAGTAGCCTTAGCTGAACGCCAAATAGCGTTGTTAATATAAGACTCCTTACCCTCCATGAGAAGGCGAAGCATAGTTGCCTGTACACGTGGATCAAGCTCGCGGAATACGAGGTTGCCCTTTGGCTGGAACTGCTTGTAGTAGCTCTCGAAGTCACGAGGATTGAACTCAAGATAGATCATGAAGTCCTGTGGCTCAAGATAACGCTCGGTGAATGTAAAGCCACCGTAGCTATCAGCAGAAAGATTGTTCTGAGAAGCCTGGCGTGGTGTAGGGGTGCGAGACTGAATGAATGGCTGGCGCTGAATAAGAGGAAGAGCAAGCTTCTTCTGAATGCCAGATTCAACGTGGATCAGACCATTCTTGTAGGTCTCATTCTCCTGAGCTGTGTATGATAGCAGATCGTTAAGTACCTCACCAGTGTAGTTAGACTGACCTGCACCGAAAGAAAATGATGTTGTTGCCATATTATTGATAATTTTTTAGTTGTTCAATATTACTTGAGAGAACGGAACGCAAAATCCTTACCAACAACCTCGTCAACCTGTGCCTTTACCTTAGCCTCTTCATCGGCCATCTGCTCGGCAGTCTTCTGTTTGTTAGTTGGATCCTGTGCAATCTGAGCAGAGATGTCCTCACGTACTGGGATAGAGTCAAGAGTCTGCTTTGCGAGGTCAAAGTTTTCCTCAGCCATTGCTACCCATGTGTCCTTTGCATCCTTGCCGATCTTACCAGCAGCGATAGCATCATCAATCATAGCGTTGATAGAAGCTGTACGTGCTGCCTCTTCAGCCTGCTTGTACTTGTCAAGAGCTGCCTGAGCATCGTTAAGATTCTTAGTAAGATTCTCTACTGAAGCCTTGCTACCAGCAAGCTCAGTGTTGAGGGCAGATACCTTTTCATCCAGAGCCTTCTTCTCAGCCTTCAGAGTCTCAAGCTCCTTAGAAGCCTTAACAAGATCCTGGATCTTTGCAGATACTGCGCTCTCATTAGCCTTTTCACCTGTCAAACCGAGAAGTGCGGCTACTGTAAGAAATTCCTGATTCATGTTGTTTGTTTTATTGTTTAACAAATTATCTTCTTTCTTCATAATAGTGCGACTCTCAATACTTTTTAGATTTTGATCAATCGCACCCTGCATGATAGAAACGATAGCGGAAGAATTGCTGACACCTTCAAGCTTAGCTGCAATAGATGCGCTAACACTCCCAGTCTCAATGATTTGGTCAGCAGTAATGAAGCCAGCCTCCACTGCCTGTTGAGCAGTAAAGAATGTTCCATCATAATTATCCTCACCATTCATAATGGCTGTAATTTTTTCCTCATCCATCTTGAATCGCTTGGTATAAATAGTCTTCAACTGGGTTGTGAAATTCTCGATTGTGCGCTGTGTTTCTGGATCATCTGATTTCTCAGACCAGGGATTATGGATCATAAGAAGAGCATAATCACGCATGAGACACTTGTTACCAGCAGCCCAGATAATAGAAGCCATAGAAGCCGCAATACCCTCGATGACACAGGTAACAGGAATTTCACAATTGATGATAGTAGAGAAAGCACTGATACCATCAACGCAGTTACCGCCAACAGAATTAATGAGAACCTTAATCTCAGAAGGCTGGCGATCCTTAATCCAATTGAACTCCCAGATAAAGTCCTGGACATTCCATTTCTCTACCTCAGAGAAGAAGCATATTGTAGCTGGCTTACCACGCTCAACGCTTCCTTTTACGAATTTCAAATCTTCTTGTTTCATATTGATTTGTTTATAATTAATAGTAACACAATTACTTATGATTTGAATTTATCCTCCAAATTATCAAAATGCGTAGCTTCATCATAGGCACGTGGATGATGAGCATCGCTATGGTGCATCGGATTCTGCAATTCAGGATCTTTCTGGTCTGAATGGTTAGTAAATGGTGGTGTGATGATAAACCTACTAATCCTATTGCGTTCAGCCCACACACTAACCTCGGTAAACTTGATAGAATAAGTAAGCCAGCAAGCCTGAAGTCCATTGTGCATATAAGTGGCGGTATCCATGAATGTCAACTTACATTCTTTCTGAAGACATGGGAACTCTCCTCTTCTTTCCTGTATTGTCTGAATAATACGCTGTCCTACATAATAAAGTTCAGTATCCTTATCGTCATCATGATTATTCAATGTGTTCATAACATACTGGATACGTAACTCGGCAGAACCCTCATTAACCGTATTCTGACCATTTATCCACCTCATATTAATAAAGCTGATAAATGCGGCTGGGTACGCTATTTCGGCCATAGTGTTCATGTGGCCAGTAATTTCATATTCATACTGACCAGTATTGTGTTGGACGGTCTTAAATATAAAATCACTATTAGGATCATTATAATACCATCTTGTCTCTTTCAAGATAGTCTTGATAGCCTTAAATACCTCAATTATACCATTATAAGGCATTTCTGGTGGCAGATTGTCACCAGTTCCCAATGGCTCTATGTGCTGTGAATTAGCCTGATTGTTACTAATCACATTTTTGCTTTTCTTATCAACTATCATATCTAACCTTTATATATTGAGAATCCCATTACCCTGTTAAACACACCATAGAAGAGAATATCATCCATAAGGATTATTATCTTCTTTTTTTCATTACCTCTAATATCCTCGGTCATAAATGGTCGATACATTCGCTCATTATCCTTATTAAGGTGACATCCAGCATATATTCTTCCTAAACGCCCCCATAATTGCCTACCATTTACTGAGAATCCAGATCTACCAACATTACCATTATATATTGTTTTACGTCTATGAGATCCTATAAATTCAGGATATGCACCTCTAAACGCATTTGGTTTGGTTAATATTTTTACACTTTTTCCTCCTGGAAGCGGATACATTTCCAATGAATCTCTTAACCTTCCAGTCCTAACAAGTGTATCAATTGCACTAAATCCGAGTTTTACTCTTTTTCTTCTTGTTGTATCAGACAACGCTTTCCATCTATCAGTAGTAAGCCCCTTATTCTTAAAGCTACTTTGAAACCATTGAAGCATGTGGGAACCTAAAGCTTGAATAAACATCCAAGTAGCAATATCAAATTGATTAGAAAGTATATTAAGATGTTGCGCAAACTGATCACCCTTAATTTGAGTAAGCCCCTTACCTGGGCCTTTTTCAGGAATATAACCCACATCTCTCAGCTTACCCCTATTAAAATCTTTAAGCTGATTTGAAATTTTCAGATTACCAACAGGATGATGAATCCCATAAGAAGCACTCCTAATAATAGCGTTTTTACTCTGAGAAAAGAATCCGAGATATGGGCTTTTATTAGGGCCAGAACTTCTAAATCCTAATATTTTCTTAGCCATAATACTTCTGCCTTAAACGTTCAACAAACCCCTTCAGCATATCTTCATCCTTATCATCAATCTGAAAATAAGGATGCTCATCAGAGAAAATACGCCCACACTTACAAACAGACTCCTTAAAAATACCATCAAGTTCCTTTGGTTTCTTAGGTGTCTTTTGTTTTGCCATCACATTAAGATCAAGCTTCGCACTTACTCCAGTTTCAGCAACAAGATAGCAACGACAAGCCCATTCAATAGGTGGTATCATCCATTCTGGGAACTCGTCTCTCCTTGCCGTAAACCCCTGAAGCGCATAGTGCCAGGGACGTACACGATCATCATTCTGTGTCATATAGGTAAGAGTAGTATGCTTATCCCACTCAACTACCCATAGCCAAGCCATAGCCATAGAGTATTCTATATCAGAATCCTCCACATCGGCATATACCTCGTTGTACTTATGGTTAATATTGAGGAATGGCGAAAGAGGATCGTCAAGATTTTCATCTATCCAGTCCTCATCGGTATAATCCTTGCCTTGCTCTTCTACATCTTTATAAAGATGATATTCCTCACAAGTTGCAAATTCAATAAGATTACTGATAGCCGCAATAAGAACATTACGCTTTTCAATATCTTCTTCTGAAAGCTTGGTAACATCCATTTCACGTATCAAGCTAAGAGCATCTTCAGGTTCAATATTAAATCCATCAAAAGCTCTATTCACAGCAATCTCAGTACGCAATTCAGCTAATTGATACAGGGCTTCCTCGCGGGAATCTGCATTGCCCATAGATCTGATAAGGGCAATAAAAAGATCAAGCATTTTCTTCTTATTCTCCTCATCCTCATCTTCGGACAATGCGGCTTTTATGTCTGGGAAAACAGTACCGCCTATTGCTTTCCCCTCAGAAAATTTACCCTTGCATTTGCGTTACCAGTGGTTTTACTTACCAACTGCTGCTTATGGTTCATCTGCTCTCCTACCTCAACGCCAAACTCATTTCTGATAGTTTCCTTTGGCACATCATAAGCTGCGGTAAGCATTTTGAATACCTCGGTTTTTGCCTCAACAGACATATCAAGCTGCTTAGAATACTTGAATACAAGGCCAGGCTTGATGAAACCCCAGTAAACCAATTCTGGAAGTATTCTTTCATTGATAGTCTGCTCAATAAAACGGCGATACCTACGTACTCTACTCCTAAGAATATCCTCATGCGCCTTAGTTGATCCCACATAAGACTGGGTAGCGCCAGCCATAGACTCAGAGCCAAGAATAAGGTTTGAAATCTCGGCATTAGCATAATTCTCAATAAGGCTCTGGAATATTTTCTCAGAGTTTGACATTGTAAATGTCTTGATGTCAATAGCATCATCAGTACCAGTAACAACAACCTTATTCTGGGCTGCATTTACAATACTCTGCGCCAATCTCTTTCTACTCTCATTATCGGTTGCGGTTGTCTTGCCATGAATGATAGGCTGTCCGTATGTATGGCTGAAATTTACCCAGTTTGAAACGGTATATTTCTTAGCCAATACAAGAGGTGTACTGGTGGCAAACATACCGAGTCCACAAGTATCAATAAGGATATAGTTGTGTTTATATCTCTCACTATCAAGATCCCAACCAGGCATCCATTGTCCCTGTGTCTTGACTACTCGTCTCTGACTTGGAAGAACATTACGGCGCTCAACCGTACCTATATAATCTGGAAGTCCAGTAGCGGGGTTTCTTTTTGAGGAAATATCGAACAATGTATATCCGTATGCCGTAGCATCCTGAATACCGATTATGAATTTCTCAAAATCAAGTGTCTGTACTTTCTTTGTTTCTTCAACATCAATGACAAATTCACCCCTTTCGTCAATAGTGCCGAGAGCATATCTTTCACCAGTAATGTATGAATACAATGTTTCCATACAAGACCTGAGATGTGCATCCTGCATGAGACATGAATCATAAAGATCCATCAGTCTTCCTCGATCATCAAGGATAGTTCCATCGGCAGTTTGAGATACGACTGTCTTGTATCCACAATGCCTTCTTATTTCATCAACGTAGTCCTGAATGGTCTTCTTGGTCTCGTTGTAGTATGATACAAGGTCATTGCTTGTAAAGTACTGACCTCCCGATTCTACTGAATTTCTCTTTTTCATTACTATGTAATTTTCTTAATAATAGGTCTTATTTCTTTTTACATCCATCCAGCACCAACTTATATAATTCCAATCTTAAAAGATATTTCACCTATTACATGAAATTTTTCTTCAAATATAAACACCTGTATATAAGACAATTATAGATTTTAACTTTTCTTTAACAGTCAAGATGATGTGCATAAACCCTATTATCCTTAAAACAGCAAAACAAATTATTTAATATGAGTACAATTTTTAGATTGAAGTTCGCCTACAAATATCAGAATGATAATGGCGAGGTAAAGAAGGCCAAGACTGAGGCCTTTGCTGAGTGTGAAACCTACACAGATGCAGAAAAACTTGTCTATGCTATCGTAGAACAGAATGGATGGGGCCAGTTTGGATTACCTGAGTATGAAATCATCAAGACAAAGTACAAGGTCAAGGATTTCATAGATAACAAGGTTACATGCGAAGATACGTATGGGAACGATCTGGAAGGAAGAGTAGAGTGCTATTTCAGTAAGGACAACGATGGTTTCTTTGTTATCAAAGTTAAGTTCGTACACATTGATGAGAAGACTGGCAAGGAAAAGTACACCTCTCAGGCATTTGTTGTTGCTGAAGAGTCTATCAATTCAGCCATTGTTACCCTAAGAAACTATCTTAGACGTTCTATGACTGATTTTGTCATTGTAGATTCTAAGCTTGATCCAGCAGAAAATATCTATCTGTTCCCTGAGTCTTATACATCAATAGTAGAACGATATGAAGCCTAAGCTTAATCAACTTACAAAAATAGTGGAATGTCAGGAGAATATATTTCCTGACATCCCAGATATTTTTGTCGGGAATATCAATCCTGAAAAGATAGTCTTCGATGCTACGGTATATTGTGAAGCTGTCGATGCAGAACTACCACCATACTCAGCGTTCTACACTCAGTGTTATAGATATATTGATGCTATTTGCAAGAATACAGAAAAGAAAAGCTCTGAACTATTCTATGTAAATACAGACAAGCATCTACTGATAGATGTTTCGTTGGCATTGATATTCATTCAGTATGTAAACCCTGAAACATGCTTCTATTTCAACAACATGGTAATCACTTGCCTTACCAATGGTATAGCGTTTAGTGAAGGCTTTGTTATGCAAATGGCATCGCTTCAACTACCAGATGAGGCTCTTCAGGAAATAATCAAATCTCGTCATGAGCAAAAAGAAGAATGACCATATCAAAAGCGTTATAGTCTTTGACTCAAATCTTAAATTGGTGGGAATGTTCAGCTCCTACTATACGGCAGCAAAGACAACTGGTGTTTCTCATCAGATGATTGCTAAGGCGTGTAGCGGCAAGATTATAGCGGCAAAGGGTATGTATTGGCGTGAAGTGGATACCAAGGAATACATCATGGATTGTGATGACCTGGGAACTCTGACCTTGCTTGACTTTGACAGAGAACAGGGGATTGACAGACGTATCTATGCCACAAGAAATATGAAAAAGAATGAAATAATTTTAGAAAGTAAATACAAAAGATGAGTACAACATTAGTAAAAGTAGTAAACAATGGCAATCAGGAATTGCCAATGTACGCAACACCTCAGAGCGCTGGTATGGATCTCCGCGCTAACATTGAAAGTCCTATCATTTTGTTCCCTATGGAACGCAAGCTTGTACCAACAGGCCTCCATATAGCTCTCCCAGTAGGTTTCGAGGCACAAATACGTCCTCGTAGTGGTCTTGCTCTGAAGCATGGTATCACCGTACTCAACTCTCCAGGTACGGTGGATGCTGACTATCGTGGGGAAGTAATGGTACTACTCATCAACCTCTCAGACCAGGCATTTGAAATCAAACCTGGAGAACGCATAGCTCAGATGATTATTGCACGTCACGAGCAAATTCAATGGAGCTTGGTCGAGTCTCTGGATGATACAGAGCGTGGTGGGGGTGGCTTCGGACATTCTGGCACAAAGTAATATACAGCAAGTACATTTTTCTTCATTGTGAAGCGTAGTTTATGTGAATAAGCTGCGCTTTTTCTTATTATGTATAATGTACGCACATACTTTAATTTATTCAGAAAGAAGCTTTTATGTATTGATTAACTTTTCTTAACCTATTTATTCAACAAATTATTTGGAGGTTAAGAAAAAACATATTATCTTTGCAACCGAAATTAAAACTAAAGGAGTATGAGCAAGAAAGGATCAGTAACAACAAGCGACTATCTGCCATACGAGGAATATCTCAGACTGGTAGATTCTTTGGAAAGAGATGGTGACTATCGAGGCGCAGCCTATTGTATAGCTTCATTCTCATTCGGTCTTCGCATACACGATGTGCTTACTATTAGGTGGTGTCAGCTACTTGGGCAGCGCAATCTGGTAATCACAGAGCATAAGACAAAGAAGACAAAACGTATCACCATAGGCCCGAATACCGAAGAGAGGTTACGCCGCCTATATCATGAAGCTGGCAGTCCAAACTACAATAAGGAAATTGCACTTAATAAATATGGGAAGCCCATATCTCGCCAGTATATCAACAGATGGTTGAAGCAATGTAAGGAAAAATATGACCTGAAGATACAGAACTTCAGTTCCCATACATTCAGAAAAACCCTCGGAAGATATATCTATGACAAAATGGGGAGAACTGATGAGGCTCTTATCCTTCTCTGTCGTATATTCAGACACAGCAATACTGAAATAACTATGGTGTATCTCGGATTGCGTGATGATGAGATTGGCAATATATTCAACTGCATAGGTTAGCGTATGTTATTCAGAAACGGCATAAAATGTCAGATATGTGGTAGGAAATTCCTGGCAATGGGATTGCAGAAAACCAAACTCGGTTCCTATGCAAAGGATCATTCCCTTTGTCTGGAATGTGCAAAATGGGCACAACTATCAGGAAACAGACCAGAGGATCTGGAAATCATAGATGGTGTTGCCTACAAATGCCTACCACATATTCGGAAAGAATATGGCATGCACTTGGGCGGTGAAGGTAAGGAAAGACTTATAATCCACCCTGATGGCACATATCGTTTCTCCAATGATATATGGACAATAGGAACTATCCCAGAACGCTTTCGGGATATTCTTCCCAATACAGGCTGGTGGATAGACATCAAATATCTATGCAGACTTAAAAGGGGTGTCCTACATTGTAAGGGAAAGATGTGCTATGACAGATACCACTGCTTCAGATATGATTACAAGCAGGAATATGGTATTGGCCCCTACAATATTCTTCCTAAAGACCATGTGGCTGGTTCTGAAAATTGCAAAGAATTTATTGATATACGAGACATAACAAACTATCCCTATTTCAACATAGAAGATGCGCTATAAAAAGTTCAAAGTAAACAAGATAGTAGAGGCTATTCCAGCCACGAAATCTGAAGCAGAAGAGACTCTTGGTGTAAAAATCAAGAACACCCTATACAGCGACCAGGGATATATAATCAATAACAAGTGGATTCCAATAGAAGCCCTGGAAGCTCAAGCTGTTCCATTTGATACTAAGCAAGAAGTTATCGAATGGGCAATAGGTGAAATCAAAACCATGCAGAAGCTTCTGGAAAACTGCGTGGGCGGTAAGAAAGAAACATTAATAACAGAAATAAAGAAACTTAACAAAATCTTAAAGTCATGAGCAAGGATCAAAAATTAAAAGAGGCAATGGGACAATATTTGGCTGGTGTCAGTTTCATGTTGGATGATAACGATGAGGTAAGCATGATAAAATATGGCGGTGACAGAGATGTCATAGAAGCCATTATATCATCAGCCACTGCCAACAATGAGGAACAAAATGAGCTAACAAAAACAATTCTGTTCTCATCTGTCATAGGTCTGATGATAGTAAACAAGGATGATATGCAGAAATTCTTCTCAATGCTTAATCAGGCAATACTTGGAGATGGGAATGACAACAAACCCAAATACGTTCAACTTAACCCCATTAAAAAATGACATATCCCAATTATCCATCAGACGTAGTAAAGGATATGCTGAAGAACACCAGAAAATACGCTGGTGATCCCCACGCTCTCCTTATAGCATACGTTCTCTCCAGTATCAAGGAACTGCTGGATGAGGATGAAGATCTATGGGGTGCTAAGGTGCCTACGGAGATCTTAGACCGCTACATAGATAGCTGTTACGATGACTTTATGAACGCAGCCTATATGGGAACGACAATAAAGATTGAAGATAATGGCTACAGAGTCCGCAAAATCAAAGACCTCAGTATCGAAAAGGCAAGGCAGATGTTCAGTTTTCCAACTGAGGATGATTATTCTGTAATATGTGCTGAAGGTGTCTTTGATGTCAGGAAGAAAGTAGCACAAACCCATCAGGAACAAAGCGACTCATATAAGATAAACCGCTTCTATTTCTGGAAAGTCATGACTTATGCCAAAGGTACAGATGAACAATGGGATAAGCTTACGGATATGGAAATAGCCATGTTCTGCTGGGCTATGTGGATAAAGAAGCTCCCCTACTCTGCCGTTGTCAATGATGATATGATCCAGGAATGGTGGGAACATGAATATGAATACTTTGAGCTGCCACTGGATGAGATTAAGGGGTGCTTTGCCACCGAACTTTATGATTCCAATAAGCTCAATACATACTTTGCTTTCGACTATTATAAAGTAAAGGAATGGAACAACAGCCACAACGTAAAGTCAGAGGCTGAAAAGTTGTCTGATATGGAAGCATACGACAACTGGTACAACACACTGAGTAAATGCTTCGTTAGGAAACAATAGATTTAGTTTTAATTTCATTAATTAACTGTGTAGGGTAGGATCGTCAGTGATGATAGTCCTACCTATTTTATTTCCCCCTTGTCTATCATGTCGCTTCTCAGTGCCTTCAGCTTCATGAAAAATGCCGTAATATCCTCCCATGAATTGAAATAGTTCCCCATTTCATATCTCATATCCGACACTTTGCTGTAATTCTCCTTTGTAACGGCAAAAGTAAATTTGTCGGTAAGATAATAGTACCTTCCACCTTTAGGCGCTCTTGCAGAAAGATAGCATAGCCGCTTCAATGCCTGATGCCATCTTACATGATACTTGGCAGCTATCTCTTCATCCATCTTATCTTCCGCAGTACTACTCACAATATCATGCACATCTTCCATTGGCACCTTGATTTCCTTATTTATGAATGTATCATCAGAATATCCGAAACCAAACACAGCACCATTATCATCATAACCCTTAACTACTCCATACAAGGATTTTCCCTGATAGCTGAAGAACCTTGCCTCGCCTATCCTAAGAGGTGATTTCTTGCAAATCACCCCATTGATAACCGAGATGCGATACCCAGCCTGGTTGATGATGTCGTAGAATTTATGGGCTTCATTCTCAGGTAACAATTCTCTACTGAAATTCCTTGCCTTATATAGTTTATCCTCCATGATTATAAGATTATCGTCCATATCGAAATACGCACAATAGTACACGTTATCATCAATGACATAGGATATGATGGCGGCACTATCATCGCCACACCTTACGAGATCCCCAGAACCAAAGCCATTATCCATCCAGTCCATGAATTTGAGATAGTCACATTCATATTTACCCCTGAAAGGTTTGTTGAAGCCTGTACCATAGTTATCCCTACAAAAAGCATAGACTTTCTGCCATTCCTCATCCGTAAACTTATATAGCTTTATCTGCCTTATTATTTGTTCTTTTGTCTTCATAATGTGAAATTTTCGACAAAAATACAAAAATTTTACCTATTTCCCACTAAAAAGTCAAATAAACTTTCTATTATTGGTAAAATAGGTAAAACAAGTTATGGAAAAAAGACATAAAATCAATCTGGGAGAGGTGGATATAATCGGCACCGACCAGCAGCTTACGTTATCAGAGATCCAGGTTAAGAGAAAATACTGCGTTGATGTAGCAATATATCAGAAGCAGCAGTTTATAGGTGACTTAGTACCCATCCCCTTAGTCCTGATAGATTATCTCTCTGCTTCAGAAATCAGGGTATTCGCAAGAATCCTCAGTCAGTTAAAGAACCACTCTACTTGTCAGATAAGAAGAAAGACACTGGCAAAGGAACTTGGGGTATCTGAGACCACAATTACAACGGTACTCAATTCACTTGAAAGCATGGGTATTATAACTCAGGATCACGAGGGAAGAAGGAAGTTGAAGAAGATTAACTTCAACACCATTCAGAAACTCAACGACATCCTGAAAGACAGACTCCCTGGTGCAGCACGAGCTTTCAGAAATGAAATGGAAGATCAGAACATTAACAACCCTAAAGAAATAGCCCTTGAGCTTCTTGATATAAAATATACTGAGAAGACTGGGGTGGAAGCAGAAGAATATGTGTAATATGGAAAAACAAATCATCAGAAGATGTGGCAGATGTGACAGGCTGGGTAATGTAGTCAAGAAGGTACGCAAGAAAGTCTTCCATGAATGCCCCTATGCAGCAGCCTTTAAGGGGTATGCTCAGGAGAATGACTTAGCATGTATCTGGTTCAAGAAAAAGGAACAATAAAACAGCCGCCTGTACATCACGTATGGGCGGCTGGTCAATAAAAAACCTAATTTCTTTTCTACCTTATAAAAACCTTACACTTATTTCCCTTGCTCTATATTCAATATTCCTGTTAGATCCTCAATAGTATATGGCTTCTTAGCTGGACATTGAGAATCCTTACATCCATCACCTATGAGTCTGTTGACTGCATTTTGCAGAACGTTTAATCGTTCCGAATAACGATCCAACTTTTCCTGCATATTAACCATATCCTTTCGCAACGACTCTATTTCAAGATCCTTATTTTTCAAGGCTTCCTGATACTTCTGATCCTTGGTCTTCTGAAGGTTGACTATCAGATCAAGCTGCTTGGCATAATTGTCTAACTGTGTGCCCCTTTTACTGGCACGAAACTGAACCCAATTTAATATCAGACTGCCGATCAATGCGGCAGAAGTGATGAATGATATAATAGTTGTGTAATCCATTGCACAATGATGTTTTCTTAATAATAGACACCTATGCTACTGGAATTGATTCTACTGCTGATTTGACCGTTGCAAAAGTATCAATCACAGCCATCACAGAGCTTGGAAGCTGGAACATCAGATTGATTGCAGACTTCAGGAGATTAACAATACAAGCACTGATATTCTTCAGCATCGCCTTCATCTGATTAAGCTTGACTTTATTCTCAGCAAAAATATAAGCTGGGTTAGGTGAGGCCGTACCTATCATTGGGGGTAGAAGATTGCTTGCCGTATTAGCCACCACAGCCTCACTTACAAAGGAAAGCTGATCCTTAGCTGCTAAAAAATTAGACTTGATAGAAGCTATCTCTGTCTGTACTGTCAGTTTTCCTTCACCTTCAGTATAATACTTGGAAAGCCTGTCTTTCATCTCCATGCGCTCGGTTGACGTTTCACATGCTGAAAGTGAATCAGCATATTTCTTCTCAACCAGATTGTCAACCACTGAAGAGAAATCAAGACCTGGAATACTTACAGATCCTTCAGAATCTATGAGCCTGTTCATGGTTGTGGTCATTTCATCTATTGTTGCCATAGTTTTTATTAATAATAGCCTTTCTTCTTTAGATCATGCTTTATCTTTTTGCATTGCTTCTGACAATATTCATGAAGATACTGGAATTTTAACTTTTGAACATAACAAGACCTCATACGTCTCTTATTCTCCAAAATAACCTTTAATTCTTCAGCATTCTTCATGTTTTCCTTAAAGAACCCCTTAAAGTTAAACGCAAAGACTGCATATTCATCTGTGGTCTGAAGAACAACATCAGAATTACTGGGAATTTGCTGCATTGCTCTACCAATAACTGCTAATCTGCTACGAGGGCTTGTGTAATTTGGAAGATATGCACCTTCAGAATATACCATATTGCCATTATAAGCTATTGCGTATGTGGCTATATAACCTCCATATTTACAGCTACTGATGTCAGTATAGATATAATATTTGTCCATTATATGTTATTATTGGCTATAATTGAAGAGAATTAAAATAAAACTTAAAAAACCCTTAAATAACTCTTAAAATATTATTAAAGAACTTTATAAATAAACATTAATCCTCAGTAAATATATCGTAAGATATAATCATTTACATATAGCTCAAAATGGAAGAACCAAGAAAAATGGTACAAATCAACACAAGAAGAATGTGGCAGACTTAGAGTGCTTGGCCAGTCCGTCCAGCACTCCAACCGCTTTGACAGCATACGAGTTCATTCCAGGCTGCTTCCACGCATCAGTCACTTTTGGCTGGGTAGAACGTGCCTTTTTCAAATCACCATTGATTTTCATTTCCCTCTTGTTGATCCTGAAGAAAAGCTTCGTTGGCTTTCCTTCCTTGTCAAAGAGGTAGGATGTCTTAGGATCGTGGTGTTTTGTAAATGTGTCTGTGTCCTCGTAGTAGATAAGGATTCTGCCATTGTCATACTTCTTCAGCAAGCCATTATCAATAGCCTGCTTCATAAGTCTCTTAATGGTACTGAGAGATTGAGTTTTGTTGAAGAAAGATTTTTCTATAAACGTCAGGGCTATAGGTCTGGTGTTCTTCTGTTCCTCATTCTTAACCTTATCATCTTTCGTCTTGGTTGAGATATTCCATTTAATATCTGGGTTATATCCCTTATTTATGAAAAATTCAGACCATCCAGCATAAAACTTCCAATATATTCCCTCTCGCTGTGCCATATCGGACAGAGACACCTCTTCATGATCCTCACCATTGCACTCTTCTTCGGAATCAGCAGCCTGATTATAAAGGGCTGTCTTCATGCACATGGCAAGCTCAAGGATTACATTCTTAGCTTCTTTGAAGGTCTGCGGACAATTCTCGAAAACTGGGTATTCTCCAGAATAGTTGAAAAGATGCACACCATTATGATCTACATGTGCGTACACATAGACATATCCGTTATTATCTTTTCTCTGAAGACTGGAAAATATCATATTTTTATCAGTACCAACTTCCTCCAGTCTTGCAAACCTCAGTTTCAATAATGAGGCATAAACGCTTTTAGCCGTATTGAAGCTGGTGTGAAGCAAGCCCTGAAGGTTGTTGATGCTGATGGAATGGATGCTTGATGATGAGTGTGCGGCTTTTGCAATACAAGAAGCTGTTACGGCATTGAGAATATTATCCATGCCATAACAGATACCATTGAGGTAATATCTTGATATGCGAAGTCTTATCATAGACATAAAAAAGAGACTAAACAGGCACCTAAAAGTCGCAGACAGTGCCGTTTAGTCTTCTTGTATTCTAATTCCCTTACGGGGACTATTCTATGTCGTTACTATCAGAAAGCTGCGGCTCAATCATCAAGCATTGCAAAGGTAAGTATTATTTTTACAACGACAAAATAATTTTGCAACTTTCTTTGATTTTATGTGTTAATTTAACTCTTATTAACTATACAAAGTCAAAAAACACTAATCAAATAGCCAATGTAGGAAAGTTTTCCACAGGCTTTTGTCATATTCAGGACAATTATCCCCAACTACATTTCTGATCTCTCTGCATGGTGTCGGAACCCGAAAGCCTTTCAGTACTTCCCTGGTACATGCTTTCTGACATTCATAGACAAAATCCTTGCCATCGTAGGTCGGGATACTACTACAATGCTTGCATTTCTCACATGTATTCATTTCTTGTCCTCCGTTTTGTTCTCTGAGATTTCATTGTTTCCCTTATCGCCTTTGAAGACCTGAACGGCATACCATCCCCAGGTTATTAATGAAAGCACAGCTCCTATGAAGTGTTGTACTTTCATAGGCTCTCGTGAAACACAATAGAGTAACAGTCCTGTAGCTGCTGCCGCTATTAGGAACTTTACCATGTTCTTCTGATTCTTGCTCATAGTCGTAAGTTTTATTAATTGTTTGACAATCGGTGATCTCTTCTTATGCGGTGGGCAGTCCCTGATGATCCTGTAGCGGTTGACGTTCTGACAGAATGACTCCAGATAGCTCCAGTAGTGTGGGTTGTTTACTGCTGATACCCATTCCTCCACTCCATGTATGGGATCAAACATCTGTATTTCCTCACCATCGAAATAGGCGTTCACAAGCCTTATTGCCTTATCCCTATCTGTCATGTTCTCCCATGTATCTTAAATCCCTGTAATGTCTGCCGAATGAACATTTCTTAATATCATCATCATAGTGGATGATACCATACTCAAAGTTCACTGAAAGTATATGTCCAGTATGTCCGTAGTCATCTGAGACTACTGACTTTCTGTTCCATGAGATTGCGTTAAATTCATCTTTTGTCATTCTTCTTCTGGTTTTTGTTGTAGGTCGTTGATTTTCCTTTCGAGTTTGTCGATAAGGTTTTGCTTACTGTTAAGCATAGTATGTTGTTCCTTCACATGATTTTCCAGTTCAAGGATATACTCTTGAATGTATTGGTGGTCACAGGTATGTTTGTTGTCGATTGTAAACTGGTTAGCAGCTTCAGCCTTATTTGCCCTTGCGGTCTCTTTGTTGGCGATATTGACAAGCTCCATGATCCTACGTTCATACTTGATAAGGCGTTCCTGGACTTCTTGGGGATCGGTTAGTTCTTCTTCTTGTGTTTTGAAGACAAATGGTTTGCCGATCCTTTCTTCTAACTCCAGTTTTTGTTCTATGAGTTTCTTATTCTCACAGTCGAGGGCTGCTATCTTATCCATCAGGATATTGATTAGCAATTCGCAATGACTTTGTTCCATATTATTGTTGTTTTATAAGATTGATTTCCAGGTGTCTATTGGGATACGTACTATCTTGTCGAAGATGTGGCTTATATCTGTCTTGCCTGTTCTTATCCAGTATATCCATGCTATAATCGGGTATGACAGGAAACTGAGAAATTCCCAGCATATTGTTATAAGAATGGCTGGAATGAAGAGTATTGATATTATAAGTCTTTTTTGCATAATGTCGAAAAGAAAAGTGCGCCCTTACGTTTCTCTCATAAAGCTTGGGTATCAGTATGTGAGTGAGCAGCGCACTGATTGAATATGGAGTTGTAAAGAAAGAATTGTCTCTTATTGCCAGTCCCGATCCCAGAAAGGAAGGACTCGAACCTACATCGCTATATATGTATCACCGTACCATTAGGTCATCAGTCTGGGATGGGGCTGGCTTATGAGTATTACCGATAAATAATAGGAAAATCGGACTTGAAAATGAGGCCGAAAAAATTTTTGGGGTGTGTTTTTTAAGGTTTTTTATAATTCGGAAAAGATTTTTGGGGAAAATAAGGTGGTTTTATGGGGTTTATTTGGTAATGCACTTCGTGCCTGTTCCCTTCGGGAACGTTTCTTAATAATTGACTAAAAATGAAAGGCTTAAAAATTAGGCGTTTTGAGGCGTTTTTTAAGGGTGAGGTGGGAGGTTGTAAGGGTTAGGACGAGAAAACGTCACAGAGAGGCTAATTTATAGGGAATCGGGCGTGTGTGGTCAGGTGCGGATGGGTGAAAAATGGTGAAAATGTGGGTTTTTGAGGGGTTCTATAAGTGAGGATGGGTGCGGATGGGGTTAGAAAAATGGGACTTGAAAATTTGGAAAATTTTACGTGTGCCCTTCCAGTTTTCGGGGACACCCTCCCCTCTTTTTTTGGTTAAATGTGCCTCTCAGTATATTCTATTAAGGTTTTTAGTCTTGTCTTGTTTCACTTTTGCAATAAGTGAAACTTTTCTATTTTTCTGTATCTTTTGTTCTATTTTTCCACTTTTTAGTCTTTCGGTGCTTTTAGTGCTTTTCACTATACCCTAAAATATCAATTTTGTCCTCTATTTCCTTAAATACCCTTTAATAAGCTATGCTTATATGTGTGTTATCTCGTTTTCATACCTCAACTTTTCTTTTCCTATTTTGATCGTTTTTGATATTAAAAACCCTTATTTCTACCTCAATTTTCACAAACTACAAAAATCAAGTATCAAAATCGTCTTCACTCACTATCAAAAACGGCTTTTTCTCCAAAAATTTCGCTATCAAAATCAATCAAAATGCAAAAAATTTTCATTTTCTTATAACTCACTTATTTTCAATTAGTTACCCTCGCGCGTACACGCTATTCCTATATGCTTTATAAAGAAAAATCATTCATATAAAATTTTTTTTGAAAAAAGTTACCCTAAACTATTGCGAGAAACTTTTCATGTCGTATATTTGCTCTCAGAAAGTTAAGGATAACACCTCACTTGTAACGAGGTACCGACGCTTTCAATACTTGATATGATATTATGATAATGTGCTTTTGTTTTGCACTTGTTATAGTGGTACTTACTTAATTTTCGCACTACCTTTGTAGTGGTCATGTGTTGCTAACATGACAAAGTGTTCTCTTGTTTTATTGTCACACAATACGCACTACCTTTGTAGTGGCACGTTAATAGTGGAATGCTATAACGTTATGTAGTGGAATGCTACAATTATATGCTTTTAGATAGTGTGTATAGTTAGGTATGTAGTCAATAAATACCGATGATATGTACATGTGTGGGCATATTTAGTCACCCTCGTAAATGGTTGTAGTGGGGTGCATGGTGGTTGCACCATAGGGCGAGTTAATATTTACCCGAAAAACAACTCAAGCGAAAGATGCGTGAATAGCAGCAAAATCGCAATATGCGTATCAGGTTTGGCTCTGATACAATAAGCATAGCGCCCCCTGGGTGGGTGGTTCACGCAAAACGTACAAGCACAGGGTGCGTTATTGTCGCAATAGAACTCTTAGTTTTCCGAATTGTCGCAGATTGCTTGACATATAGTGGTGTTCGGAAAAGGGACTCACACTAAATGCACTTGCATGGTGTGGGTATTGGTACGTAGTACTGACTGCGCCCTTTTCCACTTATTCATTCACTAAATGTTTCATTAAGCGGGGCTACAGGATGCTCCATGCGTGGCAACACGCTAAATCTACAGCTATGACTAAGCAGACAACTATCACACGTAAGCAAGAGAACAAAGGTTGGAAGGCTCTCCTTGAGATTACAGGACAGCTCTCTTCAGTACTCAATCAGCTCTCAGGACGTTATCATGATGTCTTGGCAGACACAGACGGACTCACCGTAGAGGCATTCCTTGCCACCTATGGAGTGAACCGCTACGTGTCCGCAAAGGGCAAGAAAATGGGCTACACTCCTGCTACACTCGCAAAGGGTTGGCATGATGCCATGACTCTGAAGAGTGACGAGGGCAAGGTGCTTGGCTCATGTGTGTTCAAGAACGTACCAGCTACTTATGTGGCAAGCGAAGAAGATGGTAAGGAGAAGAAGTACAGAGTGTACACATCTAAAGAGGCTGCTGAGGATCCAGAGGGTGAGTCATTCAGCATGTACGTACTCACCCAAGTGGATCCATGCCGTTGGAATTGGGTGACTATCAAGCGTGGACTCGTACAGAGCAAGAGCTATGCCAAGGAGCAGGAAAAGGCTGACAAGGCTGCAAAGTCTTGGGAGTCTGTGACTGAGTGTTACATCGCTAAGTATGTGGACATCGAACTCAAGGACAGGGACGGCAAGGTAGTCGGCAAGGAGAAGGTGCGCCGCGCATACAAGATTAACAAGGCTGACGTGGTGTTCTAAGCGGACTATATCGGAGTGATTGGGACGTAAAATGGAGTGGGGTTCGTCTGCCCCACCACTCCCCTAATGTTGGATTAAAAATGGAGAGCGCTCTACCTGAGTGAGCGAGACAGTATGACTGTACAAGACTTTTATGACAAGTACGGCACAGGCAAAAACTATGAGGACTTGTTTGCCCTGATGTGTGGAGCGAAGAAGGAGCAAAACCCTGTACTCGCTCATGATGTGGAGCAGTTTATCGAAGACCTTCAGAAGGTGTGCGAAGATGATTTTGATGCACTTTTGTGGAGGGATTATCAATTCATAACAGCTTGGAAGTAGGAGGAATTGAAAATGAGAAAAGGTGAGTCAGCACACGTCAAGACAAGACGTGAGCAACTTAGCAGAATGGAGATAGGCAAATTGTGTCTATCAAAAATGTGCATATCATCAGATAATTTCAAGCTGAGTGAGATTGCATATATTGGAGCGTGTTCTATCAACAGAAAACATATTGTGGTGGCACGTTTTGGTCTGAAATGGCAAGTAATGGATGCAACAGAGAGGAATATTGCCCTTGCAAGGAGTCATGGATATGTCATCAAGGGTAAGAAATGTATCCCATTGTATCATACACATGGAAATAACATGGAAGAGTGTATCAAATGGTACAATAGGGAGTCTGTTGGTAAGCCATTGAGTAAGTCAAGGACACAGGACATCTTTATGGAGTGTCTTGGACATAGTTCAAGAAAGCATGGAAAGCGTGGAGGAGTGACATTTGACATTCTATCAGGCATATATTCTACACCTGACCATGCTGAACATCGTGAGTGGAAGCGTGGAGAAAAAAATCATTACAGAGCCTTTAATCGCAAGAATATGACACAGACTCTGAAAGATGAGAATTTCACAAATACAATCAAGGCTGGCATGTACGGAGTAATCTACAAGTCAAACCCATGTGCAACAAAATCAAATACAAAACGATATGAGTAAAAGAGAAATGGTGGCACTTGCTGCGATAGTAGCATCTGCCTATGCGATGGACTCAAAGGAGTCTGTGCAGAGCATGAGAGAGTGTTATGGAGCAGCTTTTGCTGACATGAAAGATGAGTGTTTTATCAAGTAAATTGGAGGACTAAAAATGAAACAGATAAAGAAATATTGGGGAGTTGCCTTTATGGCTACTCTGAGCATCTTATTCGGAATATTCACAGTCATGATGACCATATCATTCTACGAGACAATTGTGGAAGAAGTGAGCAGTCCGATGTTCAGATTCAAATGGGCAGATGCTGGAGTGTACATGGTAATGATAATCCTGTGGCTTGCTGGAGTTGTGGATACTGCCGCAGCAGCTATCGGGAGTACTAAAATATACAAGAAAATCAAGAAATGGGAGGGCTTAAAATGAGACTTTGTAAAGACAATACGGCATGGCAATGGAGTGAGCTTGCAGATGCTTGCTACATCCTTCAGACATTGTTGGAGAACCTTGCCAAGAAAGGCATAAGTAACAATCACTTACTGAGTGTGAGCGATGATAATGAACCCGCAGTCATTGTGAGTGGAAAACTCTCGGAAGAGGCTATTCAGTCATTTTTACTGAATGCTGTCGGGACTGAGTTCATAACACCTGAGTCAAGTCCAAGTGACCTCAATGACATCGAGAGTCGCTATCACTATGGTACATTCGGAGGAGTGTTGTGTACGTATATTTTTCCTGTCAGAGACAAGTGGAAAATGATTAAGAGGACTGGCGAATGGGAGTGGGGTGAACTGACTAACATGATGCAAGTTTTTGAGGAGCAAACTGAAAGTACAATTCCAGATGACTGGGCATAAAAACATAGGAGATAAAAATATGGCTGACATAAAGAAAATATTAGCTGAGGGAATGCCAGAAGTCGAGGGCATATTCGGGGCACATGCAATGGACTGCTACAAAGTTGGCATCCATGAGGGCTACAATTATGCAAAGCAAGAGTCATGTTCTGAGCATATCCAAGCCAAATTGGAGGAGGCTAAACGTGACGCAAGGAGCAGAATTGAGTTTTTCTTTGCAGAGAAGAGCAAGCATGGAGTTTTGGTTCTGTCAGACAAAATGCTGAGTGAGTTATTAAACTTAATATAACAATCAATCAAACAAACTACAATTATGAAACAGACAAAGAAGGTTACAGCACCTAAAGCTGAGAAGAAGAGTGTGAAGAACGTGGCTAAGGCTGCAAGTGAGTCAACAAAGAAGAACGTCACAATCAAGAAGAAAGTGACTATCAAGACAAAGGTGAGCGCTGAGGCAAAGGAGGCAGTCGCACGTACATTCCAGGGAGTCGAGCAGTTCATGACTATTGATGCAAAGATCATCAAGAAGCTCGGACTGAAGCTCAAGAAGTACGTCAAGTTGGATGGTACGGAGTCAACCCTCTACATCCTCACAGGCAAGGACGAGAAGGCTACCAAGCATCTCCATGACCTCCTGACGAATGGCAAGCTGAGCAAGCTCTGCAAGTACTGGGGTTATGTTCATGGGTACAAGGTGCCTGAGAAGAACCTCAAGGAGTTCGTTAAGCTGACAGGAATAAAAGCAGCATAAGCAACATAGAATTGTTATTCGGGGTGACTTGCTCGTGAGAGTAGGTCACTCATTTTATATCAAAACTGAGCAAAACGATGAAAAAATTATATATCATTTTCGCACTTTTGTTAGCAGTATGTAGCATGAGTGCCCAGAGTGTTTCAAGGAGTGGAAACGTATTTAAGGCTGAGAGGAAGACCTATGTGCGTGACACATTGGTTACTCAGTACAAGTACGAGGACTCAAGGGGTAATTCCTATCCTATTATCGTAAATAAGAAGTCTGGAGCGTGTTATGTATGCAAGCTGAGCAAGAACAATAAGTTTTACCGCCAGTATTTGAACAAAGACATAAAAGCACAGATTTGCAAGGAACTAAACATCAAAATTAAGGAGGACTAAATCATGGGAGTACGTAAAATAAGTAGCAAATTAGTGTTCATCAAGGGTTTCAAGAACCCTATGCGTGAGATATACAGCAAACAAGGCTGGAGTGGTGGTTGTACAACTACTCAAGGTCAGTATTTCTACAAGAACTGAGCTATGGACAGAAACGACTATGAGACACTGGTAATCGCAGTCATATTCGTGGCTGTATTGGTTCTGAGTGCATTCTTTTACACACCCTCAACTAATTTCTGAGGGATAATTTCAAATCAATCAATTAATTAATCAAAAACAAACAATTATGAAGAAACTTATTCTCGCAACAATGGTTGCACTTGTTAGCATGAGCGCTAATGCTGAGTCAAAATCAAACAATCTTATCAAGGGCGGTGTATGTCCTGACACAATCCCAGTAGCTATCCATCCTGTACCAATGGCAGTGGAGAAGACAAATGAGGAGGCTGAAAAGCTGAATGAGAAAATCATCATTGTCCTCAAGGAGATGATGGGTGCTGACAAGGGAGTGGTATTCGACATACTAAATGACCGCCTTATGGCACTGAAGACAGAACGTGAGAACCTGATAAAGAAATAAGCCATGAGAAAAGAATTGATAATCGAAGGACACCGCCTTGTTGAGGTGGAGTACCACACAAGTAAGCATAGCTGTCGTATGGTGGAGCGCGTAATGAGCGCTTCACCAGAGCAGCCTAAGCGCCCATTTAGAGGCAAGAATTGGTATGCTGCACGTTTTAAGGCTCGTCATGAGCGTGAGGAACAGCGCATGAGTGAGGAACATCTGAGGGAGTTGAAAGCGCTTGCACTTGAAAAGAGTGCTGAGTTATATGAGCGCTTATTCGGGACAAGAAAGGTCATTTAGTTGTAGTTGTTAATTGGGCGCTGACGGAGTAATCTGTCAGCGCTTTTTAGTTAAAGTAAGTTAATGCTGAAGGATTTGACTGAAAGCGTAACTATTACTGAATGTAGAAATTAAAACTAAACTGAGCAAAATATGAACAACAAGAAAATGCGTAAGGCAGACAAGGCACTCGCTGAGGCTTTGAATTTCTGCAAGTCAGTAGCTACAAACGTAAAGAATGCTACAAAGGTAGTTGTGTTGTCTGCAATAGAGAAGCCAAAGGCAGTTGTAACACCAACGGTTTTCAAGCCAAAGGGTGAGGTGTATGATAATCTTACTATTGTCAAGATGGGTAAGGGTGATTTCCGAGTGGAGGCTGACGGAAAGGTGATTGACAAGCATTTCAAGTCTATCACTAAGGCGAATGAGTGGTGTGAATTGCATAAGAGAATATAACTGGAGGACAGACAATGAAACAATTCGCAACAATATGTGTAGTGGCATTCTTTGCTGCTGTATGGGTAGTGAGTGGCATCTGTGAACTGAGTTTTGAGAATGACCAGCTTAAAGACAGAATTGACAGACTGGAGTCTATGCACATTGATGCTGAACAAAGACTGCATCTGTATCGTGCGGCTCTCGCTCAGACTGAGATAACTGACTTGAAAGCGGCTGAGGTCTTTGAGACTACTGAGGCATACAGACATCTTATTTCTGAGATGGATGAACACAAGGAGTTTGCAAATGATACAACAATCAAGGAGGAGTGAGTATGAACTATAATCTGATGCAATGTGTGACCAAATTGTTTGGATCACGCAGGACTGACAAGTACAACAAGAAGTCAAGGATGAGGGAAGTAATAAAATGCCATAAAGCAGAAATGGCTGGAGATTACGAGACCGCATACAAGACATTGTTGAACATTGTGAGCAAGAATGTGTATGGGGCAAATGCAATGTCATGGAGTCCATCTCATAATTTCACTATGATATATAATTTCCCATTTGAATGTTGGAGAATAATGGACTCAGATGCGAGATATGCGGTGGCTGCGGTGTATAATCTGTATTGGATGGGTTTTCCAAATCCATGTGCCCACTTTGAAAGATGGGAGGCACGTTTTGGATATAAACACACTAAGCAGTTCTACTTGCGAGTTGACCGCAAGCATGAGCATCTTGGTGAAATGAGAATTATAACCAAAGAAGAGTACGATGAGCCATTGAAGCATCGCCCAGAGTTGAGATGTTCATTTGATGAGCCTCATCTTCTTGAAGAAAGATGTGTGAGATTCTACTCAGGAGATTTGGAAGACATGGTTATAAAATACAAAGTGATAGACAGGGACTTCAAACACAATAGGGTTTTCCTGGAGTGTGAAGGACATTATTACGAATATAGTTGGCAATTTAGTTTAGGATAGGAGGACTGAAAATGAAAGAAATTTCTGAAATTAAAAAGAAGACGTTGGAGGCAATCAACAATACATTCGGACAATTCCCATCTCTTGACATGCTAAGAGTGAAGAATGACAATGGTGATTGGATTAAAAGACATATCAGAGTTGATGAGGTGAATGGTGAGTTGAGAGTTGTGAGCATCTATGGAGTGGAGGTGGATAGCCAGCTTTCAAATGAACACTCATGCTTTGCCCTGAGACACAAAGAGGTAGGCCGCAATTTCTACAGATTATTAACCACCTTTGATTTCTGCAAAATAACAGAAGAAAATGGACATGAGCGAAATATGGTATGGAGTAGCGCATTCTCTGTCAAGCAAATTGGAGGCTATATGCCAAGAGTGATGTTTTATTCACTTGAGGATTTTATCAATGCCTACATTCATCTTGCTGATGAGCGATTTAACCCAAACAATCTGATAATTGTTGATGATACACCAGAAGAATAGGAGGACTGAGTATGGACAAAGTTATAGTAACTTTCAGCACGATTGTTGGTTGTGTTCCCATAAAGTCAGATGTTGACTTTTATATGAGTGAGAAGTTTCTTCGTGGTGACAAAGGAACATGGAGAGACGGAGTTAAGGCATTGGTTCTCATTCCGAGGGAAGATGCAATGCGGCGTGGGGAGCAAGCATACAAGCTTGATTTTTCCATCGCAGTTATAAGCGATATTAATACACTTCGTAAGCAAAACGAAATGTATGCGGCTCAGGAAGACAATGGAAGACACCATGTTGCATTGGACTCATTAAAACTGCATGAGATTTGGATAGATGGACACTTTCTTCGTATTGAGTGGCTGTTTGTTGACTGCTTTGGAATAAAGCGAGTTTTTGCAGGCAATCAGTACTCTATACACAAAGGCTGCGCACAAGGAGATGATGTGTTCTGTACAATGGGTGAACAGACACTACAGGTTTATTTCTAACATAGGAGGAGTAATATGAATAAGAAAATAATTAATGCAATGACAGATATTGTGGAGGAGAAAATGGAGCAGTTCAAGTCTGACTTTTACAAGTTTGACATGGAGACACTCAAAGACTACGATGGCTGTTTCGTATGGAGCGTTACACAAAGCCATACACATCTGGAGCTGATTGACATATTCGATATTGTGGAGAAGCTGAAGAAGAATGAAACCCGAAGATTTATCTTCATGGGTTCAAACTCTCTCTCAATCGGGTATGCTGTAAATCAGGATGCTGAGTGCTTTAAGAGTGACATCTATCTGTATGATGGAGTTTCATTGAAGCCAATTAGTGCAACCCCATTGAACGCACTTCTAACTGTGATTGAGGCAAATGTGAAGGACAAAATTCGTGAGTTGTTTCCTGATGAAATCAAATACTGGGGTAAACATGTTCCGATACGTTTCAATACGCCTCAAGCCTTCAGTAAGTTCATGCAAATCGCAAGGAGTGAGGAGGGCGAGAAACTGCTGAAGTGTGTCAGAAAGTTTAGGAATTGGATGATTACTGGAATGAGCGAAAGAGTGATGATTGGAATTGATTTTGCTCCCAAATCATTTACTTTCTGGACTGAGCGTGACTATGAGTGTGGTGGGCTGAATGGTGGCATAATCTACCATGAACACATAAAAGACTGGAGTACACATACTTAAAGAACAGGAATATGGAACAACCAAAAGATGTAAATGAGTGGTCAATACGAAAGATAAATAGTTACTTTCGTAAGCATGATGACTCAAATAAATGGCCGATTTGCGGAGCATTTAATGTGACTGAAAGAGCTATCAGACGTATCAGAAAGCTTCGTCTGATTGGAATGGAAGTTAATGGTGGGTTGGAGTATTACCTACTGTTGGAGCAGGAGATAACCAAAATAGTTAATAACTTTTAGGAGGAGAGAAAATGGATGCAAACAAAGACAAGAAGCCCATGAGTTCTCAGATTGAGAACTATGAAGAAATGTTGGAGGAATTATACAATGACAAATCAGATAGAGACAACAGAGTGTATTGGCAGTAAATGTGCTGACTGGTACAAATGTAAAGAAGTCAAGGAAGCTCAGGAGGCATACTTCAAGAAACAGAAGAAAGAGCCGCCTGAGTGGGTGTGTAAATGGCCGTATCCTGGTGCAAATCCCGACCAGGATGACATGCTGACCATTCATAACTGGGAGATAAAGAAAATAAAAAAGAACTTAGATGGACGTAATTCTGCAAAAATTCATGGAGCCAGAGCGCTGGAGGTATGCGTTAGCCAAAGGAGTGGACAAGGACATTCGCAAGGCTGACCTTTATCAACTGACCAAAGAGGCTACGAGAGTAAGGCTCTATCAGGCTGTGAAGAATGGAACATACACCATTACCCCACCCCATACTGCTCAGATACCAAAGGAGGAGAAGGGTGAGTTTAGGACGGTCTATGTGAATGAGCCTATTGACCGTATCTTCCTCAGTATTGCAAATGACTTGCTTTTCGAGCTGATGCCAGAGATGGTGCATAAGAATTGCAAGAGCTATCTGACTGGAACTGGATGTGGTGACGTGGTAATCGGTATCAGCAAGACTATTGCGGAGGCTGAGGGCGAGGTGATTGGCTTCAAGGCTGACCTGAGCAAGTATTTTGATTCTGTTCCCTTGGAGTTTATTGACAATGCCTTTGACAAGGTGGAGGACAAATGGGGCAAGTCGAAAGTGATTGATGTTCTCAGGAGTTATTATCACTCTGACTGGTACTTTGATTTGGATGGAGTTCTAAAGAGCAATTACCAATCACTGAAGCAAGGCTGTGCGGTTGCGGCGTGGCTGGCTGACGTGGTTCTGAGACATATTGATACGGCAATCACTCTTGTTGCAGACCGAGACAATGGAATGTATATCAGGTATTCTGATGACATCCTCTACATCGGTAAGAGCTACAAAAAGGCTATGGGTGTGCTGAGTAGTATGCTTCAGAATATGGACATGAAACTCAATCCGAAGAAAGTTGAGGAAATCAGAAAGGACAAGTGGTTCAAGTTCCTTGGCTTTTCAATAAGAGGGGGTGAGCGAACCCTGAGCAAGACAAGGCTGAAGAAGTTTCAGAAAGAGATTGAGGAGCGCACCAAGCATGGAGTGAGCTATGAGTCTGCCATAAACAAAGTGAACAGGTTTCTCTACAAAGGCGAATACTCATGGGCTACTTCAGTTCTGAGAGTGGTGAATGTGGCTGATGACCTGATGACATTGAATAACTTCGTCATGGACAGACTGAGAGGATGTAAGACTGACCGCCATAAGATTGGTGGACTGGGCTATGTGCCTGACCTCAAACGATGTATTGTCCGAGGCAAGGGAAAGAATGTCAAGGCGAACAGAGCAAAGACTGAGGAGAAAATTGAAGGTTATCTGACGTTGGTATGTATGCAGAAAGCATTACTGACGAGAAGAGCTGTATATAATGCCTTGGTTGCCATGCTCTGATGAATGGACGGAGCTAAACGTAATGACTCAAGAAACAAGACATTCACAATCCCGCTTCAAATATGACTTCTTCAGATGACGGCCACCCGCGTCAAAGACGCGGAGCAGGCCAGCCTCTAAGAAAGTCATCTTGTAAGCTGGAGAGATCTGATTGATAAAGCTTTAGCCAATGTTTTGAGAGTCATTTTAGTATGGAGTTGGGTGCATTTATTCATTACATATTGTAATCTGATGCTCATCTCATTAATACGAGATGAGCATCTGAGAAATATCCAATGAAATCAAGTAAGTAAAGTAAAAGCCTACCCAGCAATACAAAAACGTATGGAGTCAGCAATATGTTTAACAGACTGTGTGATACCAGACTCAAGAGTATGTGAATACATCCTTCTAAGTCTGGATAATACAGTCTAAATCTATCAAATATAGTTAAATCTACCTGACAATACAGAGCCATAGCTGAATGGTAAACGGACACAAGGAGTCATAGGATTCACACCCCTGGTTTCCTCAATTGGAAGGGGCCAGTGTGAAATACACTGGAACCTTCAATGCACCAGGGTAAGATCTGATAAATAAAGCCTCAGCCAAGACTATGAGTGTCCTTAATTTTGAAATAAAATGGAAAAATCAATCTTTGAGCAAGTATGGGATGCAGCTTCTACGGGAGTAAAATGGCATATCTCACTGAAAGACAGAACATTGACAATCAACGGCAAGAAGTTGGTGGATAATGGCAAGTATGAGGGTGAGTTGGGATGCTATGAAGATTGCGAGATAACAAAGGAGCAAGTCTTGAAGCATATCAACGAAGCCTACTCATATTACAAGTATTCCATCCCCTCAGAACGGACAAATAGTAGGAGAAAAAACTATTTCAAGGCACTGAAGGAGCATGAACTGTCAGAAGAAGATATGCTTTTCGGTATTCCGAGAGACAAAGCGCAAGCCTGTCTTGAATTTACTGTTCTATATTACGCTGTCACAGGAGTTTTTGATAAATACTGGGATGAGTGGGATATGGGCAAGTGGTTCTGGCAGAGTGAAGAAGACAAAGATTTAGTAATCCTGAAGGAATGGGTTACGAGACAACAATAATCAATTAACTTAAAAAACAAAGCAATTATGAAGAACGAGACAAAAGTGGTGTGTCCTAACTGTGGAGCTGAAATCGCAATCCCTGAGCATGAGCATTTTGCAGCAGGAATGTGTATCGGCAAGGACTCTGGAATGGGAACAATCATCCTTCCAGCCGCAGAAACAAGTAACAAACCAAACAAGATGAAGAAGACAGCAAGTGAGAAGATTGCAGCTCTGAAGGCTGCTGGTGTGAACGTGGACAATCTGTTTGCCATGAATGGGGCAAATGGTGGTGATACAGTGGTAAGGCTTGAGAACGGAGTCATTCAGCCAGTAGCAGATGACGATCCTATCTTCAAGGCTATCATTGAGTACGGTGCTATCCCTGAGCGTAGGTTGTTCCGCAGATGGATTGCCTCTCAGATCATGCACATGATGAGCAAGAACAACTACTATGAGAGGTACAACTACGACTTTACTGCCAGAATACAAGCTCATGGTTATATGTATTCATGGAAGGTCGCTGTTGAGGAGCTTCGTGTCCAGGCTAAGTTGGCAAGGCTTGATATGGAGAACTATATCAAGTACAACAGAGGCTATAACAAGATTACGGTGGCTGAGATGGCTAAGGATTTCATTACATCTCTTTCTGAGTATATCAAGGACGTTGAGGTTCACAAGTGCAAGGGAAGGGAGTACAAAAAGATTCGCGGCAATAATGTCTTCTGTGACGAAATCAACAGCAAGGTTATGAGGCCGATGCTTTTGGCTCATGCAAATATCAAGAAGCAGACCGATGCCCAAGGACTATATAAGGCTGCTGCGGAGTTCTACAAGCTGGTGAAGAAGTATCAGCCAAGATGGGACGAGAAGATGAGCGCTGCCTTTATCAATTCCTACAAGTTCACTGGAGCATTCTTCACTATGGAGAATTTCATCCTCTTCTCAGGCTGCTTCCTTTGGGATGACAATGGCCGCAAGCTGAGTAAGGAAGATTCAATCAAGTATCTCTATGTTAAGGCTGAGGAGTACAAGGAAGAGGGGTGGAGGCTCTTCGGGTTGCTGAAGAAGTTCCTTGATGACAACGACATTGATCCTGACAAGAAGATGGCTGAGTGGGCTGAGGCAAAGAGAGCAAGAAGAGCCTAAACTGAGCAAGCAGTCAGTTTCAGTTCGATGGATTGATATGACAGTTTTATAAGCAGATCACAAGATACCTGTGCGACTTCAGGGGATATTCCACCTGAAGCGAACAGGTGCTTCTGATCTCCTTAAATCATAATCTTAAAGCAAGACACCAATCAATAATCGGACTAAAAACAATGGATTGGCAATCTTTATCAAGCTGGATAAAGGAACCTGCCTCAAGCCTTATCATGCCATAAGGCAGGTTCATTCTCCAGCTTGGAAATCTGACAACTAAAGCAAAATCCAGCCAATAATTGAATAACTGAGTCAAATAAATCTGATGGACTGATGATATTTATTATATCATCTGAGAGTGCGGCGTTTCACTGGCTACAATAAGCCCGTATAACGCCGCAGAGTCAGATGGTGAAATCTGTTTGATACAGTGAGACACTAATCAGTAATCAGATTATCATTTATCAATCAAACAAACAATTAACAACTATGAGTGAAGAAAGAATTTACAAAGAGGAGTCTTACAAAGGCTACTCTATCAAAATCATGTATGAGGATTACCCAGACTGCCCTACTAAATGTTGGGATATGTGTGGGGCTTTTCTGTGGGAATATTCAGATGTACACAGACTGAGTGATGATTGTCATTGGAAGCAAGTGTATGGTAAATATGGAGACAACAACCATTCTCTTGATGATGCCATAATGAACCTCATAAATAACAATGCCAATCTTGACAAGGTATATAAATATTTCAAGAATGAAATTTCAAATGTGAAACTTTATTATGACCGTAGTCTCAGAAGATGGGTATTTGAGGAGTGGAGCGAGTATCGTAAAAAATATATTGAGGTATTCACCTGTACTTCAGATGAATACAAGAGTGGCGATTATCTTTGGGAGATGCTTGAGAGTAGGGATAGGGATGAACTTATTGATATTCTTGACAAGTGTGCTGATAACATAGCTATTTATGAGTGGTCTTCTACTGGATATTGTCAGGGTGACTATGTTAAGGGTATTGCCTTCATGACCAAAAAAATGGCTGACAAGAACCTATGCGTAGAGAAAGAAAAGGACTGGAAGGAAGTGGCAAAAGAAGCTATGGATGCTGGTTCTAAGTATATTGGAGCATGGTTGTGGGGCGATGTCTATGGCTGGGTTGTTGAGGATGAGGAAGATGATCAGATTGATTCATGCTGGGGATATTATGGATATGAGGAAATTGACTACATGATTTCCGAGGCCAAGAACAATATTGATTCATATATTGCAAGACGTGAAGAGGAGTATGAGGAACGTCTCGAAAAAGTAAAAACCAACATAGATAAGCTGAAAGGCAAGATATTCATCGGGCATCCTCACTGTTTTAAGGTAACGGATGATATATTCGGACAGACCGTTATTAGAAAGTGTGACAGCAGTCTCGGATGGGTGGATTGTTTTTGCGAAGATGTAAATGTAAGAGACATTCCAGGAGATGTTCTGATGAATATGGAGAAAGCAATAATGTAACTAACAACTAAAAACTAAAATATATGAGTAAGCAATGTGATTTTATTTGCGAAGTAACTGACATTCAGATAGCTCAGAAGGAGCTTGAGGAAAAATCAAGAAACCTCTTGAGAGAGGTGCTTGATAGTGTCGGTGGTAAGTATGAGTGGCAAAAGGGGTATGAACCCTGTGTAAGTGCCACACTTGGAGGTATTCTTCAGTATGTAAATGTAGGGAGAATATGGGTGAATGATGAGAATATCGTCATGCTTAATGTTGTTCCATCTGATGATTGTATTGACTATGACATAGCCATTACAAAGCTTGAAATGGGACAGACAATAGAGATAGCTGATGACATGGTTCGTTACGCAGTTAAGGATTAATCGTAATTGTTTTGTTTGATAGGGGTGGAGTTGTAAGACTCTACCCCACCCTTTCAGAACTGAAAAAATAACCGACAATTAAACATATAAAAATATGGATGAAATATACAATAGAATTATTGCCCTTATTAAGCGTCTCGAAGATGCGGTAAGAATGCAGGATGTCCCCGCAATCATTGATTGCATGAAAGACCTTGCAGTAGATAATAGACAAAGATCTATTCTCGAAAAATACACAAGACAAATTTGCATTGACGTAATCACCGATCACATAACACGCAAGAAATTGGACAAGTTTGTTGTGTCTCGCAAAGGAGAATACAGCACAACTGTAAAAGATATTTACGTTTTAGACGGAGATGTTTTGAAACGCAACGGAACTGACGTTAAGTGGTCCACGCTCGGCAAGTTATATCAAGCATATAAGAAAATAAACAAGATAAAGTAGTACTAACAAATAAAAAGATAAAACTATGAATAGAGATGATATTAAGCATAGATTTGCTAACCGACTTGAAGGAAAGAATGGAAGTATCAAGGCTGGCAATGTAAGTTATGAGGGTAGATGTTATTACTCATACTATACAGTGTTCGGCCAGTGGCTTGATGTGGAGAAAAAAGTTGTCGCTATCTTTGATGGTAGCACAAGTAAATCTTCAAACAAGCATAAGTTGTATAGCGGAGTATTCCCAGGAGATGTCCATGTATTTCCTCTTGACCTTGGTGATGGATATAACTGGAGTCATTGTAATCTTATTGGTAAGTACGCTAATAAGGATTCAGACTTTAAGTTTGAGCATCGCATGGTGATGATTAATCATTATATTGGACGTATTTATGATCAGCTTGCTGCCATCAATGGAGGCAAATGTAAAGGTCTGGAGAATGTAGATTTCTCAGCTTGGAGGTATGTTGAGGAGCTTTGTAGTCTCTACAAAGACACTACAATTGAGAAGTATATCAAGTGGCTTCCCAGACATGAGTACTACGCAGACCTTGCAGTAAGGCTCTATAATGGTGAGCGTGACGTAGAGACTCTTGTTGATTATCTGTTCGGAGTAGGCACATTCAAAACTTATATGGCTTATTCTGAGAGGTTCCGTAAGGCTGAAATGAAGAGAATGCAGATAACCATGCTTGCCCATCGCATTGGTATTCAATCTCCTTATGAGTCAGAATGGGGGACAAAGTATATGCCTACCCCATTCAAGGCTGGAGACATTCGCAAGCTCTCAGCAAAGGAACGACTTGACTTACACTTCAATGCACTTGTTTATCAGGAGAGTGAAAAGAATCGAAAAGCGGTGGAAGACAAGCGTTACAAGAATGAGTGTAATGCCTTCAAGTGGGTGACTGGATGTGATGCTCAGCAACATTCAGTTTGGGACAAATCCCTGAGAAATCCTTTTGTAGTCCGTAACATGTTTACAGGTGAAGAATACAACCTCAGATATAAGGGATATACAAGGGTGTATTGGTGTGATGATCATGTAAAATTTGATTATACAGATTTCAGACATGCGAAGGATAAGAATGAGTGGCTTGTAAACTTCTATGCCAAATGTAGTGAGGTAGCAAATAATCTCAAGGCAATGGAGATAATGAGCAATATCAATGCACATACAAATGAAACATCAAGCCATTATTATGGTGTTCGGTATGTTGATGATGATTTCCTCGTAGAGAATACTACTGAAGATGAGTACGCATTATGTGCGGATTTCATTAAGCGCCAAGAAAAGTATTTTGCTGATCGTGAGGCAAGAATACGTGCTGAGGAGATTGCAAGAATCAAGCGTGAGGAAGAAAGAAAGCGTGAAATCGAGTACAGACAGAAGATAAAGCAGGAACAGATTAATGAATGTCTTTCTCGTGGACTGGAAGGATGTCGAGACTTGTGGCGCAATCATTTCATGGAAATTGGCACTGCTGAGGATAAAAGCAATAACGATGCAGACTTCTTCTTTGGCGGTAATGTATTGCTACGTCTCAGTCTGAGTGGTAATGCTATTGAGACAAGTAAGCACATCAGTATTCCTGTGGAGAAATGCAAGAAGATGTGGAAGATTGTTCAGAAATGGCACAATGATCCATCGTCTTTCAAATCATGTGAGATTAACACACTGAGTAGCGGTAAATATACGATTTCATCTTATGAGAATGACATCTTAACATCGGGTTGTCATCAGATACCTTATGTGGAGATGGAGAGAGTTATGAACAAAATTATTAACGCATAAAGAAAATGTTATGGATTATAAAAATATGGAAATGTGGTTTGCTCGTAATATTGAAAACAATTTTTTATATGTTTTTGTTGCCAAACCAACTTGTGACGAATATGGTGAATGGGAAGACCTTGAAAGTGAAAACGGATATGAGCCACTTTGTCTATATGACGAGTGCTATCTTGACATTACTTTTGAAAATTCTCCTATAAAAGTTTCTGAGTATTTTGCATTAAAAAGCAAATAATCAAAACAATAACAATCAAACAATCAAAACAAAACAATTATGAAAATTAAATTTGAAAGTGGTGAGTATCTGAATGTTACAGCCACATTGGTAGAGAGTGGTGTTCCTTTTCCAAACGCGGAGAAGAAACATGCTGGAGTGCATAACAAGTTTAGATGCACAGTATCTAATCCTCAGAATGGCCGTAAGATGAGTGTCACATGGTATGGCTCTCAGAATGACTTTTGGAAAGGTAAGACTGATATAGATGAGGGTATGGCACGTTCAATTCTCAGCTCAATCCATCTGGACTCATCATGCTATAAATGTTCAATAGATTTCAGTGATTTCTGTGCTGAGCTTGGATATAGTGACGATAGCATGAGAGCTATGAAGATCTATAAAGCTTGCAAGAGTGAGGCTGAACGCTGGGAAAGAGTATCGGAAGGCCTGGATGAGAGAACATTGGAAGAAATCGGTAACTACTAAATATGGAGGAGATAACTATGAAGAAATATACTGATATGGAGTTGATGATGATTGGTGTCAATCGTTTCATATACCATTCATGGAACTATCAGCTTTCACAGAAGCCTGTTAAGGTGGATGGTAAGAATGTAATCATACCGAGGTTCGTACTGGAGGTTGAGTGGGATTGTCCTACTCAACACATGGTAGATAAGTGGGTGGAAGCAACCATGACTGAAGATCCACACAGTTATATGTCTCGTTTCTATAGCAGACTGGGAACAGCCAATAGGATGAAGCTTATCTCCTGGGTTATGGAGAACTACTCAGATGAGATGAAGTTTGGCTTTGAAGATGAGGAGGAATAGCTATGGAAAAGAAGCTTGTTCCAGCTCCAATTGATGAAAAGAATATTACATCAGATTGGATTGAAGAGATTTTCGATGACTGCAATTGCACTTGCTCAGGAAACACACTTACTGGCTTCATAAATGGAGCTGCATGTACTTGTACATATCAGAGAAATCATATCTACTGGGAAATACATAAGTTCTTCGGTGGAAATGATAAGATATACAATGAGCTTGTAAATAGACTGAAAGAGCAAGACGTGGTTCCATATATTGTTGTCAAGTATGATGATAGCCTGAGTAAGGAACTGATGTTGAAGCAGTCATTTTTCTTTGTAGAAGAGTAATAATAACTAAAACATGGAGGAATAAATATGGAAGCAATGAACAGAGACGATCTCATGATTGAGTTCATGGAGAATATGGATGAGGAAGAACTTGTCCAGCTTTATAATGAGTATGCTGAAGAAAATGGTTACGAGAAGATACTTGAGAATACTGAAGACAATATTGATATGCTTGTCCCAACTGAAGGAAGGACAGCATTGGAGATATGGAACAGCTTCAGTTCAAGCTATCGTGAACAGGACAGTTATTGTCAGCTTAATGGATATGGGTATGTTGATTCATACAATGATCCGACTGAAAATATCTACCCATCAGACATGACCAATTACTTTGTAACAAGTGACTGGTACAAGGATGGTTTCAAGGATTTCCTCGTTGATACATTGAGAGACAAGGGGTTCGATGAGACATTCGTTAAGTGGGTTGAAGATGATTTCGACTGGGATGAAGAATGGGAAGACACTGATGACCTCTGGAACATCTGGGTAGATGAAATCGGAGAAGACGATGAGGATGATGAGGAAGAGGAAACCGATAATGAGGAGGAGTGATTATGACAAAACTATCAGATATTCGTAAAAAATCATCCTGCATGGAATGTGGAAAGCCAATCGGTGATGTACAATACATTAGATATGGAGGAGTGTGTATCACATGTTGGCATAAGTTAAACGATTAAAGCATTGTAATTATGACAAACAAAATTGCAAAGTACACAAACTATAATGCTTACATGTTGGTTAAGGGAATGGCTGCCCATAAGGTTGATGAGAAGAAACTTGAGGAGGTTATTGAAAAACTTACCAAGATGTATAAGAATCCATACATCAGATTCATGTGGGTTGCAAATTCCAATAAGGCAATGTGTGTAGTTTATTCGGACACAAAAAAGAATGAGCGATTTACAAGGCTCGTTTCATTTGATGTGGTTGAAGAAATTATCAACGAATACAACAACAAACTAAAGGGTAAATAACTATGACACCAAAAGAGGCAAAGAAATACAAGAAGTGGGTTGAGGAGATAATCGAGGATGAATGCTATGACATGATGGATGAGTTCTCGGTAGCTGTCATTCAGAAATACGTGATGGCTGTTCTCCCTATGGTATTCTCAATAAAGGTTCAGCGTATCGGAGAGAACTATGAGTACATTACAAAGATAAAGAACAGCAAGAATGGTTCTTATATATCCATCAGCAATGACGATTGTACTGGCTTGTCTGAGTCATGCTGGTACATATTCGAGAAGCCATTTGCACCTACTAAGGATGAACTGAAGATCTTCCTTGATATGCTGAATGAGGCATGGTACTTACTAAACAATGGAGATTAAGTGTATGAGTGCAGATAGAAGGTTCAAGTCAGTAAAGGAATGTCTGGAGTATATTGGCTCCAGCTTTCCTATCAGCGCTGGCGATTCAATAGAGTTCAGTAATGACACTGGTGATTCTTTCGATGAAGAGATTACTGCGGTCAATGTTTATAATTCATATCATCGGGTTATTGCCGAGTATGAGATAGGTGAGGAGGATTAGATATGAAAACTTACGCATTATTATTCAGCATTGATACTTATCCTCAGTTGGATGAGCTAAAGAAGATGAGCAGTGAGGAACTTTTTGACCTTGCCTGGACAGCCTCGACTTTTGACGATGGAGATGCAAGCGTATTAACTCTTGAAGAGTTTTCCAACATGGTGAACAATGATAGGATTTCAACTGAGTTTTCTTGGTTGTTTTTTGTGAACAGAGAGGAGGATTAGTTATGGCAAAGGATATTATTTATAATGATGTTCGGCATACCTTAACCGCAGCTTCAGCAAGTTACCACAATCATTGTACTGGATGTAGTCTTAAATATGTTTGCGATAGCATTAATTTCGATCTCATAGAGGATGAAATCGAGTGTGATGAAAATTCAAATTATTTTGCGAATTGAAAAAACGGAGGATTAAATTATGGCAAACAATTATTTTGCTTATGTTATACGACTTCAAAGGTCTAAAGTATTACATGATTGTGAACGATTTTGGTACTACGAGACAAAGGAAGAAGCACAGGGTGTCGCAAACAAATTGCATGGATATAAGGTAACTGTTGAAAAACATTGTTTGCCTGCTCCGTTCCAAGAAATGATTAAAGAGAGTACAAGATACCCGAAATTTAATCAATAACAAAATATAGGAGAATACATTATGAAGAAAGTTGAAGATTTGACTTACACAGAGTTAAACAAAATGTTTAGCGATCTAATAGACAAGCATGAGGATGATAAGGAGTTCTTCTCAGAAGAGAGTGCAAGAAAATTTGCAGATGATGAGTTGGTCTCAGGGGATTATCTCTGTGTACAAAACGCATTCGATGATCTGGCAATGCAGATTGAAGGCTTGAAAGATGTTTTCTCATGGAGTGCTGGTGTTTCCGCTAATAGCTGGGATGTCGGTTTGATACACTTAAATACCCATGAGCTGATGGATGAAACCTTGCAAGATGGGATGATTAAGGCTGAGTGTATTCGCAGAGGAGTTGACATGAGCGCCGTAAAGGAATATCAGCGTATTGTTGAAGAGACAGAATGTTGTTATATATAATTTCAAGGAGAACTAAATATGAAAGCAAAGGTAAACCAATTGCTCCAGAAAGTTTGCAATAACAACAACTGGAGCGTAAGTGCTGAGAAGGAAAGCGAGGGGTACCACTATTACCTCAGTACAACAAGCCCAAAAGGTCAGGATGTAGAACAGGAGTTTTATATTCAGATGTGGAACGATGTGGATCTGATTGAATACTCTCTTTATATTTTGTGGCATAATTTCGATCCAGAAGAGGAAACTATGTTAAGGGTAGATTTTGATGGACAGGGGAAGAACGGAGCGCCTTCATTGAGAGACTGCCTTGCTGACATGGACTGGGTGGAGAGTCAGTTGAAGGAGATATATGAGAATTTCCGTCACGAATGCTCAAAGAAAAGAAAAATTTAATATAAAACAATAACAATTATGGCAATACAATATTCAGAGGTTAAGCTTGGTACAATGAAAATCGAGCAGCCTAAGTACAAAGATGGAAAGTTGGTCAAGGACAGCCGAGGCCTTCAGTTATATAATAAGTATGAGATACAGATAAGAAGAGGTAACTGTCTTGCTGTGTTTATCTATGCCTATGAGGAGAATGGACAGTGGTATCATCAACTTTACAGCTTCTTCAATGATGTTGAGCATATAAAGAATATGATGAAAGATCCAAATCTTGCAGATGAGGATGGAATGCACCACTTGTTTAGAAGACGTGATGCGGTTATAGAAATCCGTCTCAACACCTATTTCAAGGAGTGCTTGAAGATGCTGCCGTTCCTCACAAAGGACGGATATGAAGTGGTGTGTTATTATGAGAAGCCAGAATAAGTTTAACATTAAAAACAGGAGGTAAGATTATGACAGCATATATATCAATCAGTCAGATTTATTGGAACAAGCATTCATTAGGAGGCTTTTTCTTCAGAGATCAAGCGTATGAGACCTTGGAAGAACTTATTGAGCGTTCTTCTGAGGGTGAACGTATTGCGATTGACATCTTGGATGACCAAACTGATGATATGGATATTGACGAGGTTGAAGAGATGTTTTATTCAGATTCTATTGAAGAGCTTGCAGATCATTTCGGACTTGAACTGGAAGAGAAAGAGACTGAGGAGGAAGAAGATGAATAAGCCTACATTATTTTATGTGGAATATAACGCTTGTTATATTGCCATGTATAAATCCATCAGGGCTTGTCTCAATTTCATAAAAAGAAGAGGGCTGCGTAACGATGAAGACAATCTCCTCAGAATATGGGGCAATACTGGTGCGATTTATGATCCTGTTAATGGTAAGGATATTACTGATTTGAACAATTAAAGATGGAGGATTAGGTATGAGTGAAGCAGATAAACTGAGACAGTATTGCAAGAGTAAGAAATGGATACTCTCCCCATGTTCAAAGCGTGGTTACTGGTTGATTGAGATGTCTTCGGGAAGACCTATATCAGACCAGTTCAGGGAAATAAGGAATGATCTCAGAGCTATCGGATATGACTATTGCCAGGACGGATACGGCAATGGGGTTTATTATATAGTTATTAACAAACAAAACAAAACGAACAATGAACAGAAGACAAAGAAATGAACTGAGAATGACAGCCAGGTATCTTGAAACAATGCTTGATAATGATGACCTGAAGATCGAGGACTTGCAAACTGAGACATCAAAGGCTGCTGATGATGTGGAGATGATGATTGATGAGGAGAATGGCAAGATTGACAGCCTCCCAGAAAATCTCATGTTCAGTTCCAGGGCCGATGAGTATCAGGACAATGTGGATAATCTGGAGGAAATCATGGATGAGCTGCGTGAGGCTTCCGAGGCTGAGGATATGAAGGAAACCAAGAAGTCTGCCAAGAAAGCCATCAACCTTATCTATGACCTGGTTGATTAATAAATCTTAAAAAGTGAGACAAAATGCAAAGATATATAGTAAAATATGTATCTTTGCATTTATAACTTATATAATATGAAAGATTTACACAGACTGACATTAAGAGATGAACTGGGTAGGCTGACTCTTAGAAGAGAGAATAACTTGACTGTAAATGCCATTGCTTCCCTCTTGTCAACAGAAAGGAATTTCTCAGTACATAACATGATGGAGTACCTGACTGCATGTGAAAAGCAACTGGAGATTACCGACTGGATGGGTGAGACATGGAGAGCTACGAATACTCAGGATCTGCATGATATGATAGGTAAGTTGCTTGACAAGAGTAGAAGAAGACTGAGTGATATGAATAGCACCATTCAGGTGACTTATACTTCTAAGGCGTTGTCTATTGATACCTTGCTGAAGGTGTTGGGGTATTTCAAGTGTAAGTTGGATATTATCAATATATAGCCATAGGATACATGGTGTTCGGGTGGTTCGACTCCGCCCCTGCCTACTATATTTATTAACTTAAATAAAGAAACTTATGGAGAATGAGAAATGGTTTATTATGCTAAGTCATACTACTGATTTGTCTCGTTTTGGATGTAGTTATGAAAGTTTTATTATGAGATTTAATAATTTGTCAAAAATAGAAAAAACAGAAGTTGTAAGGCTTCTTAAAACAGATAAAAGGCCAGGGAGATATAATGAGATGTATCGACAAATCCTTATTGGCAGTCCTTTTTGGGAGAAAGGAGAGAGCATTCTTGCGCCTGATGAAAAAGAAAAATATCAAAAATATCTTCAATGGCTAAAAAAACAAAAAAGAAAAAAAGAAATAAAAGATTGGGCTATTTTAAGTCCTATAATAATTATTGTAGCTGTTATTGGATGGCCTATCTTAAAATTTGTTGGGGGTATTTGTTTTGTTGGGTTTGATTTATTTGCTTCTGAAGGATCGGTTTTAGGTTATATATTCGGAATTGCTGCCGTAATAATAACGCTGGGAATGTTTGCTACACTTGTAAAAGCCATACTTGGAAAATAAAATATAACTCTTATTATATGTAGGAGTTACCTCTGACTGGGCATCTTTTATTTTATTAACAATTTTAACTGTTTCGGCAAGATTTTTTAACGAAAGTCTTGCCGAAATTGTTTTGTGCCCTACCCTATTATTCATAAACCTTGAATTTCAATTTCTTAAATACAATATTCAATTTAATTTAATAAACCACAAATTATGGAGGCTGCAAAAATAAAGTACATCCTAACCCAGCAGCAGATCGAGAAGTTCTGCGACATTATGGGGGTTGACCAGGCTAATGTGGAGCAACTTAATGCTCTCAGATGCCTTAATGCTGAGTACATAAGGGATATTCTCATCCAGCATGATTACCATGAACTGACAAAGGGAATAGAATATCTCCAGACATTAAAGAAATCTTATAATTACAGTGAGATTAAGAAGGCATTGGCAAAAGCCTATAAGATGCCTGAGAATGAAATCAATGCAAGTATCCAGGGAAAGAACAATGGAACGATGCACTTCTGTACAAAGTGTGGGAAGAGAATAACTGGCAAGCAATATCAGAGAACAAACGGACTATGTTCTGAGTGCCTTGTCGATACATTGGATTTATAATTTTTCAAATCAATCAATCAATTTTTATGAACAAAAGAATTATTACAACAAACCTGAAATTCGCCCCACATTCACAGACTGGGCAGATCGTAAGCTTCATCTCAAAGGTAGGAGATAACTGGAGGGGGGTAAGTGAACTCTCCCCATTAAAGAAACTCATTGTAGTTCTTGACACTGAGCTTGCCAAGAAGATACAAGAGAAAGTAGTATATAGTTGCAAGCTTATACCTATGTCACACAAGAAGGGTTATGTTGCTGTCTCAGCCTCACCTCTTATGTTTGATGGATGGGTGGAGCCTGAGTTTCTTCCCAAGACATTTAAGATCAAAGTACATTTCGGCAATCAGACAATATTCTATGATCCCAAAAGCAAGGATAAAAGATATAATGATTTCGATACAATCGTTCAGTATCTTATATCTACTCAGCAGATAAGAAATATCGGTGATGTGATTGAGGATTTGAGAAAGAATATTAACGTAATGACTGCCCAGTATGTATAACAAAGAAAAAGACCAGCAAGCCCTGAAGAAGATGACTCATCTTTCAAGAGAGATAATCCTGAGACTATCTATGTCTGGAGCCTTGTCATATTCTGTATGGGTTGATTTCTATAGTGTTCTACATAAGCATAAGAACATATTCAAGTTCACTGTAAGAACAACCGCTAAGGACATTAACAAGTGGTTTGAGAAACATAACAAAGAGTGGGCTGGAGATATGTCTAATGGTTTCTACTACGCTATGTCAGACTATTATTATGAAGACCTGAAGAAACAGATAGAAGAACTGAGGAAGAACTTTGAGGACAATTACAAGAAAGCCACAATGAACTATTACGAGCTTCTTGGATGGACTCAGCTTATCGGTTACTTCATTCAGTATTCCGATCTCTTCTTCAGTAAGTCTATGGATAGTGTCAAGGAGGCGTATGGAGTAGATGTAAGGACTGGATATAACAAGTATGATTTCAGTGCTTGCCGAAAGATGATGGACAACCTTTACGATCAGATATGGGGTAAGGTAAAGTCCTTCCATACAGAACCTAATGTAACTATAAACAACAATACATCTACATGTCAGAAGATCTCTGGTGAGCTTATTGCCACTATGGATGATAGGGACTGGATAAAGGAATGTCTCAGAAAGGCAAAGCTGGTATATGAAACAAATATGTATGGCTATGGTGAGCTTAAATAAAGGTATCGCAGTTGATGCTGCCCACTCAATGAAGAATGGCAAGACTGAATATCAGGGGGTGGATCTTGAGACTGGAGAGATAATATTCTATCGGGACTTGGGAAACCAGACCATAAATATAGGCGAGTTCCTTGCACTGGTTGAGGGTATCAAGTATGTAATAGAACATAAGGTTGATCCACCCAGGGTTTTCTCTGATAGTGTAACTGCTATATCCTGGGTTAAACATAAGGCTACATCATCAAACAAAAAGAATAAAGATATAGACAAGGCGGTAATCTATCTCAGGACTTGTGCAATATATGTTGACGAGGTTGAGATTGTCAAATGGGACAATAAGGCCTGGGGTGAAATTCCTGCTGATTTTTGTAGAAAATAACTAAAACGATATGAAATACAAGACAAAAGATATAAAGAAGTTGGGACGTACTTATGGCAAGCGCAAGTTTAAGCTTGTAGATGTTGATGCTCAAGATAAGGTTGTTCTTGACATGATAGAAGAAGCTTACCTTGCTGGTTTCAAAAACGGACAAACACATGGGTATGTTGAGTGCCACGAGAATATGCGACAGGCAAGGATTCGGGAAGAGTATTATATGCAACAACGTTTTCTAAACCAATAAGACTATGGAACATTACGATTTGTTACCTCCCGAATACCCTCCGCTTACATTATGTCAACAATGTGGCGCATACGAGTTATGTGATGGGCTTGGAAGAGACACAACAACACGTCATCGTTTTTCGTATTGTAAGAAAAACAGACATAAATAACTTATGGAGGAACAGATATGGAACCATTACTTATATTGAAGAACAGACGTAAGATTCGCATTGAAGATATAAAATGTCCGATTTGTGGTGAACGGATGACGTTACATAATGGTGAATTTTCTTTTGGAGATAGTGAATTATACAGAAGACCAATGTCACCACCATTTGTGGGTTATCAGACAAGACAACGTAATGAATACGAAAGTGTGTTCAAATGTCCAGATGGCTGTTGTGAAGTGAAGATAAAACATTTCACAGATGAATTGTTATAATAATCAGTAAAAATAAGAATATGAAAGCATTTACCGACATAAATCAAAGCAAGAAACTTGCTGAGATACTATCCAACAAAACTTCCGATATGTATTATTGGTGTGGTGAGGATATTAGATTTGGTGGTTATAAAGCCCAAGATAAGGATTATGATATTCCTTGTTGGTCTTTGGCTGCATTAATTAATATATTACCAGCAAGTATTGTTGATAATCGTTATTTTCTTGAAATATCAAAGATGGGCGATGTTTCTAAGCCTAATGAGGTGCGCTATTACAGATTTAGAGAAAACAGGGATGGCGCTGATTTCGGAAGAATAACACGTATTGCTTATTCAGCAGAAAATCTTATTGATGCTTGTGTAAAAATGATATTACATTTGAAAGAAAGGAGTTTGATATGAAAAAAATATTTGTCGGAATAGGAAAAGCCATACTTTTTATAGTAGCACTTTTGATGACTTCTTGGATATTAAATGGCTTTAATGCACTTCCAGATGCAGATATAGCAATTCAGTTGGCTGTTGGTATTATATTATTTGTTTTTATAGAAAGAGAAGAAAAAATAAAAGACTATGGAAGTAAAAGACATAATCAAGGAAGATAGAAATAAAATCATACCATCATACGAGTATAGAGATTATTACCGAGAAGATGGTAGCCGACTATATAATAGTAACCGAGAAGCAAATTGGTACAGAATAGGTATTCTTGATTGCTTTGACTATTTTGAACAAAACAGGCTAAAGGCTTGTGATAATCAAACACCACAAGAGGCTTGGAGGGAATCCGAATTTGTTGTGCCATTCGTCAAAGAACATCATCGTACACCTACTTTCTCAGATGCTATCAAGGAAACAAGAAAGCAGATGATTGACAAGGCTTGTAAGTGGTTAAAAGAAAATGCTGATGACTATGGTGATTATGATTTAAGTCTCTATTTTGATAGTGATCAAATGATAAAAGGTTTCAGAAAAGCAATGGAGGGATAAGTATGATGTGGTTAGCAAGAAACAAAAATGGCTGTCTTAGTCTGTTCAATGACAAGCCGACAATCAATCACAGCAAAATATCATGGGCAGTAAAGAATTGTGATTACGGATACCCAATTTGGAATAGAGAAATGAAAGCAAGATTTTCTGATGTGACTTGGAAAAATAGCCCTGTTGCAGTAGATATAACTTTGTCAATGGATAATTTTCTAAATAAGAAGGAATAGATATGTTATTCAAAGCAATATATTACGGTAAGGAACATCGTAAGCCATATAGCAATAGATGTTTGCGAAGAAATGGTTGGTATTGTCTATGTGACTTCAGTCACAACCCAGACACGCAAGATCCATACGTAAAAAGTGACAGACTGCATTGTAATCGTAAGAGGGAGGTTGCATCGTACTTTGATATACAAGGTATAAGCCATGTGCAATCATCTTTCAGAATAAAAAGTGTACGCTAATGGATAAGAAGACGCGCAAGGCAAATAAAAAGATTGCCGATGCTCAGAAATACATATACAACCTTTTGTATGGTGAGCATAAAGTGTATTGGTCTGACAAAATAGGTTGGCAGAACGAATAGCAATAACAAAGGAGGTAAATATGACAAAGATATGTACTACAATTGAACAGAGTAAGAAACTCATTGAGTTGGGACTGAGTAGGGAAACGTCAGATATGTTTTACTGGTGTGGAACAGACCTTAGAATAGGAGGTTATAAAGCACAAGATAAAGATACTGACATTTCAGCATGGAGTTTGTCTGCATTGTTAGAGTTGATGTCACCAATAGACAATCTGAAACCTATGATAGATTTAGAAGGTAATTCTATCTATTATAGCGGTCACGATGCACCATGTACTGAGGGTAGCACTCTAATGGATGCAGCCTTTGAAATGATATGTTGGTTATTAGAAAATAAGAAGCTATGACAAAAGAAATGCAAACAAAAGTAGAGGATTATGCTCGTGTTCATAAATCTCTACTCAACCAGATGAAGCTGGATGCTATTGACTGGTATCTTGATAATGTATGGCATAAACCATCTGAACAACCTAAAGTCGGCAAGACTTTCTTGGCAATAATGCCAAATAATATGGCCCTTGTCTTGGTGTTAATTAACGAAGTCGATTATCCTTGTTATGGATTGAAAAAATGGGCTTATATTGAGGACTTATATAAATCATTTGGACATGAATAGAGAAGAAGAAATAATAAAAGCCGCAGAGGAAACCTCAAAGGCTATGTGGGATTTTGTTGATGATGATTATACTATTCCATTCAAACATGGCGCTCAATGGGCTGACTCTCACCCAGTAAACCAATGGCACAAGGCAGAGGATGAGCTACCTCCAAGAAAAAGCGAAGATTCACATCAATCCCTTGTGGTAATAGTATCGGATGGGTTTGATTTTGAAAAGGCTTATTATGATTATTTCTATGGTACTTGGGTGGGTAATAATATAACACCTATGTATTGGATGAGATTATTAAAACCAGAGGAATGAGTATGAGTTATACACCTGAGTTGAATAAGCCATGCACAAGAAATTGTAAGGAATGTACTTACGCTAACTTGTGTTTTGAAAAAGAGGCTGATAATTATTATATCAAGTATAATCAAGACTTAAAATTATAAAGGAAGTAGATATGAAAGCAATTAAGAATTTTATATGCCTGCCCTTATTCATATTAATGCTATTGTTTGTTTTTTTAGCATCCATATCTGCCCTTATTGCAAGGGTGATAACGAACATTAGTTATAACGATATGTGGGAAGTTAATCGTAAATTTATTAAATACGCAGATAAAATAATATCCGAATGAAAGCAAGACTAAACGGAACAAAAGACCCCTTTGTTGAAATCACAGAGGTGTCATTGGCAAATAAACCATACGTTGTATATGATGCAAGCAGAATTGAGTTTGAGCAAGAGAAAACACAGCAAGAATCAACCTCAGACCATTGGCAAGATGTAAGGGAAAGGGCGGCTATTGCTGCTATGCAAGGGCTACTTTCTGCGCCACTGATAGAAGGTGTCAATCCTAACCCCAGTGTAGAAGAAATTACAGATTTGGCTGTCAAACTTGCTGATACACTCGTAGAAAAATTAAAAGAAGAGTAACTATGGAACAGACAGCAATAAAAACCGCATCCAAACTTTTGCAGAGGGTATATAACAATACTAACAGCGCAGAGACTATGGCATTTGTTGGCATAGTTAAGGTAATGGAAGAAAAAAATGAAACAGTTTTCTTCTTGTCGCAATTAGATGAGATCATAGCATTCTGCAAAAAACTGAAAGTTGGCATTGTGGAAGAAAGTAAGCCGATAATATTAGAATAAAAACAAAGTAAATAAATAAAAATATGCAGATAGTATTCGCTGGAAATATATACAATGTCCTCGAAACTAAGGTATCATGTGGAATTACATGGTATAAGATAGAGGATGAGCCTAATCATTATGATTGGGTACACGATATTGAAATAATTACTGATACAGTTACAATATCAAAAGACCGCTATGAGCAACTACTCCAGTATGAACAGGAGCGCAAGCAAAGGCAGGCAATGATACTTTCATTTATGCAAAACAAGTAAGAATATGGCACAATGTAGTAAATGTGAATATTTCAAGCCTGATTATCAATTAGGTAAGTGTTCTGTTTTTCATGCCAAAGTTTATTCTCATTGGCGAGATTGTGAAAAATACGAAAGTAAGACTTACGAGGGTGATTTCGATGATGAGCTTGACGAGTATCTGTTTGAGAACCATCAGGTTAAATCTGGATGCTGTTCAAGTGTTGAAAATCTGAAGTATCAAATCGCTCGTGAAGTTGCTGAGAAGATGATAGAGGAGTTCAACATCAACATTCAGTATATCTCCCAAGAGGAACGTAGGAAGAAGATGGATGAAATGTATGGTATAAATTCAATCAAGTAATAATATGGATACTCCACATATCATAGCGTGTATATTCTACCAGTTACTAATCATATCATTAATATTGCTTGAAATAATGTTACTGATAATGATTGTAATCGGATGTTGGAAACGCTGGAAAGTTAAACATAAAAACAGTAAATAATATGGAAATAATAACGTATCTCTGTGAGTTTTTCTTCACTAATTTCTGGCATTGGGCTGGATTGGTGGTAGTTTTGTTTTTGGTTGCTTGCGCAATACCGAAAGCTCTGGTGGTAATTGAGAATAAGAGGCAAGAGAATTGCACCGATACCACCTATAATAATTCAAACATAACAGACAAGGAGGAAAGAATATGAAAATACGTATCAAGCACGAGAAACGTGTTATCGCTTATAACATCAAGGGACAACCCATAGAGACTGAAGACAGGTATTATTTCTATTTCTGGAAATGGTTTAAGAGAAAATACATATCATTCCAGGGATACCGCGAAAATACACCAGTTGCTTCAATTATAACAACCCCAGCCAGCGATATATCTAAAGTTATATTCTCCGTAACTGACAAGTTTCATGCTTGTTGGTATCTCAAGGGAGAAGCTGAATACATTCTAAAGGATATAGATGTTCATCCTGATAAATACAAAACCTATTATGCCGACATATTTTCATGATTTAGTTCATTGTTCTCAGGAACGATGCACAAAGAAAGATAAATGTTATCGCTACTGGCTGGGTAAAGAGATAAGAAATACCCAACACAGACTTGCCAGTTACTATTATCCATCACCTAAGAAGATACTGGGTGATAAATGCGATATGTTCTTAGACATCAAGGATTATTAACAATATGGAAATCATTCGTACCAAAAACCGCAAAACATGTACTGGATGCGGTCAAATAAAGTTCAAGAGTGAGTTCTATCGTATGAGTAACCACAAGAACTTTCCAGATGGCTATGATTGCCGATGCAAGGAATGTAGGCGTAAGGAAGGCCGAGAAAGGCACAGAAAGAAACCTGATGGCCTGTATTCCATTAACGGCAGGACTATGGAACGCGAAGGGCGTGTTCTCAGAATCTACTGGGGTGAGGAAGCCATCAAGAAATTCAAGAGACTCTTCCCTACTACCACCAATGAAGAGCTTGCCATTGAGTTTCTATGCTCAGAAAGAACTATTATCAGAAGAGCAAGGAAACTGGGACTTGAAAAAGATCCTGAATGGGTAGCCGCTAATTGGGAGGTCAACCGAAAGCTCACGTACCGCAACCCTAATCGAGACTATACCGCCCTGATTGAACGTACTAAGAAGTATCGTTTCAAGAAGGGTGTGGGTAACGATAAACTATCACCAGAACAACACTCTGCGCAAATGAAGAAGGCCTGGATCACAAGGCATAGGAACATGAGGCGCAAGCTTAACTCAACGTAAAATGCTTATGAGAATACTGATAACTTTATTTCTACTATCGGGTTATCTATGCACTCTATCTGCACAGACAACTCATGTCACACTTACCTGTTACCAGCCAGTCAAGGAACAATGCAATAGTGAACCATTAGTAACCTCTGACGGAAGCAGGATAAACCTGAAACACCTCAAAAGCGGAAAGGTGAAATGGTGTGCGATAAGTAGGGATCTTCTCTGGCTGTTCCCAAAGAATAAGCCTAAGAAAGTCTGGATTGAAGGATATGGAGAATTTGAAGTCAGGGATGTCATGCACAAAAGGCATAACCACAGGATCGACATTCTCATACATCCTAAAGATTCCAAGAGAATAATGAAAAAGAACGTAAAAGTAAAAATAATCAATTAACCAATCAAATCAAGCAATCAATTATGAACGTAACAATCAAACAAGTAACAAACTGGGACAGAGCATTAAATGCCGCCCGATGGACAGTAGGAAAAGACGAGCTTCTTCCTGATGGATGGAAGGAGCCTTCAGATAAGTTCAAGACTGAGATGATGATGAGCTGTCATTCTCCTAAGCGCATGGTGGAATACGACATACTCATCAAGGGAATACCTTACTATGTGGCAGTTCATTTCGTAAGACATCATGTAGGGGTAGAGAAATTCCAGTGTACTCTCAGAGATGACAGAAACAAGGAAATAAGTGACAGAACAAAGCTTCCACAAGACCAGCCAGTAAACCTATGGATGGCTGTAAATGCAGACTCCCTTCAGTCTATATCATATCTCAGACTATGTGGTATGGCTGCTACTGCCACAAGAATGGTCTGGAATGCGGTATATGTTGAGATGAAGAAAGTAGATCCTATCGTAGCACGTTTCATGGTTCCTCAGTGTATCAGATATGGTTTCTGTCCTGAAGCACCAGACAAGAGCTGTAAGTATGTACTGACAAAAAGATTTGCCGAGAGCCTGAAGGAATATAGAAAGGGCTTCTTAACCAATGAGGACTGCGAAAATGGAGAGAAGAAATTATAGAGAAGCGGAAGACAGAAACACATGTTGCAATACATGTTGTAGGATGCGTGGTCTCAGAACTGATGGGTGGGGTGTGTGCCAGGACTCAAAGGGGTGGGCAAAACCTGTCTTTAAGTATGATGTCTGCGATGAATATTCACAAATAAGACCAAAGTGCTAATATGAAAAGAGTAAAGATAAAACTGACTATCATGTCTCTGATAGTATGTTCCTTTGTATGTCTGATAACGCTTGTATTCAGTCTTTTTGCAAAGAGCTGGATGATCGCTATTGCTTCGGGTTCAATGGCCGTTATATTGGAAGTCATAATAAATCACCTGAAGGAAAAGAACCATATAAGGGATATTGAAGATTGGAATTATTAATGTGTTAAGCATTTTTAACTAAAAATCAGCCAACTAATCATTGGCAATATCTATTATTCATAAAGATAAATTTGTAATTTAGTCTAATAAGTCGCATATTTTTTTCATTGTTTTGGTTGAGGGGGGTGTTGTGAAACATCCCCTTAATTTTTTTTAACGCTAAATCCCACTAACAATAGGGGTTAATGTTACTATTATCATAAAAGTAATAAGTTAAAAACAATGCAAGAAAAAGTTAATCTACCTATCGTAAAACAGGGTTACGTATGTGAAAAGTCCCAATACTATATGATTGGGACAATAAACCCTAAAAGCATAGAGAAGGTTCCATGTGTGGCCACTATGGGTAAGCGCAAGATCTTCTGTGCAAGAGTAAGAAAGCTTGACTCGGTAACGCAGTCACTGAAATATTACAAGTCTGATAAGCTGCCTGAAGAGGTGGTAAATTTCCTAAAAGACAACCAATATAGCTTACGATAATGACAAAACATCAGATTATTGAGAGAATAATGGGTGAAACAGGATTGCCCAAGATTGCAGTCTCTGCGGCTGTTGAAAGCATCATGAAGACGATTTCCCAGGCTGTGATTGAAGGTGATACAGTATATCTGAGAGGATTTGGAAAATTCTTCCCAGTAACAAGAAAACCAAAGTCAGTAAGGAACTTCAGGACTGAAGAGAACTACTCTAAGCAGGAATGCAGATACCCTAAGTTCCGTCCATACGATTCATTTATAAATGCAGTGAACAATGGGCATTATAAAAAATAAGGACAACTTCAGAATAGCCTATCAGTTAGCCAGTAAGATCCAGGAGATAAGAAAGGCTAAGGAAAGAAGGCTGAGAAGGAAGCGGATGACTCAATTTGAGATGTCTGCCAAGTTTAATGAAACAATGGTAATTTGATTTAGGGTTTAATATATAACATTGATTTAGGTAAAGGCAAAAGTGAATTAATCTTTTCCGTTTCGTCTTAGCTACCCGCGAGGGCTGATTAAGATAATCTCGATTTTGATAATACATAAAACTTTATCCTGACTGGTTCGTGAGAATCGGTCAGTTTTTAAGAAAACACGTACTATTTTCCAAAAAGTAGTCTATATATATTTATATTCACGCTTTCACCCTGTCTTGCCTGTGAAGGTCGGACAGGTTTTTGTTTGAAAATTCTGTTTATAGTTATACATATATCACGACTCTTTCCGACTGGTCTGTGAAGATAGGTCGGTTTTTATTTTTTAACTTAAATTCCCACTGAATGTAAGAGTTACGACACTATTATATATAAATTCACCGTTTCGTTATAAAACGGATTCTGTTTTTATTCATGTTTTGAGAGTTTGACACCACCTTGCTTGCGAAAGTAGGGTGGTTTTTGTTTTAAGAGGCAGAAAGTAGTAAAAATAATTATTTTGTAAATATGTAATTATCAAATATTTACAAAATACATAATAATAAAGTACAGATAATCTGGTGGGAGAAAACTATTACTAAGAAAAACATAAATCATTAATAATTATGAAAAAATTAGAACAACCAAGAGGACTGGTTATAAACTTCAGTCCTTCGCCAAAACAGTACAAGGTTTGGAAAGCATTACAAGGGGGTGTTTGTGATAAATGTGGAGGCCCGCTTGAATTAAGAGTTACAGGTTATGACAAAGAAGGACACCCTATACACGAACCTATTTGCGCGAAATGTGGTAATACCGACATACCAGAACTAATATTAGCAGGTGGTTCTGCGGGCGGGGGAAAGCAGATGTCATTAGATTCTCATGTATGTACTCCCAATGGGTTTTGCGCAGTTAGAGATTTGAAAGTAGGTGATACCATTACTAATCCAAACACAGGAAAAGAACAAAAGATTATTTATTTACATCCAATTACAGAATGTGAATATTATAGAATTGAATTTATTGACAGAACATATTCTGAGTGTTCTGAAGAGCATTTATGGCGATTACATAAAGCAAGAAGTGGTGCAAAGGAAAATATTTGGACTGCAAAACAAATATACGAATATTTACATAACAACCCTAAGCCATCAAATCTTATAATCCCATTGACAGAGCCTGTTGAATTTTCTAAAGAATTTCAAAAAGCCCCAAAACCAATTCATCCTTACACTTTAGGGGTATTAATTGGTAATGGATGCTTAGCAGAGTCACTATTTAGTCAGGAAAAAACATCCATAACTTCAAAAGATAAAGAAGTTATTGACCGAATTGCAGAACTTGATTGTCCTTATTCAAGTATAAGTGTCAAAGGGGGCAATCAAGCTTCATCATACATGTATTACAATAAAGACTTTATTAATAGAATAGCTCAAACTGGGATAGGCAACCATAAGGCAGAAACAAAATTCATTCCAGAGCAATATAAGTATTTTTCTATTGAAGATAGAAAGATGCTATTGCAGGGACTTATTGATACTGATGGCTACGTTGATAATCGTGGACATATAAGTTATTGCACCGTCAGCAAACAACTTGCAGAAGATGTAGCCTTTGTTGTCCGTAGTTTAGGGGGGAAGGCAACTATTACAACTAAACAACCTTATTTTAAGGATAGAAATGGAAATAAAAAAGCTGGCAAATTGGCTTATAATGTCTGGATCATGACTAAATGTAATCGTGATATTGTATGGCTGGAACGCAAAAGACAGTATGCAAGAAATGAATTTAATGGTGGTGCTTCTATTCTTGGCAAAAGAATAATAAGTTGTGAACCTATTGGTAAAAAAATAGGAAGGTGTATCACCGTTGATGATCCTTCAGGATTGTATGTTGCTGATAATTTTACAGTTACTCATAATTCTTATTTGGGTTGTGCCTGGGTTGTCTCAAGCTGCCTAAAATATCCTGGAATCCGCATGGTTCTTGCCAGAAAAGAGTTAAAGAACCTCATTGCTACAACTTGGTCAACCATGTTGAATATTCTTAATGAGTGGGGATTGGTACAAGATGTCAATTATCATATAAACAATCAACGCATTGTTCTTACTTTCTGGAATGGAAGTACAATTATTGGATTAGAACTCTCCCCCTCTCCTAACGACTTGGATTTCAATAGGTTAGGAAGTTTGGAGATTAGCGGAGCATTCTGCGATGAGGTATCGGAAATATCAGAAAAAGCAATAGAAGTTTTGCAATCTCGTATTCGTTACAAAATAGCAGAATCCTTTATTGTGGGAAAAATGCTCATGTCCACAAATCCATGTTTGAATTGGGTTCGTAGCACCTTTGTTATGGATGATGATGGAAATCCTGTAAAATTGCCAAAAGGATTAAGGTATTTGCCTTTCAGTCTGTTTGACAATCCTAACGAACAATTCAGAATAATCTATTTTAATAGACTAAGAAAAATTAGAGACAAGGCCACCAGAGATAGGCTTCTTTATGGAAACTGGGAGTTTACCGACTCTAATAAAATGGCTGCATATCATGCTTTTGATGGTGAAAAACATCTTATATGCGGTTTAACTGATAAATACTTCAATCCAATGAAAACGCTTATCTTGTCAATCGACTTTAATATTAATCCTCAAATGTCAGCATTGCCTATTCAAATAGACTACGACAAAAAAGAAGTATATATTTTCAAAGAAATTGTAGGTAAGCCAGAAGACGGTCTTAACAACACTCCAGCATTCTCAAGATATATCCTAAAATATCTGAAAGGAAAGAATCAAATGGACAGGGTGTTGATTACAGGAGATCCTTCTGGCGCTGCAAGATCAACACAGACCGAAGCGGGAACTAACAATTTTACTATCATTGAAAAGACATTGAAACCTGTCTTTAGGACATCATTACAGATATTCAATACCCAGCCATCGCAAGGTCTAAGACTCGACTTTATTAATGAACTACTGAACGGATATAATGGGTGGAAAATAATGATTGACCTTAACTGCCGTAAGCTGACTGCTGACCTTGTATATCAAAAAAGAAATCCCGATGGCACAAAGGAGAAAAAGAAAGTGCTGATGGATAATGGTGTCAGGGCAGAACAATACGGACACCTTTCAGACTGTCTTGACTATGCCCTATGCTACTATCTCAATGAAGAATATAATAAGTTCATCAACGGCGAAGCTGAAATTGTAACCACCTCAGATACTGGGGATATGTATGACAGCTTCAGTTACTAATCTCCTATCTGCCATTGTCTATTATATAGAAAAGATAAGACAATGGCAGATAATGTTATAACCCCAGAAGAGGCTAAGTTTTGCCTCTTATATGTAAACGCTCCAGCTCCTATGTCTGGAGATCCAAGACGATGCTATAAGGCTGTCTATGGTTCCAATATAGACGATGCTGAAGCTCAGGCAAGGGCATTGGAATTGATGTCTCAAGAACACATCAAGGCAAGACTTGACGAGCTTATTGCAAAGAACACTTTTGATACAGTGTCATTGAAGCATAAACTGACAGCAACACTTCTGAAGATTACTGATGAGTGTGCTGATTGCATAACTATTGACAGATTCGGACATGAGGTTTCTCCTGCACCATTGAGGGCTGTGGCTGTCAATGCTGTAAAGACTCTTAATGATATGTATGGTATCAAGGAGGACATCGCACACAAGGTTACTCTGGAAGGTGGGGATGGCAACGGCATTGTATTCAATATCAATGTTCCTACACAAACCAATAAGGAGGAAGAGGAATTTAATGATTAGTAACGGATCGACAGTCAAGATAGCCTATTGTAAGAAACTCCAGGAACTTAACCTTGTGTTTCTCGTGGGACAGACCGCAGTCATAACTGAGGCAAGGTTTAAGAATATCAAAACCCCTGGCGCTTTTGTTATTATTACCAAAGGAGTCAATAAGGGCGAGGAATGGTTTGTTCCTCTCAGAAGCCTCCAGACAAAAGAGACGATAAACAGGCTGAGAAGCGCCGATGTATTAAAACGACTAATAACAACAAACATATAATGGAAATACTAATTGATAGAAAGTGGAAGAAAGACAAGTACACTATCAGTAAGGTGTACGTCAATGGTAAGGACTTTGGATGCAACGCTCTTGAGGACAAGGACAGAGGCCTTAATCAGAACATGTCAATAGCTGAGATTGCCAAGCTGAAGGTGTACGGCCAGACCGCTATTCCTACTGGAAGGTATCTGGTAACTTATACATATTCCAACCATTTCAAAAAGTATCTCCCATACATCAACAACACCAAAGGCTTTACTGGTGTCAGGATACATTCAGGTAATACGGCAAGGGACTCTTTGGGATGTATCCTCATCGGTAAGAACGATACGGTAGGATGTATCAATAATTCTCGTTATTGGACAAACTTGCTGATTGCCGAAATGCAAAAAGCATGGTCTAAGAAAGAAGAGGTTTTTATAGTTATAAGGTAATAAATGTTTCTTAGTTATTTTTCACAAACACAATCACGACTATTTTTTCGTTGATATTCATTTTAGCCCCCATCTGTGAAGACAGGGGCTTTTTCATGCCTAAAATTCAACCGCAGCCAAAACCTTATCCCTACTTGTAGTATCTCCATGATTGTTATAGTAGATACTCTCACAATTCTCAACTGACGTTCCAGCAAGATTGGCAACATAGATTACTGGAACACCCTTGCTTATGTAATGGGTAATGGCCGTATGTCTGAAAGTATAGTTATGTAAGGGGAAATCACACCCCAACAATACACCAACCTTCTTCAGCCACACATTACATTTCTTTACAAAGCTCTTTATGTCAAAGTTATTCACTCTCTGGGTAGCAATCTTCTTTTTGCTCCTGATAGGGAATATATAACCATCCTCAGCATATTTAGACCAGTGATCTATTATTCTTCTCATTACTGGGTTGATGGGAACAGTACAATCAACCGACTGCTTGCTCTCAATCTTACGGCGCTTGAATATAAGATGATCCACCCCATTGATCTGCTTAATATCCGACATCTTCAGGCTTATTGCATCACATGGTGACTGACAAGTATATAGGATAAATACACAGAAATCATGATACAATAGCCTTTTCTGGCCTTTAGGAAGCTCTGAAACAGTCATGTGGATAAACTTATTGCATTGCTCGGCAGTAAGTGTCTCATACTTCTTCTTTGAGTTCCTGACACGTTTTATCCAGTTGCACCTCTCAACCTTGTTAAAATCAAACCATCCCTGCTTATCTGCCTTATTCAGGACAGATCTGAACATACAGGAAACATATTGTCCCTTACCATTCTTCTCTACCCATGAAAGAAAGTCATTTACCATGTGTGTATCAACATCATCCATTTTTATAGCCTCATATCTCAGGTGTCTTGATACACAATATTCCTGAAGCCTTCTTGTTACTTTCTCATAGACCTCAAATGTTCCACACATAGTACCATCGGAATGTTTCTTTTTCTTAGCATTCTCAATACACCAATCAAGCACCCACCATAGTCTCTCACCATCAGCCTGGACATTATCAATTCCGTCCCTTCTGGCTGATATGTTGAAGCTGAATAGAGATCCTTCCCAGTCCCTAAGAGCATCATCGTATTTCTTCTTGAATTTAACGAGTGCATCATTGTTCTCGGTACTGAATGGTGCTGATGGGATGAAATACTGCTTCTTCTGGTTCCAGTGTTTCTTAATGAGATTTCCCTGAAGAAGATTATTAACTGAGATGTAACGTACCTCTCCTGCACGATACATACGAAAACGTAACTGGAAGCCAGAACTTCCGTACATTTGAAAATTTGTAAAAACCTTAAACATTTGTTTAGCAAAGTTAAAACTCGATTAATACTTTACGAGCTTAACGATTTACACATGCTTGCACATGAAGGTTACTTGTAGAAATTAATAAACCACGATACTTCACCTAAATTCGTGGACAGCTAAACAAGTTAAAATTCACTGTTTTTCAGATAGTTAAGACGATAAAACAAATGAAGATGTTTCACCTATTTTATCGTCTTGCGGAAGGTGGGGGATTCGAACCCCCGGTACGGTAACCCGTACGTCAGTTTAGCAAACTGGTGGTTTCAGCCACTCACCCAACCTTCCAAAAGCCTTTGAAAAGTTCTTAGCCGAACCTCTTTTGTCAAATGCGATGCAAAGGTACAACATTTTTCTGAAACCACCAAATTTTTTCAT